AGAAAGACATTTACACAAGCTGGTTTAAAAGCTGTCAGAGAAATTGAAAGTGACAGTAACGATTGTTGGGGAGAATGGGTAAGACGAATAGAGGAATATACACCAGCGGAGTATTACAAGAACAAATCACTATTTAACGATTTTGATAATGTTGGTGAATATTTTGAACGATTTGTATTACGTCCGTTACGAAATCTTATGCATGGTACAAGTGACCGAGATTATGAATTCAGTGTAGAAGATACCGAAGATGGTGACGAAGAATAAATATAAGAGCCGTAACGCTGACGAATACCAAAAGGTTGTAAATGAGAAATTTCCCCAAACGCATTTTTTATATGACGAAACAAATTTAGACCACTTTATTTTGTGGAATACATTCTTTCGAAGAAATCTGCACCGTGTAGCGATTGACTATCTAGGTTTGAGTTTATACCCATACCAGATAGTCATTTTGTATTTAATGGGTATAAGCAGATTTGTTTGTATCATCGCAAGCCGAGCAGCAGCCAAGTCATTTATTATTGCTATATTCGCTTGTTGTAAATGTATCGTTTGTCCTGGTTCAAAGATTGTTCTTTGTTCTGCAACCAAAGGGCAAAGTAAACTTATCGTTTCCGAAAAGATTCAAAAGGAACTTATGAGCAAGTCAAAAATGCTTGCTAAAGAAATTGAGAAGATCAAGGATAATCAGAATGAAGTTGTTGTTTTCTTTAGGAATAGCAGCACAATAACCGTTGTTCCCGCAAGTGACAATGGGCGTGGTTATCGTTCGACATGCATTATCCGTGAAGAGTTTCGGCAGATTGATAAGAAAGTTGAAGACTCCGTTCTTGCTCCGTTCCAAATCATACGAAGACCGCCGTACAAAATGAATCCGGCGTTCTATGAGAACATACCAGAGTTAGAGGAAGAAAGTGTTGACGTTTATATTTCTTCATCGTGGTTTGATGATGGACATTGGATGTGGACAATCGCAGACCAAGCGTATGACGGAATGATTAACAATGAAGCTATGTATTTGTTGGCTTTTGATGAAAGTATAACATTGCGGCACAAAATTAAATCATTCACATATATGCGGAACGAGAAGAAGAAGCAAGACCCGCTAACGTGGGCGATTGAATTCTTAAATGCGAGGGTAAAAGAAAACACAAGCGCATATTTCCCATATAGCTTATTGAGGAAAAACCAGAGATGCAAAAAGGCTTTTTACCCACGAAGAAATATAGAAGCAAGATTAAACAAGAAGAATCCGTATGCTATACAACGGCAACCAGGAGAAGTAAGGATCATAAGCTGCGATATGGCTTTTGTCGAAGATAAGAAAAACGACAATTCTATTTTCTCTTGTATGCGGTTCTTGCCGGAGTATCAAACATACAATAGGCACAATGATGATACGATAAATGTTAATAGCGGTTATAGACGTATCGTTCCATACATGGAGGCCATTCAAGGTGGAGACACTGTAAAACAATCTATAAGAATCAGACAACTTTATGAAGACTTTGAAGCTGATTATATCGTACTTGACTTACGGAATGCCGGAATTTCTGTGTATGACAACTTAGCTAGAGTTATGTACGATGAAGAACGAGATTGCGAATATGCTCCATTGTCTTGTATGAATGATGAAAAGACCGCAAATCGTGTGAAAGCGGAAGGCGCTACACCATGTATCTTTGCTGTAATTGCTACTCCGAAACTCAACAGCGAAATTGCACAAAACTTTAAACGTGTATTAGATGAAGAGAGGATAGATTTGCTAGTTGGTTTCGATGTTGCAAGCGAAGAGATACTTCCGAACAACAAAGAATATGTAGATGCACAAGACGCAGATACACAGATATTTTTCGAAAATCCGTTCTTGCAGACACAAGCCTTGATTAGTGAAACCACAGGACTTGTTTATGAGAAGAACGTACAAACAGGTATAATTACAATTCACGAAAGAGGAAACAATCGAAAGGACAGATACACTTCTGTTTCTTATGGTTCTCTGTTTTGTGATTATCTTGAACAGGACTTACTTTCTAATGTTGAAGATTATGAATTTGAAGTCTTGATAAACTAAGGAGGATATATGGCTGAAAAAGATAACGTCTCGCCTGTTCCGAATAAGAGGGGGCGTCCTCCCAAAAAGAAAGCAAGTGAGACAAATACTGTTCAATCCAATAAAGGCAATACTGAATCCTATGAGTATGAGTCATATCATGGCAGAGTTGCGCTGTCCAATTATTACTTTGGACTAAACATCTTTGACTATTGTTCGCCGGAGCAGTTGAAAGAATTGGTAAAAGACCCAATGGCTAATAATGAATTTCTTAGGAAACTATCATTAGTTCTGTACGGCACGAATGGTACTTTTAGTAATTCAGTTGATTATATGGTTGCGATGCCGACCCTTGATCGTGTGGTTGTTCCGTATGGACGCAGCGAAAAGAAGAAGAAAAAGAATCGTATGCTGATGGAATCCACGCTTGAAACAATCAAAGACAAAGAGTTTGTAAGAGACGCTTTGTTTAGAATGATGGTTGAGGGAACTGCGTTCTATTATTTTGAAACTAATACCAGACCGCTTAACAATCAGAAATTCTTATCTGATTATGAAGTGGAAACAATTTATGAGATCAATGATTTAGGTATTAATGCAAGTGTTATTTCTCTTCCGGCAGATTACACAAAAATTGTAGGTAAGAAAAATTCAAATTATGTAATTGCATTTAACTTAGATTATTTCAATTTTGCTACTGGTGAATCAGTTGAAAATAAGTTGCGCAAATACCCAAAGGAAATTAGAGACGCTTATAATGCAAAGAGTAAAAACCAAAACAGAAAAGGTAATTGGGTGGTTCTTGATTCAAACAAAACGATTGTTTGTAAGATCAAGAGCAAACAAGATGAACCGTGGGGCAGACCGCTTGTAATAGCAGCCATCGCTGATATTTTATATGGTGATTATTTTACTCAGACAAAGCGTAATGTCTTAGATGAAATCAACAATCGTATTATATACCAGACATTTCCGGAGGGAAAAGATAAGGGTACTTCCGCTCTTACAAAGACACAGCAGCAAAGACAGCATGACGCTGTAAAGTCTGCCGTGTTAAACAAGAACAATTTAGGCGGTACTTCTTTCTTCTCTGTTGCAGCGGGTACAAAGATTGATGCTATCCAGGCTGCAAACACAGATATCTTTGACGATAAGTACGAATCAAATCTCAATGACAAGATTTCACTTGATATTGGTCTTGCTGGTGGATTGCTCAATGGCGTTGGTTCTGGTAGCTATTCCGCACAGCATGAAAATCTTGAACTTGTTTCCGCTCAGATTTTTCAGTATCTTGAATCAATCGAGTATGAATTAAACAAGGTTATCAATAAGAATATTGTTAAAGATAGTAGCAATAAGGTTAGTGTAAGTTATCTGCGAATTACTCATGTAAACAAAACAGATATGGTCGCTTACGCTAAAGAGTTGTATTTACAGGGCAAAGGTAGTCTTTCTCTTTGGGCTGCTGCTGTCGGCATTAAGCCGGATGTTTTCTTTGCGCTTCTGGATCAAGAACTTGAAGACGATATTGAAAATAAATATCCTGTTCATATGACTTCTTTTACATATAATGGCAATAATGGTGATGATAAAGGTGGCAGACCTGTTGACAAAGACTCAATGGTTGAAACCACGATTGCCACTAGAGCCAATGGGAGTAATGATGCTCCTAAACCTAGTACAGACTAAATCGAATAAGATATAAGCAGAGGGCGGTTTTACACTGCTTTCTTTTTATATATTAAACACGAAAGGATGGTGTAAACATTTGAAACGATTTGAACTTTCAGAAAAAGTTTCTTCGAATGGTCAAAGAAAATTCAAAGTAATTTTGCACGAAATTTATCCGGATTCGTGTGTCGATGCGGTCAATGAGGTTGGAACAATCTTTAATGCAAATGGTATCACATGGATTGAAGAATACTGCAAAAAAGCCGCTGACTCCATCGTAGGAAAAAGTATCAGATGTGAATTTATCAATGAGGATCGTACAGAAATTTTGGGACATGGTGCAACCGATATTATTGACGGTGTACCAATTTTCGAAAATGCAACTATGATCGGATTTTTTGATAAAGCATATGTTGAGGAAATCGAAACCACAGATGAATTTGGCGAAGTGGTCAAAAAGAAATTTATGATTGGCGAAGGTGAAATTGACAGCCTTTGCTATCACAATTTCTGCGAACGTCTTGACCACGATTTGATGGAAGGCAATGCGCCGAAAGGCAGTGTTGAAATTCTGCGTACTACAGATAATGATGCAATCGTTTATAAGTACGGTTATAAAGATGAAGGCCGTATTCCGATGGTTTTTGATTACTCTGGATATGCATTGTTGGGAGTTCTCCCCGCTGACCAAACAGCAACTATATTAGAGTTGAACGAATCTCAAAATTTCAAGGAGGAAACGATAATGGACAAGGCTGAAATTAAGGCAATTGTCGAAGAGGTTACAGGCGTTAATGCTGAAATGAATGCTTATAAGGCTGAGTGTGACAAAGCAGTTGCAGAAGCTAATGAAGCAGTTACAGCTAAAGATGCTGAAATCTCTGAACTGAATAGTAAGGTAGATGCACTTACTTCTGAACTGGAAAGCGCTAAGACTGAAAACGCTGACCTTGCATCTAAGAACGAATCTCTTACATCAGAAGTTAATTCACTGAATGAAAAGATTTCTGCTATTGAGACAGCAAAGAAGGTTGAGGAACTTAATTCTGCAATCGCTTCTTTCACTGACGAGCAGAAGGCTTATGCACAGGCTGAGATTGACGCTTTTAATGCTTCTCCGCTTACATCTGAAATTAACTCTGTTGTTAATAAGATTTATGAGGGAATTGGAATTAAATCTGTTGAAGAAGCTGCGAAGGTAGCTGCTGAACAGAATTCAAAGACTGATACTGTTGAGGATATCTTTGCAGCGGTTGAGACTGTAAAGAAGGAAGAAGAAGACAACAGTATTTTCTAAATTAAGGAGGAATCAAAAATGATTAAAGTTGAAAGTTTAGGGATGTACGATATTGCAAAGATCGAGCCGACACTTACATCTCAGAATGATGTTGCTAACTACAGCTTTATTACAGATGGTGATGGTATTACTTATCTTGTAATGAATGAATTCGCTGGTGACAATGCTTACATGCATGATGCAGTTATTCCGGCTGGCGATTTCTTGAATGGATACCAGGTTGATGCATGGATTGGCAAGAAGCTGGTTGTTGACGAGAAGCATATCTCTTATGGTACTGGTCAATCATTCGCTTCTATTACGGCTGGCACAACTCTGCTTACAATTAAGGCAGATGGCACTCTTCAAATCGCTGCATCAGCGCCGCAAGCTGGCATCTATTTCAAGGTAACTGAAAAGACAACTCTGACAGAGAACGCAGTTAAAGTTAGAGTATTGAGCGCATAATTCGCTTGATTAGGAGGATTAATAATATGATTACAAGTTATGAACTTAATAACATTCAGAGAGATTCAGATTTCGCAATTAATCCGAAGCTGAACAAGAAATCTCCGGTTTCAGAAGTTTTCGCAGCAATGGTTAGCGGAAAGAATCTTGACTCTCTCGCACTGAATACAGAGAAGGTTAATGGCGCAGTTAATTACATCAAGGAACTTGGTGTTCGTGCTGGCAATGGCGATTACAATGCTGTCGCTGAACTTAATACGCTGAGACGTTGGACAATCGAATCTCCGATTATGCAGGAGATCAAACTGCTTGGTATTTTCGGTAATTATCAGGCACTTGGCTATGATGAAACAATCGAGCGTGAGATCACTGTTTATGCTGGCGAAAAGGCTAGAGAACAGGCTGCTGGCGGTGACGTTGTATTTCCGGCAATCGCAGAGGAAAGATACACCGTTCCGACATTCACAATCTCCGGTGGTTACGCTGTAGATTACAGAAGGGTTGCTCTTGGCGATATGTCTAAGGAAAACGAAGGCATGGCACAGGTACAGACAACCATCAGAAACAAGGCTCTGCTTGCCGTTGTTAAGAAAGTCTACAATGCAATCAAGGATGCTACTGGTGTTAAGTACCAGTTTGAAGGCTCTGGCTTGACAAAGGCTGGTGTTGACAAGGTTTTGCAGAATGTAAGACGTAACGGCAGACCGACTGTTATTGCTGACTATGCTCTTATTTCTCAGTTTACACCGTGGGCGGGTTATGTTGGTTCTGTGAACAACACAACTATCACTGGTATTTCCGAAGCACAGATGAATGAACTGGCTGCTAATGGCGCTCTGTCAATGTATAATGGCGCACTTCTTTCCGAGATGCCGAATCCGTATGATCTGTACGCTCCGCTTGTAACGGATAGCGCTAACGAAAAGAACTTCCAGACACTTCTTCCGGCTGGTCTTGGTTTCGTTATTCCGCAGGGCGTGAATTCTCCGATTGCTACATGGACACGTGGCGGTCTTACTTCCTTCACAGGTAACAACGTTAAGAACGGCAAGATTGAAACACGCTTCGATCTTGAAGTTGCTGTTGACGTTGCTAAGACACAGGAATGGAAGATTGGCACAATCTATGATAATACAATTGGCGGTCTGTCACAGTAATAGCTGATTGGTGTCACTAAACCATAGGTAACGAAAATTACCTATTGGGTAATTTAATAAGAACTTTGACAAGGAGGGTCGATTACGGCTCTCCTTGTTTTGGATTCAAAATGGAAAACAAGAATAATTTTTACTGCTACTCTATGCGCTTATATCATTTCCTTACGGCGTTTGGCGAAAAGTGCCACACATCAAAAGTGAATTCGAATAGCGGTCATAGATATTGGATTTTTAGTAAATCGGAAAGACTTGATAAACTGATTGCGGTTTATGGAGAAATGAAACACAAGTTTAGTTGATAGCGTATTTATGCTGGCTTTGTCGGCATTAGTTGAAATGAGGAATTATGGATAATAAAGAAGAACTGAAATTAGACCAGAAGGTTACTGTAAGAAGTATCGCTGGTTGGAATGTTGGATTTGCACGCATTGAAGGTTTTGGCGATTTGACAATCGCTCCGTTCGGAACAACACGTTTGTCAAGAAGTGAGATTATTGCACAGGTTCAGAACGGCAATCGTCTGTTCACAGGCATAGATGGCTTTGGTTCACACCCGACTTTGATTATTGAAGATACGCCTACAAGGGTTGAGTTGGATTTTGAATCAGAAGACGGATCAAAGAAGCAGCTTGTATTCTCTGATGAAAAGATGAAGTCATTATTCGCTCTTAAAACGCTTAATGCTTTTAAGAAAAATTTTCAAGAAGCTATTTATACCAGAGCGGAAAAGTATGCAGCAATTACAGCAATCCAAAGATTAAAACTGAATGATTATGACAAAATCCGTTTTGTCGAAGATTATACTGGCTATAAACTTTCTTAACGAGGAAAGGTGGTGTTAAGTATGGCTAATACCACAGCGCAAGATGTTTATGACAGTTTTGAATCATCGTTTAGGGATAAACAAGTCATATCAGATGATTTGGAATTTGTTTGGTTATTGAAAGCAATCGGCAGATATTCAGTGGAGTTGGATGAATTAACATTCGATGAAAGCACATTGGAGTTTGACCGTAAATTAGATAGATATGTGATTGATACTTTGGGCGCATTTATGAAACAGTCATATCAAGAGCGAGAAGTATCAAGGGTAAATAAGCGTGTATCAATTGTTGGTCGTGATCTTAGCATTGACGGTTCTAATGGTCAGAAGACAGCAGCACGAAGCGAACTTGATTACGATACATCAAAGTCAATTGAAATGATTAACAATGTTCTGCCGACAGCATACGTTTAAGGTGGTGGAATATGGCTAAAGAATGGTACTTGTTCTCTCCCCCTCATTCGTCTGTCAGCGGTTTTGAAGTGGAGGACTTTACTGAACCGTTTCTTGAAACACTTGAAGAAGCTGGAATTGATGTTGAGTTGTACAATTATGATTTATCAGAATGCACACAGTTAAAAGCCATTGTGCAGAATCGTGTACAAGATACTCAATTACAGTCTCTTAATCGTCAGTTTCTTGTTCCTATTGGGACATGCAAACCAGGAATGTATTTCAAATATGAAAATCGTTATTGGATTATTGTTTCTAATGTTGACAACAATACGATATATGAGAAAGCTGTTGCGACTATCTGTAATTGGAAACTTGAATGGATAGATGAATACGGTGATCTTGTGGAACGATGGGCAGCCATTACATCTGCATCGCAGTACAACAATGGTGAAACAGGCATGAAGTTCTATTTCGTTAGAAGTGACCAGTTATACGTTACAATTCCGGACGATGATAAGTGTATCAATATTAAAGACAGAGAACGTTTCGTAATTGACAAAAGATGTAGATTGTATGAAAAATCGTTTGGCGATGATGTTAAAGTTGATACAAATAATTTGTTGTCAACGTATATGCTGACAAGAAGCGACACGATTCTATACGATTATCAAGGCGAAGGTGTTGTTTGCTTTATTGCCACACAGGATGAACAACATAAGAATGATGGTTTTTACCGTATCAATGGCACTGGTCATTGGTTATGTGACGTTCCGGAAGATAATGTTATACCGGAATTAGATGAATGCACAATCGAGTATGATTCAGATATTATCTACAATGGCATTGACGATGGAATATTTACAGCCAATTTTGGTGGTGAAAGCGTTACTGCTCATTGGACGATTGATTGTGATTTTTCAGAAGAACTTGAAACTTATGAAACTGATACATCAATTAGCATATCTGTTAATAATCCTAAACTTAACAACAAGTCTTTTGAATTGACTTTAACTGGCGATGGTTATAAACCGTCAACAATCACAGTTACAATACGGCCATTCATTTAATTTGGAGTAAAGCTATGTTGAATAAGAATATCAATGATCTTGGTTTATTCAAGGAAAAGATACACAAAGCGTTATTCCAAAATGACAATATTAAGAATTTAATTCTTGGTGATATGTCAGAAATGAATAGCGCACAATTAACAAAAAAATTTAACAAACACGTTAATTCACATTTATTTGTGGATGAAACGGTTATGGATACAGGGACTTATATTTACTATGATGTAACAATTCCAATTATTCATACGAACACGAAAGAATGCAAAGTAACGCTTTATGCCATTTGTCACAGAGATGTGGTCGATGGATGCTATGTCGAGGGTTATCACGGCAACCGCACAGACATTCTTTCACGTATGATTGAGGAAACGTTGCTTGATCCGGAAGTTAGGAATAAGTTTGGCATTGGAGAAATGAATTTAGACAGCGTAATCATTTATAATGCCACAAGGTTTTACGGTCGCATATTGACGTTCAGCGTACCGAACTTTAGATGATTCTTAGCTATGGGACACTTCTATCTCGCAAGCCGTTGTCGCTGTCAATCGGAAAAGTAAGGAAACCAACTATCTCAGATATTGAGGATGTTGGCTTTGAATCTTTTTACTTATATGAATCGTTTTTAAAAATGACACCAAACGACTTTTACACAGACTTAGATCAAGAAGGTGCAGAAGTCTTTTGGAATCATTTATCAGAAAAAGAAAAAGAAGAATGCACGATGTATGATGCAATTTGCCGAAATCCCAAATTGCAAGCAATCTATTGTGAACTGTTTACATTTTTCTTTGAAATAGAATGTGTAAAGTTTGTTGACAATGTATTCTTCTTACTTAAAAAAGATATAGACCTTACGAACTCAGAGAATAAAGAAGTTGCTGAAAATATAAGTGGAATAATTTTTAAAGATACGTTTGATAGCGTCTTATTTATACTTCAACAGGTTTGCGCAATCAATGATGATATGGAAACTCCCATTGAAGAAATGAAGTTTAAAAATAAGATGGCTAAAGAGATGTATCTGAAAATGCGAGAAGCCGAGCGGAAGAATAAGAAAAGCAAAGCTGCGAATCCAGATTTGCAGTTAGAGAATATTATTTCTGCCGTATCTAATCGGCATCCTTCAATAAATCCATTGAACGTACATGATTTGACAATATATCAACTGTTAGATTCATTCAACCGTTTGATGGCAAATGCAATATACGAAATAGATTCTACACGTGTATCTGTTTGGGGCGATGAAAAGAAAACTTTTAACGCTTCTCTTTGGTACAAGAATCATTTCAAATAAACAGATCGCTAAAAAGGCGGTCTATTTTTATGTCCAATTTTAAGGAGGAAAACTAAACATGAGTATTGGAAATAATTTTGCAAACAGACAGGTATGCGATGTTGATATTCGTGTGTTGAAGACAATGGCTCCGTTCTTGAAGTTTGATACAGCAAACACAACCGGCGTGTCCATTTCTTCTGATTCTGTTTATGCTATGGCAAAAGGTACGAGACGTATCGCTTTCCAGAATCCGCTTGAAGGCACAATGACAATCGAAGCACAGGTTTATCCGTTCAAGTTCTTTGCTATGCTTTCTGATGGCGTTATTGATGATGAAGCTATCTATGCTGACTCTCAGACGATTAAATGCGCAACCGCTGGCGAACTTTCTCTGACTGTTCCGACAAACGGCACAATCGAAGCTGGCACAGTGTTTGCTTATCCGGTTGGCGAGTTTGGCGATGAAGGTTCTGTAATCGCTGGTACATTTGCTTCTGGCAAGTTCACGGCTACAACTGCCGGTAATATTAAAGTTGGCGAAGAGTATGTTGTTGGTTACGTTGTAACACGTACTTCTTCTGAGGGTAATGCGGTTAAGTCTATCACATTCAACAACAAGAGACTTCCGAAGGATTTCTATATCACAATGAAAACTCTTGACAAGGATGAAGATGGTGTTCTGACTCCGTTCCTTATCACTGTTTACAAAGCTACGATCCAGAGAAACTTTGAACTTTCATTCTCTTCTGAGGGTGATCCGGCTTCTGTTACTCTTACGTTCGACACTCTTGAGAACAAAGATGGTAACGTTATGTCTTTTGTCGAGTTGACAGGTGACGCAGAGTAATAAGTGTTGATTAGCGGAGTGGCAGCTTTTTTGCTGTCACTCTTTAAGAGGGAATACGTATGGTAAAAGAATGCAAAGTGATCCTAAACAATGATTGTGTTACAGTGGCCATTGTTGACGGAATAAAAGTACAATTTCCATCTATTCACCGTGAAGCAAATACAGTTTTTGTTAGAGTTGAAAACGATACTTATACTATCGTTGATGGAATCGACAATACAGCCGATGAAGAAAAAATCGAAGACGTTCCTAAGAAAAAGAAACGCACTAAGAAAACAACTGTTGAAGAAGTAACTATCAATGAAGATATGTAATGACTAAGGTTGTATTGTATTTTTAATTTAATAGATAATGAGGGGGATAACTCATAAGCAAATACAGCTTTAGAAGTTATCCCCTTTCTTTTTTCGCAAAAGAGGGAAATATGGGAAAAGCGCAATTTTCTTCATTAAATGAAGTGTTTGAACATTATGGAAGGTCAAACCTAATCGCAATAGATAATCTCCGGCAGATCATTTTCTACACGGCAAATGGCTATCAGCCGGAGTATGTATGCGAGAACGGAGTAAAACCAAACAGAATTACATGTTGGTTCTTAAAAGAAAAGACAAAAGACATTTATAAGAAATGGCAGAACAATAAACCACAATGAATACAGGAAAAATTTTTGAGAGTTGTATTCAGCGGTCAGCGCCGGACTATGTTTTAGTTTATAGAATTCCGGATGCAGCGCAATCTTTCGGCGGTTCAAAGCTAACAAGGTTCAGCCGTAAGAATCCATTTGACTATATATTTTGGGACTCACGAAATCATCGGTTGTATGCGATTGAATTAAAAACGGTTTCCGGACATTCGATTTCATTTGAACGCAGCAAGGGTGAATCCGGAGAAATCCATTACCACCAAATTGAAGGACTTAAAAAATGGAATGAATACGATGGGATTACCAGTGGTTTCATTATTGAGTTTCGTGACAAAGAACTAACGTTTTTTCTTGATATAGAATCTTTTGATAGTTTAATTAAGCAAATCGACAAAAAGAGTTTCAATTTGAGTGACTTAGAAAAAAGCGGTGTGCCATACACCGTCATACCACAAGAGAGACTAAGGACAAAGTATAAATATGATCTTGAAATTCTTTTTACGCTCGACAAATAAAACCGACTTTTTATATAACGCTTTGAGTGAGGAATAAAGATGGTACGTAAGAAAAGTAAATTTGTAATAGATACGAAATTAAATATTGCAGAGTATATCGTGACTGTTCGTGATATAGCGTCTGCTTATTTTGATGATAAATGTAACTTTCAGCCGTATATCGGTGATTTAAATGCAATGCGAATCTTCTATGCGGTTTGCGTGAAAGACAGTCCGTATGAGGGTACGTTACTCCATGAGGAAGACGATCTTTCAAAATTTGAGGAACTTTTTGCAGACGAAGATTTCATTAACGCATATAATGATGCAATTTGTTATGGCGCTGAGTGCATAATGCTGAATTTCGCAAATGCTTACAATAGCGCAAGAGAAATGATTGAAACAAAGAAAACGTCTGCTGACCGAATTATTAACTATCTTTCTTATGTGGTTGAAGATATTGCAAATCGCATTTCTCCGGCAATGAGCGAAGATACGCTTAATAAGGTTATGCAGATTTCATCAGATATAAAGGAAGGGCGCATTTCGGCGCAAGCTGTAGCAGATGCATACAGTAATACAAAGCGGTTCGAAGATGTGATTGAGGGCAAAGCATAATGACAGCAACTAGCATGGCCGAACTAGAGCGTATGTTGCGTCAACACATGGAAAAAGCCATGCGAGTTGTAGACGCTAAAGTATTAGCGGATATGTTTGAAGAGACTGGCGCTTTCTATGGTGGTGGCACTCCTACGGTCTATCAGAGAACAGGAAATCTCGGCAGTTCTCCAAAGACAACAAATTTTTCATCTGGCGGTAAAACGGTAAGTTTCGATGCATACCTTGATATGTCTGTTGGGTATGCTGTACCTAATCCGCTGTTCAGAGCAAGCCATTTCTCAACTGAGGAAGTATTTACGGCTGCCGAAGCTGGCGCTGCCGGAATCAAGGGTAAACCTGGATTTTGGGCGAGGTCTGAACAAAAGATGCAAAAGGAATTAGATTCAACAATGGGATCATTCTTTAGTTAAAAAGGAAGTGATAATTTGGAAAGAGGATGCAAAAAGAATGACGGACGAAGCACTGTCTATAACTATATTACATCAGAAGAAAAATTAGCACAGGTTAATCCGGAAAATCTTGAATTGCAAAAAGACTTTCTTGATTACCTAGTGTCTATTGATAGATCAAAGGGAACGATCTATCAGTACAATGCGAATCTGAATGTATTCTTCTGTTGGAATCTTGAATATAACAAAAATAAACCATTCCCGAAATTAACCAAAAGAGAAATTGCACGCTTTCAAACTCATGCAATGTCTGAATGGGGATGGTCTTCTAAACGATTAAGAACAGTTAAAGCAACGATCTCTTCTCTTTCGAACTTTATTGAGAATATTTTGGATGATGAATATGAGGGATATAAACCAATCGTTAATAAGATTGAATCCCCTCCGGATGTTGCAGTAAGAAAGAAGACTGTATACAAAACCAGAGAATTACAAAAGATTCTTGATAAGTTGGTTGAGGATGGCGAGTACGAAAAAGCGTGTGCTTTATCACTTGCCATGAATAGTGGTCGAAGAAAAGCTGAATTAGTCAGATATAAAGTTGAGTATTTTAAACCGGAAAATCTAATTTGCGAAGGTGCGGTATATCGCACTCCGGAAGAAGTAACCACAAAGGGCAGAGGAAGTATGGGTAAATTGTTAGTGCTTTACACACTGGCAAAACCGTTTAATCCGTATTTGAATTTATGGATGGAAGAACGTAAAAGACTTGGCATTCGTAGTCAATGGTTATTCCCTAGATTTAAGAATGGCAAATATCTGAATGAACCAGCGCCGGTTTCTACTCTTGATTCTTGGGGCAAACTGTTTACCAAAATCAGTGGGAAGAAATTCTACTGGCACTCAATGAGACATTATATTACTACTACCCTACTTGAAAGCAATCTGCCGGAAAGTGTTGTGCAGCTATTTATCGGATGGGAAACATCAGACATGGTACACAATTACGATGATAGAGAAAAAGATGCACAATTTGAAGAATGGTTTGGTTCTGACGGTATAAAGAGCAAACGAAAAACATCATTAAAAGAATTGTAATGATGATTAAGTTGGAGGGTAACAATGGCAGAATTTAAAGCCAAAATTATAGCTGAACTTGATACATCGAAAGTTCAGTCCTCTATAAATAAGATTGGCAAAAATCCCATTAAGCTAAGTAACGTCAAAATTGATAGCGTTACTGTCGATGCTTCTAAAATTGTTTCCCAAATTCAATCCGCACTTAGCAAAGTAAAGATCAACATTCCAATCAACGGCATTGGAAATGGTAATGGTTCTGGTGATGCTAAGAATAGTTTAACCAATAGAATAAATAATGAATTAGCAAACGGCAGTGTTGACGCTTCTGTTGAGAGACTTAATGCGCAGTTTCAGAAGACGTATGGTTTCTTGACAAAGATTGGTAGCGTTAATCTTAGCGGAACTAAACTAGAGCAGTTTGGTAATACTGGCGCAGAAGCGCTAAAACGATTAGAAACAGAATTTCAGCAGTTACAAGTATTAGAGAATAATCTTTCTACTGCTAAAACTCCGGAAGACCAGATTCAAGCGTATGAGCGTTTTAGGTTAGGTTTAACTGAATTCAGAAACGAACTTAATCTTGTTAATGCGGAAAGTAAAGTCATGGCTACATCGTTTGATGTGTCTAAGATTGATAATGGCTTTTCTTCTTGGCTTGAAAAGAATTCAAAAGCTACCAGAGTTTTTGGTGATGATATTGATCTTATCAGAGGAAAGATAAACGAGTTTCAATCAAGACTTGCGTCCGGTGATACGGTAACGCAAGGTGAATTGATGGGACTTACACAGCAGATTAATAATCTTAAAACGGCTGCTGAATCTGCTGGCGCAGTTGGTCAAACTTTTGGTGACAGATTAAAAGGATCATTCGATAAGCTGTCACGTTATGTTTCGGCTGCGACTGTTATATATACAACTATTAGAGCGACAAAACAAATGGTTAATTCTGTCATTGAACTTGATGATGCTCTTGTCGATTTGCAGAAAACCACAACGGCAAGTTCAAAGGAATTGAACAGTTTCTATTATCAAGCGAATGACATTGCAAAAGAGTATGGAACGACTACAAGGGAAGTTATTCAGTCAACCGCCGACTGGTCCCGGCTCGGATCTTGAAAAGTCCCATCGGAAGGCAACTTTCGAATGCAAAGTCAGCTCAAATCGGTGAAAACCCAGGGATGGACAACACCGAGGGTAAGATTAAGTTATTATTTTCAAAATGTAATATTTGGATATAGACGAACTAATAGGAAAAAGATTTGGTGATTTAATTGTTGTTGAGAAGATAGACAATTATCAACAAACAGGAAGACCAAAATACAAATGTCTATGCGATTGCGGAGAGTATTGTTATTATAGCAAGTCAATATTGCTAAAAGATATAGTACAATCATGCGGTTGTAATGATAGACATCCAAAACCAAAAGTAAACAGGGTTGGAGAGAAATACGGTAAATTAGAAATTATTGAAATGTTACCGTTAGGCCATGTAAGATGTATTTGTGAGTGCGGTGAACGTAGTATAGCATCAGCAGCAAATTTAATATGTGGTGCTACAAAATCGTGTGGCTGCCTAGAACGAGATTCAAAATACAATCGGCAAAACCACGAAAAAGATTTAACCGGCATGACGTTTGGACATTTGACAGTAATTGAGAAAACAGACAAACGATACTCAAACGGTGGTGTCGGTTGGCTATGTGAATGTGATTGCGGAAAAAGAAAGATAATCCGTTCCGGAAATCTTTTACGTGGCAAAACACGTTCATGTGGTTGCAACAAAATAAGCAAATACGAAGAACTTGTTGAATCTATCTTAGATGAATTAAATATAAAGTACGAAAGAGAATACAGATTTAGCGAGTGCCGAAATCATTTCCCTCTTCCTTTTGATTTCTATATAGAACTTGGTGAAAAGAAATTTTGCATCGAGTGTCAAGGTCAACAACACTATATACCTGTTGACCATTTTGGAGGAAAAGAGCGATTCAAAACTCTAGTCCTAAATGATAATATTAAAAAACAATTTTGTGAAAATAATAATATAACTTTGATATGTTTACCCTATACATTATCAAATGATGAAGTAAGGAGAATATTAAATAATAACTTAAATCCCGTAACGATCACAGTTGCATGAGTAATCATGTGACGTATGCTGACCAACTCACTGAGTTGATGGTATGATCTGCTCTGCAAATATAATCCAATTAAATAATGAAATTGCAGAGGTAGGCAGAAATGACCTACCCTTTTTGTTTGTATAAACAAAAAAGTAACAATTAGGATAATCTGAATGACTCAAAAACTATGGCGCAAGTTTCATCTCTTTTTAAATCTATTTCTCCTGGCGCTACTATAGACGATGCAACAACAGGTCTGGTTTCAATAATGAAGGCAAACATAAATGCCTTGTTGTATAGCAATGTGCAACTAGAACACATTTAATTGCAGGTAAAACGTAAAGCCTTGCACCACAATATAGGCGAAAGCACTATATGAAGGTACGAAAGTAGAAACAACGCAAGGATGGCATATGGCTAAAAGCCTAAGTGCTTTAATAATCGTAGTTCATGCAGCCAAGTTCCCTAACGTATTCTGTTGAACAAACAGTGTTAGCCGAGGGAAAAGGTTCAACGACTATCCCCCATATAGGGTTGTGGATTTATGAATAAGGGTGGAAATCCCGAATATTCACAATATTAGGAGTAGGGCGCAATCGTAAACGGCGTTGGTGAAAATCCATTAAATCGAAAAGGTGTGATCCTAAATATTAGGAATAAGAAATAGTCTAGCCTTATTCGAAAGAATAAGAAACATATAATATGTTTATTGTGATTTGCGGTCACAATTAATACAAATGATTTAACATTGAAGCGGATGACGCTTTAGACGGAGTTGCATCAAAAATTAATATTGTCGGTAAAATATTGCCGAGATCATACAGTAATGCATGGTCAAGCAGATAACTATATCGGTTAAAGGATAGGAGTATTCAAGACCGAGGAAAGACTTTATATTTTTAAAAATATAATTTATCCCTAACGACTACAGGATGCGCATAGTAATATACGCATTGAAGTTATCCATCCTACTCTTTATAGAGGGATGTAATATATAGTCTGGACTCACGCTATAACTCATAGGCAATGAAACGTGAGAATAAGGATTAACGTCCTTATCGCCATAACTCTGTTATGGTCATAAAAGCAACAGAATGAATAATTTTGCCGTTAGTAACACAGACATTTTGGAAGGTCTTAAACGTTCATCGGCTGCTATGTCAGCGATGGGGCAAGACCTTGATTCTACTATCGCCCTTTTCACAGCAGCAGAAGAAGTTTTGCAAGACCCCGCAAGTACAGGTACAGCGCTTAGAAGTATGTCACTCCGTATGCGTGGCTTTGATGAAGAGACAGAAGAAGTCAGTGAAGACCTTGTAAATATCAATGGTGATATTATTGACTTAACAAAAACGGCTGAACATGCGCAAGGTGTATCAATCTTCACAGACGCTACACAAACTCAATACAAAGATTTCGTTGATTACTTCCGTGAACTTTCCGAAGTATGGGATGAAATGAGCGCCAAAAATCAGACAGCGCTTTTGAATGATTTGTTTGGTAAGCGTGGCGCACAGGCTGGTTCTGCTCTTATCAAAAACTTTGCCACTGTTGAAGCTGCATTGGAGAAGATGCAGAATTCGGCGGGTAATGCTGAAAAGGAAATGGGTGTTATCACTCAATCAATTTCATACAAACTTAATGCGCTGAAAGAAACCGGAACAGGTATTGCACAAAATCTTTTTGCAAGAAAAGATATTGGCATGGTTGTTGACGGACTTACAGCATTGCTTAGTGTAGTTGATGCATTGACCGATAAATTAGGTTTGTTTGGAACGTTAGGTGCTGCCGGTGGTATATTTGCATTCATGAAAAATCTTGGCAATTTACAAAATATGGGTAAAGTTGCTACTGCTTTTTCACAATTATTTGGTAGTGCTCCGTCAATAAGTGCCCATTATAATGCGGTTAAAGCTGCCCTTGCCGGAATGAGTGCTGAGACTATTGGCGCAACAACGGCAATGATTGGATATAGTGCAGCACAGACAGCGCAGATTGCTATTGCAAATGGTCTTACCACAAGCGAAGCAGCTAAGATGATGGCTGTTGCCGGATTTACAGCAGCACAAGCGGAAGAAGCTATGGTTAGTGCTGGCTATTCTGCACAAATGACAGCAGCGGTTGTAGCCAATACAGAATTTGCTGCGTCTGCTACTGGCGCAACCGGAGCAACACTTGGTTTGGCTGGCGCATTGAAACAAGCTGCTACTGGTATGATTGCATTCTTAACAACCAATCCTGTTGGTTGGGCGATGATGGTTGTTGCTGCTACTGGTATTGCTATGGCTGCCGTGGCAAACGCAACTAAAACATTTGATGATTTAAAAGAGTCCGCTGATAATTCTTACAGTGAGTATCAAGCTACACAAGGAGAACTTGACGGACTTAATGCAAAGATTAAAGAAAACTCAGCTACGATTGATGAATTAAAATCAAAAGGCACTCTTACTCTGGTTGAAGAAGCACAGTTAAATATGCTTACTGCAACTAATGAACAACTCAAAAAGCAAGCAGCGTTGAAACAAAAAGTTGCTAATACACAGCAATCACAAGCTGCGTCTGATGCAAGTTTAGCGCTTAATGAAAATACACGTATGGTTACGAATAATACAGGTACAAAAGAGAAACCTGTATATACGACTGAGAGTGTTGACATTATAGATGAAACTCTTAATTTGCAAGATAAGATGATTGCAAAACAAGAGAAGATTGCTGAACTTACAGAAGAACAAAGCAAGTATGATTATGGTTCAAAAGAGTATGAGAAAATTGGCAAGCAAATAGATCAAGCAAAGCGAGACGAAAACGATCTTAATAAACAGATTTCAAATAACTTATCAGATATCTATGATTTAAGAGAAGGTCTTGTAGATGCTTCTACTGGTGAAGCTATTGAAGGTTATGCTAAAGACGTAGAAAGAATTGATAAACTTACCTATGACTTAATGACGGATTCAGAAAAGGCAGCTTATAAGCAATCAAAAATCAATGATCTTTTGTCAGATACCAACTACAAAAAGATGGCAGATGATATGGTTGAATTTGCGAAAGCGCAAGGTGAAGCTGGAATTACTGGAAAAGACATTAAAGAAAATTTCTCCGAAATGGCGCAAGCTGCGCAAGATGCAGGAATTGACATAGATGATCTTGCACAGACCATTAATGCCATGACAGGCAGCACCAATATGAAAGAAGTAACAAAGCAGTTAAACGACATGAAGGATTCTGTAAAGAATAAAGAAGTTAAGAAATATCTCGATGATTTGTTTGCAACTGCAAGCGATGAAGAATTAAAGATATATTACAGAATCATGAAAACGAATGATACTTCTGATTGGTCTATTGAGGATTGGCAAGGAGCGATTGAATCATTACAGGGCGAGACAATCGAAATTGAATTTAATATTGAGGGCGAAGCTGCAAAAATTGATACATTGCGAAATGCGCTTTCTGAATCACGTGGGAATACTGGCGTTTCCAATGAGATGCTAACTAATATTCGTGAAACATTTGGAAGTTTAGACGGATTCGATGAATCGAAGATTTTCTACAATACGGCAAACGGCGTTCGTGCGAATAGCGCAGCTTTAAAAGAATTACAGAAACAATATGTAAATCTTAAAAAGGCAGAACTGAATGAACAGTTAAGAGAACAAAGTGAGAATCTTGCCAAAGCAAATGCGGAACTTACCAAACTCAAAGAGACTGACGAGGGTTACGCAGACGCACAGGCAAAGGTTGACCTGTTCAGCGGTCAAATCGCACAAACAGAACAACTTATTTCTCAGTACAATGCTTTAACGTCTGCTTACAATGAGTGGGTTGCTGCTCAGTCTAGCGCTAACGAGCGTGACATGTATCAAAACGCTGGTAGTGGTTATGAAGCTACAGGCAGTTTAATTGAACAAGGCTGGATTAACGATGATTCAGTACAAGCCTATATTGACTTAATGACTTATGGAGAGCAAGCGTCATTCTCAGCCGAAGAAGTTAAGAACAGATATGAAGAACTTGGTCAAACCATTGAAGGAACTTCATACAGCGTTAAAGACTTCTTTATGACTATGGACGAAGAAGGAAATGCTAAAGTTGATGAAACGACTGGCGGTATTAAGAATTTCGTTAGTGCGCTTAGTGAATTAGGTCAAGTTGGTGAAGGAAATATTCTTGATGCTTCAAAAGCAGATGAATACGCACAGGCTTTAGGTGTTGACGTTTCGTTAGTGGAAACTATGATTCGTGCTGCCGAAGAAGCCGGATATACTGTCAATAATACATGGGCTTCTTCTACTGCTACATTATCACAAGTTAATTCCGAACTTGAAACCGCACAGCAACAATTAGAGCAATTCAGAAATGAAGATGGCTCTATCAATATCAATGCCGAGGGTGCGGAAGAAGCACAGCAAAAAGTTACTGATCTTTTAGCGAAGAAACAGGAACTTGAACAGTCAAGCGGTATTATGAGCATTGACGTTGACACTTCCGGTTTTGACGAAGGTGTAAGTAATGCCATAAGCAAATTGCAAGAATTACAAACTGCACTCAATGAGTATGAAGCTGCTAAGATGGCTGGCATTGATACAAGCGAAGCAGAAGCAAACATTCAAAGTTTGGCAAGCGAGATTGAAGGACTTGATCCGGAAATCAAAGCACAGGTCGGACTTGAAGAAGGTTCAGACTTATCTTCTCAGATTCAGTCTCTTGCGTCTGGTTCACAAGTTGAGGTTGGCGCAAAACTTGAAGGCGGTGCTGGTGCTGCTATCACGGCTGAACTTAATTCTCTGAACGCAGAAGCGATTGTTAAATTCACGGCAGAACACGGCGAAGTTGACAGTTACGCTGGCGAAGAGAAACAAGGCACAGGCGTTGTTACATGGTCTAATAGCACTGGTCAAGTAGACAGTTATGCAGCTTCAACGAAAACCGCAAACGGTGTCGTTGTATGGGGTAATGATACAAGCGGTGTACAAACTAGCTTTACGGCAACCGGAACTGTTAATTGGGTAAATGCTAGTGGCCCTGGCAAATTCATGGGTAACGCATTTGCAAGCGGTAAATGGGGAACTAATCAAGGCGGTACTGCTTTGGTAGGTGAGCTGGCGAAGGAAATGATAGTTGACCCGAAATCTGGACGTTGGTATACGGTCGGAGAAAACGGCGCAGAATTCGTCAACATCCCCGCCGGAGCAATTGTTTTCAATCATGTACAGACAGAACAAATTCTCAAAAACGGTCATATCAATTCACGTGGACACGCTTATGCTAGTGGTAATGCATTCGCTAGTGGTACTGCATTTGCGTCCGGAAGTGATTCTGATAAAGTCCTTGATTGGGTTGAAATATTCATTGACCGCTTAGAGCGTGGTATAAAGAAACTTGAAAAAGCCGTTGATAATGTTTACAAGACTTGGAGTAATAGAAGTCAAAACTTAACGAAGGAAATTTCGAAAGTCAAAGATCAAATTACTGCACAGCAAAAAGCATATCAAGCGTATTTAGGACAAGCCAATGCGGTTGGTCTTGATGCTTCTTGGCAGAGCAAAGTTAAGAGCGGAAATGCTTCACTCATTGAACACATTACAGACAATGACTTAAACGATAAGATTAGCAAGTTTAAAGATTTCTATGAAAAGGCGCTTAGTGCAAAAGACGCAGTAGATGAACTTAAAGAGAAAATGGCTGAACTTTATACTACTGCTTTTGAGAATGCGCAAAAGAATTATGACCATCAGATTAAGTTAATTGACCACTTAACAGAAACGTATAAGAATGGCGTTGATCTTCTTGAAGCAAGAGGGCGTTTAGTTGGTTCAACATACTACAAAGCGATGGAAAGTGCAGAGCGTCAGCATAATTCCATACTGCAAAAAGAACTTAACTCGCTCATAACAAGATATAACCAGGCAATGAATTCCGGTTATATTGAGCAAGGTTCACAGCAATGGTATGAATTCAATGAAGAAATCAATAAGACGAAGGAAGAACTTCAAGAGTCTAATATTGAACTTGCAAAATTAGCACAACAAATCAAGGAACTTAAATGGGATAATTTCGATTATCTGGAAGATCGCATTGGAACAATCAATGACGAAGCTGAATTCATGATTTCTTTGTTAAGTCATAGAGAACTTAAAGACGAAGACGGTTTATTAACTGATGCCGGATTAGCTACAATGGGTCTTCACGGTCAGCGGTACAATGTCTACATGTCACAAGCCGATGATTACGCTGAACAAATACGGAAACTCAATAAGGAACTTAGTTCTGATCCATATAACACAAATCTGATCGAACGGCGTGAAAAGATGTATGAATTACAGCGCAAGATGATTCTTGCTGCCGAAGACGAAAAAGATGCGATTATGGATTTAGTCAAAGACGGTTACGATGCTCAATTAAGTTCTATGAAGAAAGTAATTGATGAATATACGGACACTCTTGACAGGACGAAAGATTTGTATGATTACCAGAAAAAGGTAAGAAAACAGACAGAGACAATAGCTAAAATCCAAAAGCAGTTATCAGCTTATGGCGGTGATACATCAGAAGAGAATCGTGCAAGAATCCAAAAGTTACAAGCTGATTTGGAAGAAGCGCAAGCAGATTTAGCCGAAACTGAATACGATAAATATGTTAAAGATCAGAAAAAGATGCTTAATGACATGTATTCAGAGTATGAGGAAAATATCAATCAGCGCATGGACGAAGTTGATTATTCTATCACTGAAATGATAGGCACAATCAATAATAATGCCGTTGCGATAAGTGATACTCTACATAGTGCAGCTAATGATGTTGGCTATACTTTGACAGACGAAATGAGCGCTACTTGGGATAAGAGCATGTCTGATGCGACAAGCATTATCACACAGTACGGCGATACATTTAATTCTCAGCTTACTACAGTCAATTATGTGCTTTCGCAGATTGATGCTAGAGTGGCTAGTATGATTGGTCAAAGCGAAAAAGAAGCAAAGTCAACGGTTAATTCTACAACGAAATCAACTAGTGTGACAAAGCCGAAGAAGTCTACTTCAAAGAGCAAAACTAGCAAGAAGAGCGGGAATACAAAAACCGGAAACGGCATTGTTACTCCTATCTTCACGAATGGTTCTGACAGACTTAATGTGCGCAATGCGCCGAACGCAAGCGGAACGGTTATTCGACAGCTTGCAAAGGGAAATATAGTTGAAACAGACTGGAAAGAATCTAACGGCTGGCTGCATATCAGAGTACACAATAGCAAGGAAGACTATTGGGGTTGGGTTTCTAAACAGTATGTCAAAGCGTATGCACGTGGCGTAAGGCGTGCTACTGATGGTTTCGCATGGACACAGGAATACGGCAGTGAAGCAATTCTCAGTCCTACACAAAATGCGATGTTGACTAAGCTGAATAGTGGCGATGCTGTTCTTAGTGCAAAGGCTACGGATAATATTTTCAGCTTTGGCAATAATCCGCAAGCGTTCTTAGCAAAACTCGGATTGACAGGCAGACTCCTTGACTCCGCTTCTCTTCTCGGTGGCTTGTCTACTGTGTCTGGTCGTGCCGGTGTGGATGTTGGCGGTATTTCTGTCAATATCCCGATTGAGCATGTTGAAGATTATAATGATCTTGTTAATCAGATTAAGGCCGATAAGAAGTTTGAGAAGTTCATTCAGAGCATTACAGTTGATCGTTTGGTTGGCGGTTCTGCTCTTGCAAAACGAAATATTAAATGGTAATACGCAGAGGGATGGTTTCGACTGTCCCTCTGTTTGATGGTGAAGAAAAGATGGGGAAAAGCGATTACGACAGGTTGAGAGAATACACAGAAAAGCTAGAGCGTGAAAATGCAGCTTACAAAGCGAAAGAAAATGAAATGATTGAAGTTATCGCTTTCTATTCTCAGCTTGCAGATGAATATGAAAAACTGAATAAAGAAATGAGGGAATCAAAAGCTGCATTTGAAAAGGCTAGATTATCTATGCTAGATATAAAAGCAGAATATCAGCAGGAAATGAATTCCCTTTTGAAAGACGCAAAAGAAGCATTGACATGAACGAGGTAATCACATGTATTCAATAGATTTTGAGTATGACGGACAGTATCTATCCGACTATGGATTTATTGTTTGCTCATTTGATTATAGTGGTGGTTCAGTCACAGAAGATGCCGGTTCGACATTAACATTTAATACAGTGTCACGTAATAGCGGGAAACACTACGGATTGACAGCTACAAGTTATGATTCATGTATTACCGCCGAATTTGATATTTGCAAAAATCCGGATATTTATGACGATCTTGAAATAACGAATGGTGAATTCTTAGATTTGATGCGCTGGCTGAACAGGCGCAAATTTCTAAAGTTTCATCCAATCAACGACAAGGAAACTGAATCAGACACTTGTTATTTTGACGCAAGTTTTAATGTTGAGAAAATTAAGGTAGCAGAGAAACTTTGTGGTTTGCATTTAACTATGGAAACGAACAAACCGTTTGGCTATGGAGAAACAATCACAAACAAATGGACAATAACTGATACAACGAAAAGTTATATAGTGTATGACTTATCAGATGAAATCGGTGAACTTTATCCGGATGTAAAGATTGTTGCTGGTGAAGATGGAGATTTAAGTATTCATAATGATTTGACAGGTAGTACAACGTTTATTAGGAATTGTACGGAAGGTGAAGAGATTACAATTCACGGATCATCTCAAATCATTGAGAGCAATTTGAATAGCCACGATATAGCAAACGATTTTAATTATATATTCATGAAGATTGGAAATACGTATGACAATCGGACAAATAAAATCACGGTGACGAAACAATGCACACTGGAAATATCATATGCACCGATTGTTAAAAATGCGCCGTGGTAAGGAGGTAATGTCTTGTGATAAAACTACAATTTGATTCATCGCATAATGTTATCCCGCCAACACTGGTGTTGAGTAAAAGAAACGGAACAAAGATCGGTGCTATTCCGGCAACGAATATCGCTGTCTCTGATGAATTTAACGCTTATACAGAATTAACGTGTTCTGTTAGTAAATACGATAATGACGTTGAATATAAATATTGGGACGAACTAAAAGACTTTCGTTGTATATATGTTCCCACATGGGATGAATGGCTAGAAGCAAAGATTACAGTATCAGAGACAAATGCGCTGGAAAAGAATCTGCTTTGCCGGAGTTTATGCGAAAGTGAATTGTCTCAGATTATGTTGTATGACGTTCAGATAAATACAGAAGATGATATTTCAAGAACGGATTATGAAACGACAGTTATTTATGATGAAAATAATCCGTCTGGATCAATGTTAGATCGTCTTTTGGATAAAGCACCGCATTACTCTATTGGTTATGTAGACAGCCGAATTGCCGGAATGTTCAGAGTATTCGATTTTGATAACACTTCTATCTATGATGCGTTTCAAGAAATCAGCCAAGAATGTGATTGTATTTTCGTCTTTGATTCTGGTTCAGATGAAACCGGAAAACCAAAGCGAGAAATCAATGTTTATGATTTAGAAGCGTATTGTTATGAATGTGGCAATCGTGGCACATTTACACTTACTTGCCCGAAATGCGGAAGTTCAAATGTTCGTCACGGTTACGGTGATGATACAAGCATTTTTGTATCAGTAAACAATTTGGCAGAAGAAATTGAATATGAAACAGATGTTGATTCTGTAAAGAATTGTTTCAAACTTGAAGCTGGCGATGATTTAATGACCGCTACAGTCATTAGCGCAAATCCTAACGGAAGTGCTTATATCTGGTTTTTAACAGATGAAATGCGTGCGGATATGTCAAGTGAACTTGTGGCAAGGCTTGATAGCTATGATGCGCAATATGAATATTATAATAGTGAATATGTGTTGAATATTCCCAGTGACATGATAACCGCTTACAATACATTGGTTCAGAAATATCAGACATACGATTCTTCTTTAAATACAATTCCTAGTGAATTAGTAGGTTACGAAAGTCTGATTAGTGTTTATTATGACACGATTGATTTGTATTTGCTTCTCAGTAGTTCTCTCATGCCAGACATTACACATGCAGATACAACGGCTGCGGAACAGGCAGCTTTGCTGACCGCAACAAACTTATCTCCTGTTGCCGTTCAGAATCTTACTACTGCGTCTGCAAGCACTGTAAATAATTCTGTGTTGGCAATGGCAAAAGTCATAGTTGATAACAGGTATCAAGTAAAGGTCAATTCTGCGTCATACGGAAATGGCGTTTGGACAGGTAATTTTAAAGTTACAAATTTGTCTGATGAAGAAGATACTTCTATAAGTAATACTACTTCAATAACTATTAGCGATGATTACGAAACTTTCATTAAACAGAAAATTGATAAATCATTAAAGGCTAGTTCAGATACCGATGGCACAGACATTTTAAGTTTGCTGGAATCTACACAGGCACAGTTAGAAACTGAATTGCCGAAGTGGAGTTTAGCTAGACTTAATGCTTTTTATTCCGCATGTCAGGCTTGCATTGATTTGCTGATTGAACAAAACATTGCTGATGATTCTATTTGGTCGCAGAAAACTCCTAATTTGTATGATGAAATTTATGCTCCGTATTATGAAAAGCTAAATGCGATTCAAGCAGAGATAACGCTCCGTGAGTCTGAAATAGCGCTTATCGCTGGTACGTGGGGAGTTGACGGAAGTCTTGTTGTAGATGGTATACAAACTCTACTTGATAAAGAGCGAGAGTTAATTCATAATGCGCTGAATTTCAAAGACTATATCGGTGAAGAATTATGGACAGAGTTTGCTTCATTCCGGCGAGAAGATACATACAGAAATGAGAATTATATTTCTGACGGTTTAAGTAATGATGAATTGTTCGAAATGGCAAATGAGTTTTTGGCAGAAGCTAACAAGGAAATCTATAAGTCTGCCACATTACAACATTCAATTTCTGCAACATTGAACAATCTTCTGACAATGGAAGAGTTTGCACCATTGTTAGATAATTTCAAAGTTGGTAATTGGATACGTATTAAAGTTGACGGAGAGATTTACCGATTGCGATTACTGTCTTATGAGATTGATTTTAACAATCTTGATAATTTGCGAATTACTTTTTCTGATGTAAAGAAATATCGTGACGGAGTTTCAGACAGCGAAAGCATCATGTCACAGGCTAAGTCTATGGCTTCATCTTATGGCGCTGTTACAAGACAAGCCAATAAGGGTAAGAAAAGTAATGATCGTCTGAATGATTGGGTAACTGACGGATTGGCGCTTACAAATATGAAAATTGTGAGTGCTGCCGACAATCAAAATATCACATGGGATTCGCATGGTATTTTGTGTCGTGAGTATTTACCTGTTTCAGATGCCTACAGCGAAAAACAAATTAAGATCATAAACAAAGGTCTGTATGTAACAGACGATAATTGGAGAACGTCAAAAGCCGGAGTTGGCAACTTTACGTTTTACAATCCGAAGACAGGACAGGAAGAAGAAGCATACGGAGTCATTGCTGAAACGCTTGTCGGCAATTTGATTCTTTCACAAGAGGTAGGAATTTATAACCAAACAGGAAATATTGTTATTGATGATGAAGGTATTTCAATTAATAGCGATATGACCGAAGAAGGTTCATTGCCGTTGTCGTTTTCAATTAGCCGTACATATATGGGTGAAGATGAAGACGGTGAACCGGAAGAAGTTCTTGAACAGATTATGTATATCAATTCTGATGGAGAACTTGTTTTAAATGGCAATATTCGCATTTATAATTCTGACGATGATATAGAAACAATTAATAATCTGTTTGATAACGAAGCTATATATTCATATGTTAATCAGAAAATTTCTGATAGCGCAGAAGATATTAGTGGTAGAGCGATTGCACATGCTAATGAATTGAAAAAAGAACTAGAAGCAGCCTTAAAGGATTACAAGGATTATCTAAAGCAATATATTTACACATCAGACAAAGGTTTAGTTGTTGCTGGTTACAATCCGGAAGACGATTCAGTTAGTCCATTCAGAACAATAATTGATAATGAATCTGTCAAGTTTATGGATGGTAACGTTGCTGCTGCTTATGTTGGAAATCATCAATTATATATTCAGAACGCTACAATCGAAACAACATTGCGTATTGGTAAATTCTTTATTTACCCGAAGCCGGATGATAGTATCTCGATTATATGGGCAGACGATTACACTATAAGTTTGGCAACAAGCGGATCAAGTGTAAGCACATCATCAGATAATGAATTTTCTGGTGATTTAACGTTAGAAGAAATGATTGCGATTGCTGATGCAACAGAGGAAATGAGAACATGAGAGGAAGTTAATAATGGCTGATTTAGTAGGAAATAGCGGTTGGAAACAAACTCCTAATGCTGCTATAAAGCAGAGATTAAATTGGGCTGTTACAACCGAAGGTTCGACATTAAATTATAGCACAGTAATTGTTAGTTATTGGCTCAAAAAAGACCCAAATATTCAAAATCTTGCAACGACTTCTAATGATTGCAAGTTTACAATTCAATGTGGCGGTAAGACTGTATCTGATTCGCAGATAGATCAATACTATAATCAGAGCATGACTTTACTGCCAAATAATACGGAAAAATGTGTAGCAAGGCATACATTTACAATTCCACATAATGCAGACGGAACTAAATCCATAACGATTAAAGTAACTGGTGGTTTTGGTGGAACGTCAATTTATTATTATTCGTTAAATGTAAGCAAAACACTAACATTACCAACTATTAAAAGAGCGTCAACAATAAGCAGTGTAACTAATACGGTTATTGGAAATAATGTAAGTGTAACATGGACACCGTATTCAAAGTCATTCTATTACAGATTAAAATTTGTTTTCGGTCAACATACTTATATAGTTGGAACTTCTAGTAACCCTATTTTTCCTAATACCGCTCCAAGTTCCGGTGTAAGCGCATCTTTTACTTATAGTGGTTTTACTGTCCCAACAGAATTAATTGACGAAATAATTAATGCTGAGTCTGCCAAAATGCTTGTTTATTTATACACCTTTTCCGACAGTGGATATACAAAGCAAATTGGTTTTGCAGATTTAGCAGATTTCACTATAACAATACCAGCAAACCTTTATCCGACTATTGATTCGTGTAATGTTAGTTCTGTAGTAAATCATGTTCCGGCAGATGGATATGTTAATTATACATTCTCTATTACAGCAAGCGGGATTCATGGTTCAACTATTCAATCAGCGCATGTTAGTTATGGGTTTTATGAAGGTGGCACAACTAAACAAGGCGATAAGGAATTTTCAACTACAAGTATTACAGATAATGGAGATGGTACTTATTCTTGCACCGTAAGCACAGGATTTTACAAATTCGGTCTTACAAGAGAAGTTAATGATTCAGATGTATTATTTAGTGTCAATGTAAAAGATAGCAGAGGAAGATTAACACAAATACCTTATATGTATGCGGAATCGTTATGGGCGTATTCACCGCCGATAATTCAATCCTTTAAAGCAAGTAGAAATGGCACAAATGCAAATGTAGTTGATATATGGTTATTAGCTTATTGCAGTTCGGTTCATCATAATAATTCTATTCATGGAATCGTTAATTATAGGGAAGTTGGCAGCGATGTTTGGAAATCTGCTGGATATATACACAGCACAGACGCACATCCGGTAGCGACTAGATTACTTGTTGAAGAATTTAGCATTGAACCGGTTGATGGTGATGTATTTTTAGAAAACCACTCATATGAAATACAAGCATATGTGTATGATAGCGCTGAAAATGTAGTAACGGCACAAACATATATTAGTGTTGTAGATGTATTAATTGACTTCAAGGCTGGCGGTACTGGTTTAGGTATTGGCAAGATGGTTGAGACTGATTCGGTAGAAATTGCTCTTCCATCTAAGTTCTTTGATACTGCGGAATTTTCAGATCAAGTTACGTTTAATGACCAAACGAGTTTCAAAGGGCAAACAAAATTTGATGAATCACTGGTACGTGTTATTAATAATACAGAACATCCGATTGCGGATATGATTAACTATGGATCGTATTACGTTGGTAGTTCAAAACTCGCAAGCGGTTTTGCATTAAATGATAATAATATACCTATGCGTTTTGGCAGAGTTGGTAATATTGTTCATGTTATGGGTAATATTAATGTCACTACGGCAATATCATTAAATGATGCTAAAAACGGAAAAACGTTCTTTACATTGCCAACAGGATACAGACCAACAAATGAAGTGTTTATTACGTGTAAGGCTTCAAATATGTATTCATGGGTTTTGCATATTAACACTAATGGTCAAATGAAATTGTCACGTTATGGGAAAACAGATTTTGAAGCGATTGCTGCTAACACAGTATGGTTTCCGTTTAATGCTACATTTTTTGTATATGATAATACGGCAGTTGAATACACTTAAAAAAGAGGAAAGATGGAAAAGAGAGTTATGATACCGCTTTCAGTTTTGCGGAAAAACTTTATTTTAAAACTGAACACATTAATTAATGAGAGCGGTCTTGAACCTTATATGATTGAATCAATTTTGAAAGATGCATATGAGCGAATGGCCATTGAGACAGAAAGACAGTATCAAAGAGAACTTGCAGCTTATAACAAATCATTACAAGACAACGAAGACAAAGGAGAATGATTATGTCTAACTTGAATGATATTTTAAAGAGCATTATTTATATCATTATTACAGGTATTCTTCCGATTATTGTTCCGTATATCATTAAACTGTTTAATGCAAAAATTGATGAACTTACGGCAAATATCGAGAACGAAAAAGCGAAAAGATATATTGATGTAATTGTTGATGCGATCAGCATTGCGGTTACATCGGTAAATCAGACTTACGTTGATTCGCTTAAATTTGCTGGCACATTTGATGAAGAGTCCGCTTCTGTTGCGAAGAAGATGGCAATTCAAAAAGCGAAAGATTTAATCACGGCAGATTCAAAGCAGTTTATTGAAATGGCATACGGCGATTTCGACAAGTACCTTGAAGATGCAATTGAATCTTATGTAAGACAAGAGAAGTTATCATAATAAAGTGATTCCGAAAACGGAGTGTGTCAAACCGGCACACTCCTATTTATATGGAGAAAATTAAATGAATAGTAAGAATAGAGAGTTGGTCGCTGAGATGATTGCACGTGTTGAGTCTAATTCCAGATGGAATGCGTATTCAGACCCGCAAACAATTTCAGCGAAAGAACATACAATTACAATCGGCGCTTATCAGTTTGGCGGTGGCTCAAACGAAGCTAGAGATTTACTGAAACTTATTAAAGAGGATTATCCGGAAGTATTCAAGAAATATGACACTTGCGGTATTGCTGCCACTCTTTCGAAAGATTGGTACAGCACATATTTTAATCCGACAGCCGCACAGAAGAAACAGATCATTGCTTTGATTTCAACTCCGGAAGGTATCGCAACTCAGAAGAAATATTTTTGCGATATTGAATTACCCGCATATCTGAAACGTGCGGAAGAGTTTGGATTGAAGACGCAGAAGTGCCAAGCGCTTTGGGTAGAGATTCAGCATTTGGGTGGTCTTAATCCGACAAAGAGAATCTTTAACCGGATTAAAGCTGAGACAGTAGATGAAGTTGACAGAGCATTGAAAATGGATCAAGCGGATACATCATCAAGTAATCAAGTTGGTGATCGAATTTACTACAAAGATAGACACACTTACTGTCTTGATTTTGTGCGCAAGTACATTACCGAAGATGGCGAAAATGTTGAAGAAACCGCAAAATCGGACGGAAAGAATGTTGAAGAAACCGTAAAATCGGCAGAGCAAAAAGTTGAAGAAAAGAAAGAAACCACAGAGAAAACATACAAGTATACAACAGAAGATGTTGCACTTGGTTCTACTGGTAATGTCGTTCTGCTTTTACAGGAAATTTTGAAAGCACGTGGATTCAAAGGCGCAAATGGGAAACCGCTTGAATTAGATAGAGAAGCGGGTGCGAATACAATTTACGCAATTAATTCTTATCAAAGCGAACGGAGAAGACAGGGTGTTGAACTTGGTTCTGACGGAAAGAATGACGGAACGTGCGGACAGAAGATGTGGAAAGATTTAATTTCGATTTAATACTAAAATCGAAAAGGTATATATTGGGAGGTTTATTGATTATGTCAATTTGTACAGCTAAACAGTACATAGACAAATTTGTTAGTTATGTTGGTTATCGTGAGAAAAATCATGCAAGTGCTAACATGGAGAGTTTTACCGCTGATGCTGGCAGTGGTAACTTTCAGAAGTTTCAACCGCTTTGCAATGCGGGTAATGGCGATCAGTGGTGTCAATATAGCGTAAATGGCGTATGCGTTGAAGTATGCGGAAATATTAAAGATGCGCAGTATGTTATGTGTGATACAACAGGAAACAAGTACATGACTGGTTATACACCGGAAGGATCAAGTTTCTTTAAGAAAGCTGGAAGATGGCATACTGTTCCGCAGTACGGCGATGTGGTCTACTTCTATTCTACTTCAATGGGGCGCATTTGTCATACTGGCGCAGTTATTTCAGTAAACACAAAGAACAAAACTTTTAAGACTGTTGAGGGCAATACCAATAACGATGGCTTTACAACTAACGGTGGTTGTGTCGCAATCCATGAATATTCTTATGCCAATGTTGGTGCGCCTAATCGTGTTGCCGGATTCGGCAGACCGAGATTTGCATCAGAGGGATACACACTCAAAAAGGGCGATACTGGCGATAAGGTAAAGCAGTTGCAGAAAGACCTTCAACTTGCCGGATTCTGTGATTGCGGTTATTACGGCAATAACGGTTTTTGCGATGGCAGTTTTGGCGCTACAACAGAGAAGTATGTGAAGTTGCTTCAAAGTTCTGCCGGAATCGACATTGACGGTGAATACGGCGCAGACACACAAAAGGCGCTTGCTGAATATGTTAAGGCAGCCAAGAATTCAAAACTTGATTGTACAGTTGATACATTCTTGTTGACAGCAAAGGAAATCGCACAACAGAACAGAAAGAATAATTTTGTTTACGGCAATGCTGCTTGTCTTCCGGCTGTAAATTCAGACGATAAGAAAGTTTCTTGTGACCGCTTTGTTGACCAGGTTCTTTTCGCATGTGGGTTAAAAGACGTTGGTAATCGTGCAGTAACACAAGTTGGTGTTTATCTTGAATCTAAAGGTGCTAAGAAGATTGTGAACAAGAATGATGTTCAAGCTGGCGATGTGATTTTCTTCAATGGTCATGTTTTCATTTTGGGTAACAAAGTTTCTGACGGTGTTTATGAGCGTTATGACGCTGGTAGCCAAGATAGAATTCGTTTGACTGGCGCTTACTCCGGTTATGATTCTCAGCCGTTTAGAGAGAACATAGAGGGATTTATTTATGCTTACCGCTTGCCGTTTAAGTCCAAAGAAGAAAAGCCAACAGAGAAGCCTACAGAGGGCGAGAAGGTCAAATACGGTTTTACTCCGCAAGACGTTTCAAATGGCTCAAAAGGAACAAGCGTTCTGTTATTACAAGAGATTTTGAAAGCACGTGGATATACAGGTATCAATGGCTCAGAGTTGGCGCTTGATAGAGAAGCGGGTGCAAATACAGTACATGCTATTAACGCATATCAGAATGATCGTAGAAAACAAGGTTTTGAATTAGGCTCTAACGGAAAGAGTAACGGTGTTTGCGATCAAAAGATGTGGAAGGATTTAATCGCTTTTTAATAAGCGGGAAAGGGCAAAGGACGCAAACGCTATGAATACAAATGATGTTTGGGAACTTCTTTCTGAAATGCAGATAGGGACTATAATAGCATGGCTTATTGTAGCTTCTAGCATTTTCGGAGTTGTCGGCAACTTTATAAAGAAGTTTATTAAATTGATCGACAAGTACCATGATACACAAGAAGAGAAGAAAGATATTGTTGCTAAGTTGGATGAACAGAATGACAAGTTTTCTAAGGCAATTTCTGATTTGGCAGACAGCGTGAATAATCTTAATCATAGACTTGACGATATACAAGATAAACTGCACGTACAAGAAGAAGTAAATCTCAAACAGATTCGAAACGACATTATAACTATTTGCGATGAAGCCATTATTAGTGAAAAGATATCCGAAAGAAAATTTCAACTTCTTAACGAACTGTTTGACGAATACACAAACGTTTTTCACAGTAATGGCTACGTTGCGGATTCGGTTAAAAAGGTAAAAGTATTATGGCAAAACATGATTGGCGAAAATGCCGACATGTAAAGGGTTAGCAATATGAACATTTATGTAAAAGTAAACGGTCAGAATTTAAGGTTGCCTTCCAATTTCAAGATTGTAACTGGTAGCGCAAACTTTATTAAAATGATCTTCACTTTAACATCTGATTGGGATGATATGTTAATCAAAGCTGTCTTCACGCAAATGGTTGATGGTGAAGAGGTTAAACATATCAAAACTCTTGACAATGAAAACTCTTGCTATGTGCCATCCGGACTTGAAGAAGGTGTGTGTATGCTTGAATTGTATGGTGTCGGCGGTGCTGGCGGTACGGTTAAAGCTACATCAAATGCGATTGAGTTTAACATTATCGGGCAGCGCTATGATCCTGGCGAGGGTGGAGAAGATGAAGACGAAGATGCAGATGGCTATGTTGCCACTGTTGAAGAAATGAAAGCGTATTTAGGTATTACATAATGGAGGGTTGATTGATGATTACAACAATCAAACAAGGCGGTGACGGAAGGCCGTTTAACTACATGGAATTTATGTGCGATAGTTCTAGTGATTTGCAGAATCTTCCGGCTTTGGGTAGTGGCGGTTGTTCCGTTGCGTCTAAGGCATTTTTAATGGATACGCAGAAAACTTATATTTTAGACAATACCGGCACATGGAAAGAGATCACTTCTAGCGGTGGTTCTGGCGGTAGCGGTATTAGCGAAGACAATATTGCATCTGTAGATGAAACTAAAAACTTTTTAAATATTTAAGGAGAAGCTATGGCAATTAATGTAAAAGACAAACTTGTAACGTTAGAGTCTTTAGGTGTTGCTTACTCCACTGAACAGGATGCTAGAGAAGAAGCAGACCAGGCTCTATCTACAAGAATTGACAATATTGTTGCGCCGGAAGGCGATCCTTCTCTGACAGAAGTTTCAGATGCAAGGGTGTCCGGTTCGACAACTTATCCCACTTTAAAGGCTAGACTTGATGCAGACAAAGCAGCTATTGGAACAGATATTGATGGACTAAAGGCTGATTTAGGGGACTTGGGAGATATTGAAGTTAACGATTTTGAGGGCGGAAATGATATATTTCCGTATAAAAGTGGGGACGTGAGGACGTATGGTGGCTTAACAAAAATAAAGCGGTTAAAAAACTACTATATTTTTGATGGAGCGCAAACTACTGGAAACCTGCTTAGATTTGCCGTATTCAACGATGGTTCGACTGTGGTTTCCTCAACTGCACCGACATACGCAAACAGACCTGCATGGTATAGTCCCGTTAATGCGTTCGTGCTTGGTCACAGGTACTACTTCGGGGTACGCCTTATATCAGGCACATATGAGTGGACGGGAACGAGTGCCCTTGATAATTTCTTTGATGTGCGCATACAGGACAACAGCAATGAGGTGCTGTATCAATCTAAAAACAGTGAATGGACGTGTACCAAAATTCCTGAAATGATATGCTTCACACTCGGTAAGGGCACATATAATAATGCAGTGTTCGAACTTGTAATCGTAGACGTAACCTTTAATGACAAATATATTCCGGAAAAACACGCCATCATGGATTCTTCTGCCGCAAAGCTGAAGCTGTTTTTTATAACGGATATACATGCTAATCTCGGAGCAATTGTCAGACTTTCGCACTATGCTTCAGAACATGCTGAGCAAATAGATGAAATCGTAAATGGTGGAGACACTGCTCGTTATGAGTATGCATCAACTGCAAACTCAAACTATTTTAATTCTGAACTTGCACAAAAAGCACTTGCCGTAATAGGAAACCACGATTCTGCAGCCTATGATGAAAATAACAAAATCACATGGTGGGCAAAGACACAAAAAGAAGTATACGACAGATATCTTGCACCGTATATATCCGGGTGGGGAGTGGTACAACCTGCCAATGCGGCGGAACTTGGTCTCAACTATTACTATAAAGATTACAGCCTTATCAGAGTAATTTACCTTGATGCAATGTTCTGGGATGCAACGCAAAGAGCATGGCTTGTGAACGTTCTTGAATCTGCAAGGGTTGGTGCAAAGAGCGTAATTTGTGTTGCACATGGCACGGACGGTGGCTTCACTGGAGATACAGATTGTAATTGGACATGGTATGAAGACCCAGATGAGGTCGGCTACCATTCTAACTTGCGATTTGACGGAACGGCGGCGAGTGCTGTTGCTGACTTTATAACAGCAGGCGGCGAGTTTATCTGTTGGCTGACGGGGCATACGCACAGAGATAAAATTGGTCACATGACCGCATACCCAAATCAGTTTGCACTTATTATGAACAGATCTGGAGGAAAGCCCACAGAGACAAGGGCGGCTGATTATTCTGGCACGCTTGTAGTTGTAGACCGAGTTAATAAGCTGGTTAAACTCATACGATGCGGAGACACCTTTGATGCATATATGCGCCCGAAGAATACACTGTGTTACAACTACTCGACGCAGGAGCTTATATCGCAAACATAAGTCAACTAAACGCCCATTTTCAGTAGAACAGTCTGACAAAACTATTACAGAAAAGTATTGATTTTCTGTTCTCTTTGTGATATAATTAGTATAACTTAAAGTAAGATCGTAGCACAGAAAGGAAATAGCAATGTCAGACTATTCTTCTTTTGTTGATGGCTTCATGCTAAAGTTTGACAATTCGTTTAGCACAGAGCAACTAAGATTTATCAGAGATGCTTTGAATGTGTATACTCTGAATTATGACATTAAACCAGTCACAACAGAATTGTCTTTGGCGCAATATCAATTACCGCAAGCGTATTTTATATTTATGGCTTCAAAAGAGCAAGATGGTAAATTGTCAGTAATGTCTAAACAGCAGTACAAAATGTGTTTGGAAGATATGTTATACTTCTTGGCGATGCCATTAAGCAGCATTACGACAAATCATCTGAGATTATATTTACAAAAGATTAGCAAGAGTGCAAAGACCGGTAAACCGATTTCAGATAGCACAATGAATCAGCGCAAAAGTATCATACGCAGCTTTTTCACATGGTTGTATGAAGAAGAATATATTGAAAAGAATCCGGCTGTAAGAATTAAGACAGCAAGAGATCATTCAAAACCACGAACGGAATATTCAGATACGGATATTGAGAAAATCAGAGAATCGTGCAAGACTAAAAGAGATCGAGCAATTATTGATTTGCTAACTTCTTCCGGAATCCGGATTTCAGAATGTGTCGGTATGAATCGAAATGATGTAGATTTCATCAATCGTGAAATTCTTGTTTATGGTAAAGGCGGTAAATGGAGAAAAGCGTATATTGACGGACGTACAATCGTTTCGCTTAAATCATATTTGGATGAACGCAAAGATAACAATGAAGCGCTATTCGTCTCTATGAGAAGTCCTTATGACCGCCTTACGTCCGGGGGTGTGAGAAAATTGCTACATGGTTTACAAGATGAAAGTCATGTTAATAATATTATACCACATAGATTCAGACACACGATGGCAACAAGTATGGTAAATCGTGGTATGCCTATTGAGACAATCGGAAAAATATTAGGTCATTCTCTGACAAGTACAACATTGAGATATGCGCACTTATCAGAAGCAAAGATCAAGAACGACTATATGGCATTCCATTAAACGTATTAACGTGCTGTATGACACTATAGTTAAATACGGTTTTTCAAGGTTAATTTCAATTAGAATTATTTATTCGAACAAACACTCATTGAAGTATATTACATATAGAATTGGATATTGAAAACAGTTGCTAACTATGGCTGTATATAGAATCATAAAGGGGATTACAGATATTATTTCTGTAGTCCCCTTATTTTTTTTAGCCAATGGAATTCATTTGTTTTAGTGCTTCTTCTTTTTGCGATTTGATTACATGATAGTAGGTTTGAATAGTAATTGCCGTTGAAGCGTGACCAGCCATTTGAGATATAACGTCAAGTGATACTCCGTGACGTAAGTAATAGCTTATGCCGGTATGCCGTAAAAAGTGTAATGTGAATTTATCTCTTTCACCGTTCTTATTCAAACCACACGATTTCAATTTGCCTTTTAAAACTCTTAACAGATTTTGTTCTAATACCTTTGTTCCTTTTTGGGTGGCAAGCACATAATCTGTTGGCGCTGTAAAATTGCTGTGATCCTTTATGTGGTTCAGCGCTTCTATTGCTTCGTCTGTTAAAGCCACTTCTCGCATTGACTTAACTGTTTTGGGTTTTGTCAGAATGACTTTTGTTTTTGCTTTTGCGCCATTATCTCTGTTGCGGACACGTGATACAGCTTTTGTCACTCTTAATATTTTGTTTTCAAAATCAATGTCCGACCAGGTTAATGCCGTTGCTTCTCCTATTCGTAAGAATGTGACAAGGATAAAGTATAAAGCAACACCGTATTTTGTACCGCCGATTCTGCCGTTTTGCGGTTGTTCGTAACATGCAGCTTTAAATGTTTTAATCTCTTCGTCAGACAAAACTAAGTCTTTGATTTCAGCGGAAGTGTTTGCGTCTTCTAGCGTTATCTCTCCTACTTCTTTTCGCTGAACCGGACGAACCACGCCAAGCATAGGATTATCTGTTGGATTCTTCTGGTGGTAGTAAGCGAAAAACTGATCTAAAATTTCATATGTCTTTTTGACGGTTGAATATGAATATCCTTTCCCGCCGTTATGCTCATACTGCAAATAGTGTATGTGTTCCGCTATATCTTTTGTTTCAATTTCAATTACAGGCTTTAAACCAATGTCATAGTATTCAATCTGGTTTTTAATTGTGCATTCGTTCCGATCATACGAATTAGCCTTAGTCTTCTGGTATTTTGACTTCTTTAGCCAGTCATACATTGCGTTTGATAAAATTACGTTTTTATTGAAAATTGAAGTCTTATAAACTGCCTTGTTTTGGGAGTTTTCAAGACGCTCCTTTTCAGACATGCGCTCATAACACTCAGAAATTGATCTGCCGTACACGATAAGTCTCTTTTTTCGGGGCTTATCCGACTTGTCGAATTTATTAGTGTATAACTTTTGAAATTTGATATTCGTATGTTCTTTGTTCGCCCACGTAAAACTTCCTTGACCGTATGGCAGCTTTGGCAATTTCTTAGGTAATTTGCTACTCATGACACATCCTCCTTTGACCTATTTGTTTCACTTTTGTTTCAAACTTGGTGGTACAAATTATGTAATTTTGGTACAAAACAGAATGTTTGTTTGTGTGTAACTCAATTATAAACCAAGACAAATAAAAAAGCAAGTGCCGAAAAATGCCGTAAATACAACGTTTTTCAACACTCGCCTTTTGGTGTGAAAGTAACAGGGGAAGCAGGAATCGAACCCGCATTGACGGTTTTGGAGATAATCAATGCACTTGCGATTTTTCCCTTATATTCAACAAATATTCAATTCAGTTATGTGATTGTTTCACTTTTTGTTTCACTTTGGTTTTCGTGTATCACTTTGTTATTTGATATCCACTACTTTGTTGATATGCTGTCTGCGCCATTTGTCAAATGCTTCTTTGTCAAATAGCAGCTTACCGCCTAATCTCATGCAAGCCACGCCATCAACATCTGCCATCTTATACGCAGTATTTCTACTTATTCCCATCATCTCTTGTAAATCTTTCACAGTATAGTATAACATTTTTAATCCTTTAATCCTATTGCTTTTCTCGCCATTGCTTCATTTGCGAAAACTCGCTTTGTTACTTCTTTAGCACCAAGACGCAGATTTTGATTTTCTTTAAGAATCCAACCATTCTTTTTGAGATCGTATGTAAAGCAGTATTGCCGTTTCGCAATTTTGTACAACTTCATTTTCTCGATAATTGGCATTGTGGTTAAGCCATCTTTGTAATTAACCACATAATAAATTTCACCAACTATCAAGCTGTCTCTCAGATTTTCTTCGAATATCTTTAGTGCGGTTTTATAACCTTCCAACAGATATTTGAGATGGTTTCTTTCTTCAATTTCATCTTCGTCTAATCTAATAAGTTTAACGCCGGTTTCCTTGATTAACTTTTCCATCTCTTCGCAAAATCTCATGTCGTACTTCCTAACCCGCCATTTCTTACACCATCGGCATTGTCTGAATAAGTTAATCCAAACGGCATGAATATACCTTGCATTATGCCATGACCAGCTTGAATATCAATTGTCTTATCTTCGTTGCTGTCATTTGTGATCTTCGCAAAAATATGGCCTTCGTTATCAGAGTAATAATAATCGGAGTCTATAACACCAACAGTATTGTTAAGCTGCATACGATACTTGAATCCCAACCCGCTACGTGGGAACACAAGCAATACCCATCCTTCTTCAATTTTTACTCTTATGCCTGTGGCAATCTTTATTGTTTCTCCTGGCGCAAGTGTAATAGCGTGCGGTGCATAGAAGTCATAACCAGCCGATCCGGACGTTGCTCTTTTTGGCAGTTTAACGTTGTCATAGATTTCTTTAATCCAATAATCCGGATAATCGCCGTTTATATCTTTCATGCTCTGATGAAATTCTTCATAGCTTACTTTTTCAAATTCGCCTACTCTTACCAATTCTTTCTCCTAACTTATTCTTTTTGCGTACTGGTTATCCGATGAAAGATAAACTCCCAATACTTTATCATAATGTTTTTCGTGATTTGGAATAAATCTGCCAAACTTAATAACCACGTTCGGAAATTCTTTCAGCGCTTTGATTTCGTCAGCACATTCTTTTTCATAGTATCCGGTATAAATTACTACATCATCGTTACAATGATGATTGATTCGTAATTGTTTAATAATGTCGATAACGTCAGCGAATTGATCTATTGGCTCTAAACCGCCGAATACAATCGCTTCTGATATTGGATTATTGATATATCGTTCTACAATTTTTTCATTTCTTATGTGGATATTTTTCTGGAATACAAGAGAACTATTTTGGCAGCATTTAGTTCCGCTTTCTTTATCACATTTAAATGTGCAATAGCTTGTAATAATAAACATGGAAGGGACTTTGTAATTTACAAAATCCTCTTCCACAAGACCCTTGATTGTCATATTTGTTTTTGAATTATATCTTATCTGATGTTACGTTTATGTTTTCCCATTCACGCAGTTTATATTCATCAGTTCTCGGTTTTGACCATGACTTGATCTTAGTGTAAAATCCGACTATTCTCGAATATTCTGTGTAAACCGGTTTACCACAAACAGGACACGTTTTGCCGTAGAACGCATGATTGTTCTCACACGCTTGAATTTTAGTATTAAAAGCAAAGTACGTTACACCTTGTTCTGCAATGTATTCAACCATCTTCCACGCTTTATCAAAACTATCAAATGGAGCATCAATGTTTACATGCAAGATTGATCCGCCATTACAATAGCTGTCAAACTTAGAAGCTATATGAATACGTTCTTGCAAAGTGGTTTTGATACCAAGCGGAATAAACTGATTTCCGTAAAGCGGAAGATCATAAATGTCTGCCATTGGATAGAAGAATTTATCTTTCTTCATAAGTTTGTCGGCAGCACTTTCGCCTGGAATCTGCTCTGTGTTAATCTGATAATCGCAGTTATTATCTTTAATGAAATTATCAGCAACTTTTCTCATTGTTTTGAAAATCTTTTCACCAAATGCAAACGCTTCATCTGTATAGAATGTATTATCAAATTCATCATTTTTAATATAACCGAAACGCTTCATTGTTTCATATACGCCGATAAAGCCTATTGTGTTGTAAAGATGTTCAAAATCAATTAAACCGTATGTGAAATTAGGAAGAATCCCCTTTTCAACATTGCGTCTGATAATGTGTCTTACTGCGTCAAGAGCGACCAAACAGATACGTGTACGCTTTTTTAATTCTTTTAAATATTCTTCTTCGCTATTTGTATCAAGTGCAATTCTAGCAAGATTAATTGTGTTTACCTTTACCGATCCAACTTTCAGAGCAGTACCACCAATAGAATTAAAATATCCCAAGTCTTTAATGTTGCTCTTTAAGCGACAGCAGTTGCTTAAAGAATTTACGCTACTATCAACAAACAGGTTGGAATCCGCCCATTTCAAATTGTGCGATATCGCCCATACAGCAAAATCATGGTCAACGAATTTGCCGTTTTGTCTAAGAAGTGAAATTGTACTCACCGGGAAAGTGAACATGTTTTCGCTCCTAATTTCAGCCATAACCTCCATGTACCATTTCTGGAATTCAATAATCTCTTCTTCATAGTCAATCATGAAAGTTCCGTCCGGAAATTCTGAACCACCAAACAAGGCTTCAAAGTACGGATGATCGAATACAGAAGTATTCGTAAAGGCAGACTGCGAGCCATCTCTCACGTATGGCTGATTGACAGCATGTATGAATCGCTGGAAATTTTGTCTTGCGTAATACCTTGCATTACCGCTAGACCTAATTCCCAAGTAATCATTATCAACATCTTTCTTCCAAAAATAGTACATATAAGGAATGATATTAGGAAGTCCGCAAGCGCCGGAAGTGCGGTTACATGCGAAACTTACAAATTCTTTTACAAAATCTACAAACGTTGTTAAATGTTTTGCTGGTTTTGGATTTTGCCCTTCGATAAAGTATAACCCTTTTTCTGCTAAATCTTTTAAATCATACGCAAAACAATATGATCTGAATGTACTTGACGGAGCATCGTGCATATATAATGCACCAATCCATTCTGCTCTAAGCCAATCATTAGCTGCTTTAAAACCAAATCTCTTATGAATCTCATAATAGATTTTGTTAAATGCAAGCAATTTCGAATGTGGCTTTGGCATTTCTCTTTCAAGGGTAACAATATCTTTGTGGCTGACATTTGAATTCCCATCAATGCTAGAATCTGCTACGGTATCTTCGTCAATAAAGTTATCTATAAAATCTGTATAACTTAATTGGCCATCATCAAAACCATTGATCTTTGCAATTTCAGTTCCGAATTCTGTCTGCAATTTGTTGTATTGCAGAACAAAATTCTTTACAAGCCGAATATTAATTTTCATGTTTTAGCCTTTCGATTAGTAATTTTTTACCCAATCTAAGGCACTCATGAAATCAAGTAATTCACCATTGACACTGAGCGTTGGAGCGTTCATGATACCCATAGACAGCATTTCATCAATATCTTCGTTCTCCGTAAACTCAACACCTTTGTCTTCTAACTTCTTTTTCAAAACCTTACACTTCGGGCATGTAGGCGTTTTGTATAAAATTATTTGCTCCAATAAGTACCTCCAATTAGTTTTTATATAATTAAGTATTCAACGATGAAATCAGCAGCATCGCTCATAGAATCTTCAACACGCAAAAAAGATTCTTGAATCCACGGATGCAAACATTCTTCATTTTCGTTGATACCAATTACCGAAATATGTTTATTGCCGAAATGGTTCATAGACCACGCTACACCCATTTCAAAATGCGAACCGATACTTTCACCAATGCCTTCGGCATTAATAATGAGAATGTCGGTATCACGGATTTGGTTTAATTCCCATTCCATAATTTCTCGCTCTGATTTCTGATAGTCTTTGTCATATCTGTAATACTGCGGAGGATGAACGAAAATCAGCTTTGTACTTCCATCATTTGAGTATCTAAACCGGTTTTCGATCAACCGTTGAATGTTATTGCGCCAAGACATTTGTTCTTCATATGTCAAGCCTTTCATTTTTCCGCAAGTATAAATCTTTATTTCTTTACTCATTTTCGTCCAGTATTCTTTCTACTTCTCGCAGCAATTCATAAACATCTTTCTTATAACCAGAATTATCAATCACATAATCAACTTCTTTTTCTATAGAATCGAATTGACCTACATCAGACAAATTCCGGCGATAAGATTCTTCTATGTTATCGCCACGCTCCAAAATCTTAATTAGCCGTGACCTCCGATCAACCTTTAAATAGATTGAAACTGTCTTAATGCCTTTGCGTTTTAATGCTCTTAATCCAGCCGGAGTTAATACAGCATTTACATCGTTAGAATCACTACACTCATTAAACGGAGTACCATAATGCCAACCGTTGTATTCTGCGGTTTCGACAAAGAATCCTTCGGAGTCTAACCGCAAGAATTCTTCGTCTGAAATATAATGATAAGAGAATCCGTCTATTTCTCCCGCACGAATTGGCCTTGTAGTGTAAGTGACAATCTTAACGTGATTAAATTCTTTTGTGATTAAATTCTGCAAAGTAGATTTACCGCTTGCACTTTCACCAACTAAAACTAACATTATAATCCTTTTCTGTTTTGGTTTTTACTTAATTTCGATATCGTCAAATATAATCGGCATACGCTGTTTCAGTTCATTGAGCAGCGGGATCATAACCTCTCTGATTTGAGGATGTGCAAAATGTTCAGTCCTTAATGTCAGAATGTTTCTCCATTCACGGAAGTTCGCAGTTACCACGATTTCAGTTTTAAGCGAATTAGGCAAAACCCCTCTTGAAATCTGCGGTGTCGCTCCCAATTCAATCAAGTTCATGTAGTGGTTTTCTGCGTCATTCATGGCGGAAACCCATTCAGCAATAATTTTCTGAATCGTTTCTTCCGGCAAATCTTTCATCTTAGCATCAAGTCTAATTCCGCCTTCAATATCAATAACATTGATTTCGTTATTAAACTTGCCCTTTGAATAATTGCAGTATCTTGTAGACTCCTGTGCGAAAGACGCTAACCGGTGTCTTACGATTTCATGGGAAATGCCACGATCAACTGTGAAGCATACCGAAAGGATACTGTGTTCAATCATCGCAGTATGTCCAGACTTAATCAGATTTTGAATCATCTTTCTTGCGCTGGATGCGTCTTCTGAAATATAGTTCTCGGATTTATAGCATTTACGTGCAATCTGCTCAATAAACTTTAACTCTTCTTCTCCACCTTCGGAAAACTCTGTCAAAATTACATATGACGGTTTGACAATATTCATGTATTAAACATCTCCTATTATACCATATTTTCTTATTTTTGTCAAGTATATTACTTTTCTGTATTAGTTTTTGATTTCTACAAAATAGCGGATTGTACTTTGCTCTTTCTTGTAAATAACAATTTCATCATTCCGCAACATTTGACCAGCGTGTGCATGTAAGCAATTAGCGCCAGGACAATTCCTTTGTAACTTTTCATAATCAAAATTATAATACTTGCTATCAAAAGTATGTACGTTATACGGTTTGCCGTAAGCTACATCCATTAAAGCCATGTAACCAATATTAGAATTACCGTTCGCCCAATACGATCCAGATAGCGATGTATAGCCTAATGATTTCCTAGCTTTCGGCGCATAATAAATACCGTAACCAAACATCTTTCCGGTAATTACTGCATTGGTTGGTCTAAGCACTAAGCCAGTGTTAATGATCGACCACCAATTTTCATTTCGGCTGCCGTGGAACAACAACCTAATATCATTAATCTTGTTGTCTCGGACAAAATCATCAAAGAGTTTTTGCGTCTTATTATTCTTTACTCTCCACGCTCTACTGAATTTGTGTGAGCAATCTCCAAGAGCAGCTTTGATCCTAGCAATATCTTCTCTATCACATTCTTCAAATTCAAGTCCAAGCGCTTCAAGGATTGTGCAATCGTGTTCTGTTGTAGTATCCGTATCCTCTTCGATGGTTTGTTTTTCTACTACTTGACCTTTCATAACGTCAAGCAAATCCTGTTCCCGCTGGATGATTTTCGTGAATTCTTCTTTTGAACTTGCCAAGCAATAACTAACGTCAGACATTTTTCGTGGAATGACGGTAAATAATTTCAGCAATTCATTATTGAAAATTTCAACAATGTCAATGGCAAGCAAACCATTGATTATTACCTGTGCTTCGTCAACCATCGCATGAGTAACTTTATCAGAAGAAATATTGTAATTACTTTGAATTGCTTGTTTTGCCATACGCTGTAATTTCTCAACAATCTCGGCAATAGCAGAATTCTCAATGTCTTTATATTCCTTCTTTTGGTTGTCCTTCTTTTTGATAATTAAATCTTCAACAAGTTCTGTCTGATCCACATATCCCTTGTTAATCTTCTCTTTATATTTCTTATCATAGTTACTCATTGAGTAAGTGCGCTTTTGCGGTGTAGCGCCAACTCTGCCGTATTCAGCAAGCCAAGTACCATCGCCATTTGGAATTTGACGATAATACTTGTTGTTGTTTCCGGCTGTAACCATAACTAAGTAACGTGGTCTATATTCATTATCCATTACAGTTTATAAATCACAATCTCAACGTCTGCGCCTTCAAAGACTTCTTCGATAATTTCTTCGACAATGTTCCAATCGAGTTTATCAAGACCGCAACCGATTCTCGGCATTGCCAACTTCTTAATGCGCAATTCCTCTGTCCAATCTCTCATATCGCAAAGGCACTCACGCAAACTGTCATATGACGGTTTATGCCAATGAACATCCTTTGTTACAAGATTAAATACATTGTCAACAAGTAGCGCCTTGCCGATTAACCCCTTATCAAACTTCTCGCCATTCGGGATGGGATAATCTCTGTGCAGCTTAAATCTCATGTCGTACACTTCATCAAACTTTTTAGCGATACCAGCGCCTAAAGTGTAATTACCACTGATGCAATGTGCAAGATAATATCCTTGCGGTGCAGTAAACAAATCGCCAGTAACTTCTCTTAAAACCATTTTTCTCTCCTTTGTTTAATTATCTTCAATGATTACATTTCGTGGATTATATATCATTGGATATATAACTGTTTTCACGATTAAATCATCTATTGTTGGATCGACATAAATTTTGTCGAATCTCATTCCTATTAACTTGTCGTTTAAAACAACAGATTGAAGCATAATTCCGCTTTTCAATAATATCTTATATGGTTCGCTTCTGCTTTTAGTAACTCTCTCAATACAATCATGCGGAGTTTTAGCCAAAAAATTTTCAAACCAATTCACACACCATGATTGCGTTTTGCCAATTACAGCTATTCTTATGATATTTCACCACCTTACTTTATTAATCCACGCAAATAGTAATTGAAAGTAGCAATGATAAATACCGGCGTACAGCCTTTATCCGGAAGAAACATAATTCGCAAATCAAACTTATGGTCAAAGCTGTGCAGACTTCCTAAATAGCTTTTGCTTTTGTATTCGCTGTTATAATTGCCGGTTATAATATCTTTATAATCACAGTTCTCAACAACAAGATACTTTTTTGCTTTTGCGCCACGAATGAATTCATCTTCAAATCTCTGCCTTGTTTTGGTTAAGCACAACGCCAATTCCTCGGCGCTATTCTTGCGCTCAATCACAATTTCTTTTTCAAAAGAAATATTTTTTAAAATGCCTAATTCTTCATTCTTCGGCAGCATAAAGCTATAATCGCCATAATCAAGTGCCTTTGATTTGTATGGGATATTATGCTGATCGAAATAATCTGTTATATGTTGGTTTCTTTGTTCTCTAGTATCAATCAGAACAACGATTGAAGATAACAACTTTCGCTGTTCTGATTCAGTATACATATAATTCTCTAGCATTACAGATTGTCTACCTCTTGATAACTTGTCCACCAAACATCAAAAACGCCTGGAACATCTTCAAATCCATTTTCGGTTTTGCGCACTCTGTTTCTGGTTTCTTTCTTATTAACTAAAACAATCGTTCCTTCCGTCAGCTTGTTTCTACTATAAATACGCTTATTGATTTTGTAAGTCAGCACTTCGCCAGACCGCAAGGAATACGCTTTAATCTTTGGAGAATACTTTGTATCAACTTCCAAAATCACAAAATGGTTTTTATAACGATCATCTTTTACATCTATGTAGCCTAACCGCTTTTGCTGCGCATTTACTTTTTCTGCCAATGTACGTGGTTTAACCTTTACTTTTGTTGACAAGAACCGCAAAAATTGTAAAGCATCAACTTGCGTGAACATCTTCTGAGTTTCTTTTCCGGCAAATGGCCGTATGTAATCCAATGGAACGTTCATCGCTTCTAACTTATCTTTTGAGAATTGCTTCTTGAATTGTCGTTTGGTTTTATCGAAAAAGATATTCAAAATCTTATACTGGAAAATCAAACTATTGGTTTCGCCAAATTCAGAGAAGAAATCCAAGTCAATAAGAATCTCTGTTTGCCGTGAGTCAAGTGACGTTTTTGTTTTTAAGTCCATGAGCAAATCAATGAATGTGTCATATTGGTTATCTTTTAGCGCATAGATTTCATCTGCGATTATAGAATTCAAATACTTAATTGACGCAAGACCTTTGAAGATTTGATTTGTCTCTTTATCGAAATTGTATTGCGCAACAGAATGCCGGAACTTAATCGGAGAAATTGTTATCCCTCTTCTTTTGGCATAATCAATGATTGCAAGACTTTTTTCTTCTTTATCTTCAAAGATGTTTAGTGCGGAAGTTATGAATTCTAGCGGATAATAATATCTGAGATAACCACAAATGTAACCAATCCATGAATAAGGATCAGCGTGGTTTTTTGAAAACAGGTAATCCGATGCGTCAATGATAACTTGCAAGAAATCACCAATCAAATTTTCGGCTTCTTCTCGGCAGATACCGTATTCATCTTGCATGGTTTGTATGAAACCTTTGATATAGTGTCCTTCGTTTAGATAACCACCATCTTTAATAATTGGAATATCTGTTTCCGTTCCTGTTTTTTTTGAGAAGTGTCGCCTTACAACGTCCGCTTCACCCATCGTAAATCCGCAAAACTTATTTAAGAATTCAATAATCTGCTCTTGATAAACCATGTATCCCAATGTTGGTTTCATGAATTCGTCAAGCGCTGCATTACCATACAGCTTATATTCGCCGTTCGCCAATTTGTCACGGTATGATTCACCCGCTGGACGGATTGCACCATTTCCGATTGACAGCAAGTTCATATAGGAAAAATCACTATTAACCGCTTTAATCTTCGCTATGGTTTCATCACTAAACAACTGCTTTAAGTATGCTGTCGCTGATTGAGATTCCCACTGGAAAATCATTGTTGTATCATCTTTAATACTTTGCCATACAGCTTCATCGTCTGCTGGTATGTTATCTGGTGTAGCAAATGGAATTCCGGCAGCGTCACAAGTTTTGTAAATTAGACCGATGTTATCCAGACCAAGTATATCCAGCTTTACAAAATTTAGACTATCAATTTCCTTCATATTAAGAACGGAAATCGGATATTCATCTGTTGTTGTAGTAAACGTACCAAACCATTCATCAACCGGATACGGAGAAACAACACAACCAGCCGGATGATTGCCAACTGAAACGACAACGCCATTTACCATATCGACATAGCGAAAAACTTCTTTGTACTTTTTTCGTGCGTTGTCTACGTCTAATTCTGCAAGAGCAATAATCTCTTCTGAGAATTTTAGATAGTCAAACGGCACATTATGTACTGAATGTCTTTCGATCTCTCGTTGTAATTCCTTTGGATATGGTTTTGGTTTATATATACATCCGGCAAGCGCTGATTCCTTTTCTTTCTTTGCTTGCTCTTTGTTCCAATCATTAACCTTGTCTAAAATTTCTTTTGGCAGCTTGTCGATATTATCTTTCGCTAAACCACGACAAACGTCTTTGATTGCGCCCTTTAAAGCGATTGTGTTAAACGTTACAATGTCGCAGCAATACAAACCTTCTTTGTTGAATAGATAATCTTTAACAATTTTTCTGTCTTCGGATAGCCAGTCTGTATCAACCTTTAATACCCTTGCTTTCGCAATATTTGTAGGGAATAGACTATCTCTTTACCCACATGGGGCAGAACGCACTTCGGGTTGTAGCTTATCCTCAACCCTACTTCCCGCAACGGAATAGTCGTTACATCTTTTGGATAAATCCAACTTGACACGGTATTAGCATGTACCAAAGTATTTAGCCTTCACCGTTAGCACGTTTTCACGCACACCTATAAGCAATATAGTTCACGTTCTGATAATACATACCATTGCTGACATGCACGACCTAGAATATTCTATTTTTGCAATTCAAATATAGTTGTCTTTTTCTCTCTAATGGCAAAGACGAATCTATATTTTCATACAGAATTTCCATGATCCTTGCTACTAAATTATTACCGCCATATCTTATATAGCTAACATTTTGATTTTCTTTTCTCTTTTCTAAATGGAGTTCTCGATTTGTTATTTTTAATTCCACAAAATAATTGTGTATAAATGCTAATAGTTCATCTGTCCCAACTATGCAAATACTGTAAAATGGTGATTTACAATTATTTAAAAATATACTTCCATCGCCATCAAAATAACCTAATATAAAAGATGATATAAATTCTTTATCAATATTGGGTGGTTTTATAATATTAGTTTTATTTAACAATACTCCATGTGAAACTAAATCATCGAACATTTCTTCACTATCAATTATCAGTCTTGAATATGTGCTGCCAATAGAATATCCTTGATGTTGTTCATAATCCTTAATTGGATAAGTTGCTTCAAGACATTTTTTAAGTTTTTCAAGCTGAGATTTATCTTTTGATGAAAGTGTCATGCCAAATCTTTTTCTTCCACTTTTCATTTCCATAACATAACCATCAGCATAAATATATCCAAGCCAGTATGATTTTTCATGCGAATCTATATTTTGAAAGTAAGAGAAATTTGCTTTATATTTTCTTGAATTTATTTTGTTGCTTCTTATTTCAAAACCATACTTCTTAAAATTACTTAAAAAATAACTATGATTGTGACCGAATAATTTTTCAAGTTGAAATGTACTTACTCCATTTTGATATAATTTGTAATAATCTAATGCTTCGGAATACTCTATAAAAATTCACCTCATTATAGAATTTCTCTTAATCTGCTAGACTGACCCGCTCCTTTGACATGAAGCGCTCAAAGTTCAAATTGTATTTAATACTATCTATTTCTGTAATTCCTAAAAGGTAAGCTATAATACTGCCACTTACTGAACCACGGCTATATCCAAACCGGACTCCACGCCTTCGCATTTCAGATTTATAGTCTTCTTCAAGCAGCATGAAATCAATAGCGTTGTTGTGCTTATACGTTTCATATTCGTAATGAATCTTATCAATGTACTCTTGCTTGTTTGGCTTCTGACCGATTTTGCGCCAAACATAACCAGCATTGATTTTCTGCTTAAAGACTTCCTCCGAATTGTCGTATAACTTTGGATATTTCGCAGAATGATCTAATTCAAATTCCTCGATAGAATCAAGTAGTTTCATACTATTGGCTTTAGCTTCTTCGACAACAGACATAGGTAATGAACCTTGCTTTCGCCAGCATTCATCCAATTCTTCTGGTGTCTTGAAAGTTAAATCCATTTTGTCTTCATTTGCAAACCGAACGTCTTTCGCTTTCTGTAAAACGGCTCGACCTTCCATCTGTGATTTGTCTAAAGCGTGAGTATCAGTAGCAACAATCAGCGGAATTCCTGTGGCTTTACTGACGTTGTATAAATACTTGTTATATTCTATCTGTTCTGCAATATCATGATGCTGAATTTCAAGATAACACCGCTCTTTATTCTGTGCCATGAAACAAAGCATTCGCTCTCTTGCTTCATCAGTTCCATTATTCAGAACACCGCCCAAACAGGCGGACGTAACAATAATATTCTCTGACGTTGCAAAAAGTTCATCCATGAAAATACGTGGCATGTAGTAAAAGTGGTTATCTGTTCTTGTGTATGATCTTGACACAAGTTTATTAATTTCTTTTACACCAGCGTAATTTCTCGCCATAAGAACACAATGGTAATTGTCACGATGTTTCTTTTCGCTTTGGTTATTATCCTCCGTTATGTACGCTTCAACACCGTGAACATATTTCATTCCGGCTTTTTCAATCGCTTCTTTTTTCTTTACCCACGCAAATGTATTACCATGTTCTGAAATACATAAGCCAGCCATTCCACATGCTTTGGCTGCATCAACATACTGCTGATAGTGAGTGATACTATCAATATTGGTAGTACCACTACTCAGCATTGTGTGCATGTGATACGGAAAATACAGCGTACTCATTTATTCATCACCGCCAAATTCACGGTATTCACAACAATTCCTGTATTCGCAAATATTCGAACAATAGAAGAAATCGGCGGTTTCGCCAAACTCTTCCTCTTTTTTAATTTCTTCAATGGTGGTTTCAAGCCATGCAATAGCTTCATTGTAATCATTCATATCAAATTTGATTTTTGCAATCTTGTTATCTTTAAAATGATTCCACCAAATTTCTGTAGGATATTTGCCGTATTCTTGATAGACAGCATATGCATATAAATACATTTGCTTTTTGTATGAATTAAAAGTTCTCTCGGATTTTTTCAGTACAGACTTACCATCTTTTTTGAATGGATAAGCTGCACTCTTATGATCCACAATAATCAAATCACCGGTTTTTTCATCTTCTATCAGCAAGTCAATAAAGCCAAGAAAATCATGTCCGTTAATCGTGGTTTCAACTTTTTTCTCTGCGCCAATAACCTTATAGCCTTTCAACCAGTTAAGATTAAAGTCTGCAAAGTAATTAGCGCAAATCTCGTAAGTCTTTTCCATGATTGATGGCTTAACAGTATATAATACATTTTCATCAAAATGCTGATAGTAATACTCAGACGCTTCTTCCGGCGATAGTTCACCGTTAAATATTTTTTCTAAAATGCTGTGACAAAATGAACCGACCTCGGCATAGAAGTTACCTTCGTCTAAATACAAATCCGGATCATTTATAATGTATCTTAGGTAAAACGCATATCTGCATTGCTCAAATGCGCACAACCTGGAATACGACCACCGCATGTTAGCAATCTGTTCTTCGTAAATACTCAAACTACTTTCCTTTTGTTTTCGTACAGTAAACGCCAAACGTCTTCACCGCAATCAACCGGTGCATTTTTCGCTTCAAAACCACCAAGCAGATTATCAGTATCAGCGATGATGTAGACATTTGTTACTCTTTTCAGTTTGTCTATATCATCTTTGGTAGCACCTTTGCGATAATCAACATCGCTGTCATACGCAAAGACAACGTTTACTCTTAGTTTTACAAGTAACTTAATTTGTTCATCTGTCAATGTATGCTTTTCTGCGGAAACGCAATTCTTGAATCCCCAACCATAAGCCTTCATAACAGATTTAATTGATTCAAAAATTATGATTTCTCGGCAAGATTCTATATGTGGCTTAGTAATATCTAAGCCTTGAAAATAATCAACTGTACCAACAGGATAGAAGTTGATGTATTTCGCAAGTCTCATAGCTTTATAATTTTCAAATCGTGTTCTACCCTTGATATTGATTAAACGGCCATCAATATCTCGCACCGGATAGATAATGCGATTGCTATAATCGTCAACACGTATATCGAACCGATCTAATACGTCCTGTCTAATTCCTTCGTTTAGCCACTCCGGAACTATCTTCCTCGGATATTTCTTATAAACATTTTCGTCTAAGATAACGTGTTCTTCCTGTGGTTTCTTATTATGCATAACATTTCTGACTCGCTTTAAATACGTCATTGTTTTTGAACGACACATCAATGACATATCAACGTTAGCCAGTCTTGCAGCTTTATTCACGGCTTCATCAAAACTCAGCTTTTCATAATTGATTAAATAGCTGATGATTTGACCGGATTTGCCACACGAAAAACAGTAATAAGAATTTTTCTCTGGTGTAATAGAAAAAGAAGGGGTCTTGTCAATATGTAGTGGACAACGCCCAAAATAATCATTTCCCCTCCTTTTCATTTCTATGCTTTGGCTAACGTATTCCAAAAGGTCAACACCCGCATTGATCTGCTGTAGCATATCATCGTCATAGTTTATTTGCATAATTAACCTTTGTTACGTGTTATCAGTCCTAGCGTGCTGAATTTCAGTTTCAATAATACTCATATGATCTCCGTCAAACGAAAAATCAATGTAGTCTTCTTCATCGTCTTCTTGCATCTGTTGACCAAGACGATTAACATATATTTTTGCATATGCGTTTCCGCACTCTTTACCATCTTTAGCAATCATTGATGCTGGTTTATATTCCCACTTGATACCAACAGAAAGATATCTGTTAATCTTGATACTGTCTGCAACTTCGCCTTGCCGGTTAAGCTGACAAGCTGCAAGTACGGCAAGATCAAGTTCGCCAGCGATTTTGTTTTTCAAAAAATCGCACTTAGCACCCAAGACATTATAGTTAGTGCTTGACTCTGATTCGTTACTCTTCAAATAATCAAACACGAAAAACTGCAAACCTATTTTGTGTTTCCACATTTTACAGATTGTGTACATTTGCGAATTTGAAACTTCCGGCATATATACATGAACAAATGGTTGCTCTTTAATCCATTGAATTTGTTGATGAATTTTTTCGCCTTCTTCTTCTGTATAATTACCGCTCTTAATCCGCTGTACGCTAATCTTTGTTAAATGTGCAAGCAAGCGCTCAACATATAACCTTGTCTGCATTTCCGTATCAATTACAAGTGTTGGTATGCCGTTCTTCAATTTATGCACAACTTCATTCATAAGAAAAACAGATTTGCCTTGTTTGTATTTCGCCTGTATTACAACAAGTTCTCCTGTCTCATATGTGAAGTATTCCCCGAACGATGGGTATTTAGAAGGAATACCGTATAATCCGTTATCCGTTCTTCTGCTTTCAATCTCCGCCCATACATCGTCAATCTCTTCACCAAGCAAACATGCATCTGCTTTTGTGATATAAGATTGAGTAAGTTTGTCTAATGAATCGTACACATTACCACTTAATGTATCCAAATCCTTCTTTAAATCAAAACATTGACTTTCAAGCAGATTAAATGTTTTAACAAGGTCACGTTTAAAAGCCAACGTAACGATTGTCTCAGCAAGCATTGTATATTCTTCGATTGTGTGTCTTGCGGTTTCCTTATATAATTCCATGTACTCTTGCACTGACGGAAGATTATACTTGTTAAGTGTTTTGTTCACCGCTGGATTGCTTTGCAGTTTTTGAGATAGATTATACGCATCAATGTTCGCTATTCCGTCTTTGTATAACTCTTGAATCGCCCAATAAATACAAGCGTTCTCAGTCCCATAAAAGTTCTTCGGTTTAAGATAATCCGTGACTAGCACATAATCCGGATGGTAAATAAGAGTGCCGATAATTCCGCTTTCCGCTCCAATATCGGAAATCTCGGAAATGTCTCTCAATTCTTATTCCCTCCAAAAATGCTGCCGAAACCTGTTTTCTTTGGTTTTGGTGCAGTAAATTTTGGTTCTCTTTGATCCTCTTCTGTTACCACAAAATCTGACGGTCTTATGTTTTCTTTTCTAGCCAGCTTTGCAAGATACGCTTTTTTAACTCCTTCATCATTGACAATATATTTTAAACCGGGTACATGTTTAAGCCTTCCGGCAGCACCACGCTTAACGCAGAAAACAATATAATCAGATGGTTGTTTCTGCTTATAGATAAAGTCATTTAAAGTTTTTCTTAGATAGCTGTAAGAAACATTTTCGTCAATATCGTCATGCCAAATATTTAGAATCAAATCAATATCAGCCATGACTTGATAACAGTCTTTATGATAATAAACCGAACCAACAGTTACATATTCATCTTCTGCAATGAGTATGTCCCTATTATCATGTAGACAATTTTTGCACCTACACCGTTTAACATCTTTATTCATTTACTCTTCCTTTTCAAGAAGATATGTGGCTTCAAGGTCTGATGTATGCAGCGCAAGCACAAATGGATGTAGCTTAATTGCGCTGGAAAAACAGTTCCAATTTTCTTTCGGTTCTGTAAAACCCATGTGCCAGCGGATAGCATATCTCTCTACTGGTTCTAACTTGATATAAGTTTCAACCATCATGACAGACTTCTCTCCGTGTCCATACGGTATCTTATCGTCAACTGTATAACATGGTACGGTTTCCCAATCATACCTTCCGTTAGAATCAATCTTCTTGCCGGTATCAGAATAAATCTTCTTATTCTTTAACTCTGTACCATAGAAATAGGTTTTACATACATCATGAAGAAGAGCGGAAATGAGAACATTCTTTGTGGTTACATTTTTAAGCGATTCGCTCCAAACCGGATTATCAAGTTTGTTAAGCGCACATTCGCAAACATTTAATGTGTGTTCAAGTAAGCCACCCTCATGACAAGAATGAAATCTTGTGCTTGCCGGAGCAGTATAGAAGTCTGACTTCCTTAAAAAAGAAATCAAATCTTCTATACCTTCTCTCTCCGTCATTCTAAGGAGGCTTTCAAAAATTTCGACATTCTCCTTATTAACCATTGCGAACCCTCATTAATTGAACGGAAGTTCTTCATCTACTCCATCGGGAATATTCATGAATTCTTCTTTCTTCTTTTCCGGAGTTTTCTTTGTTACCGGTGCTTCTGATTTCTGATCTGTGAATTTAAAATCATAAATATTATAATTGACGTATGTACGCTTTGCGTTTTCGTCATACTTATTTCTGACCTCGCAAGAAAGAATCTGAATTCCAACACCCTTTCTGTCCGGAATATCAACGCTCTTAATCTTATCAGCGCAAGCGCCGAAGAAACTTACATAACCATCCTGAAAGTCTGTCTCATAACGATCTGGATCTTTCAGCTTGCGGGACGTACTTAAATTACCAGTTACAAAGCCATTCTTTTCACTGATAGACCATACTCTTGCATAACCGCCGACATACTGACCTTTTTCATTTACTGTTGCCTGTCTGAATCCCATATTATTTCTCCTTATTATTTGCTTGCTCTGATGGCAAGAATCTGCTTTTTAAGTTTTGTAAGAATATCCGGATCGCTGATATTGCGTGGATCGCCAATAATCAGTTCTTCATCAAGAGTCGGGTCTGCTTCTTTTTCAGCGGATTTTGCATAATCAGCAATCTTCTTCTTTACCGCTTCTTTGTCGTTTGCTGCACCGATTTTCTTCTTCATAAGTTCAAGAATTTCTGTTTGCAACTGAGCAGCTTTTGTAACGTCTTCCGGAAGATCATCGCCATAGTAAACGTATAGACCCAACCCATGAAGCGCAATCGCTTTTACCATGCAACGCTTCATAGCCTTATTTGCATCTGTTGATGTGATACTGTCAGCCGGAATAGCTTTGTTTTTAAAATCCATAATTGCAAGGACTTCTCTTTCTTCTTTGCCGTTAATGGTTACGCCAACTTCGACCCAGCCGGTTTTACCATCGTCATGCCAGAATCTTGTATTGCCAAACTGATCCATCACTTGTGGATAAATCTTGATTTCCATATCCGGATACAGCTTCTTGACCTCTGCAACCGCAGAAGACCACGGAAGATATGTAAGGCCGTTTTTGGTTTTAACTTTGCTGGAAACATCAATGCCGTTCAGCTTAGTAAAAATACTAACGTCTGCCATTCTCTACTCTCCTTATACTTTTTCTGTTTTGGTTTTTGCATTCATTTCTTTTGCAAATTCCTTGTATCTTCTTGTATATTTATAACTATCACCAAATATATTGTTGACAGCTTTTAACAATTTTGGCTCGTACTTGCCAATGACTTCTAATTCGTATTCAAAATTTCTACCGAAAGGGCAGCCAGCGCAACCGGTTCTTCTTAGCGCATACACTTCATAACAATCACTGTACTGAACTTTGTAATAGTCTTTGTACTCAGCTTTGTCTTTGTCTGTATACCAGAACAACGGCCTGTATTCATCGCATTGTTCTTTATTACTAAAACAAGATTTATAACTAACTGCTCTTACACCGCCCTCTGCTCTTCTAACACCAATGATATTAAGATCATAACTATTATCAGAAATACATTTGTGCGCAACGTCTTTCTTTGCTTTCTGACAACAAACATTTGAAATCTTGAATGTTGGCGGATTAGCAACCATAAACTCTTTGAGCCATTTATTGTGAGAAATATTGAATTGACTTTTGCCACCATTATTGTTATGCCATTCATTACACCACCAACGCAAAGCAACTTTACATTTTGGATACTTCTTATAAAGAGCATCGAATGATTCATCTTCAAATTGGAAATTATGTCTTTGAAGTCTGCTTATATAATCTGATACTCGTTTAGAAATAAACGGCTGACCAAAGCGCTTGCATGATATAGGTATCGGAACAATCGCTTTGTATGGCTTAATCTCGATTCCATATTTCGTTTCTAAATCTTTAATGTGTGTCTTAGTTGCTTGATACTCCAATCCGGTATCAAACCACACGTAATCTATCTTATGGTCAATATCTATTTTTGTAAGTAAATCGACCATTAAATCTGAATCACTCCCCGGACACAGCACAAATTATTTTTCTATACTTTGGATTAGAAATAATAATTTGCGCTCGTTCCAGGCTATCAGATATTATGAAATTATCGGGAGCGTCAGCTAATAACTGTTGGAAGATTTCGGATTTCCGCTCTTTTACTTCTATCATTATTACTCCGCTCTATTTTTTTAGTGTGCAGCTACGTCTGCATCATGGAGCAGTAAAATATCGTCAAACATTTCACTGCCTATAATGCGCTTGTCTTTCTCTTTTGCTCTTTCAGATTGTTTCCATGAAAGATACGGATGCATGTGGTAGAAAATTAAATTTGACAAACGCAAAATATCGTCAAGGCTGTCATATAACTCAGCAGCGTAAAACAGCGAATCATAAGCACCAACGCAATGATGTTGATAGTAGTGATAATTACCGTCAAACACGCCCTTTGAATTATACTTGCTCTGAGTTTTTACCTTGCCTAAATCGTGTAGCAATCCCGCCATCGCAAGGATTGAATCATCTTGTTTATGTTTCTTTATATATTCTTCTGCAAGTCTGCAATGCTTACCAAGTGTCGCTGAATGATGTTTATTTTTCTGATCGAATCCGTCAATACCATTCTTACCAGTAAACAGCAATGAAATATCAAACAATGTGTCAAACTCTTCTTCTACATCCTCAATCATTTCAATTTCATCCCAACCTTCACTGAAATGCGGTGGTTCAAAACTGAAATACATTTTCTTCATTGCGTATTCCGGCACAACACGCTCTCTGTTATTATTCCTTGCTAAACATTGCTCGTATGGAGTTGCAAATAACACAGCAATCTTTTTCGGGTTAATATTGTTTAGCTGTCTGATGAAAGCTATTCTCCGGCGCTTGCTAAGATTTGTTGCGTCATAAATAACTGTCTTTCCTTGCCGTAAATCTGCAAACACCCGCTTATTTAATTCCTCAAAAACTTTTGCATTATTTGTCTGGTCTTCTATATCTCCAAATAATTCTTCACGAATTGCATCAGAAGAATGCAGAGCAGTTTCCGGCTTATCTCTGATATACCTCTCAGACCACGTTGATTTACCGCTTGCGGGTAAACCAATAAGCATAATTAACGTAGCTTTACTTGACATATGTAACTCCTTACATTTCACTTAAAATGTCAGAATCAATTTCAGAATCTTCGCTAACTGAATCAGCGATAATTCCGGACAAAACTTTGAATGAGAAATTCTTGTGCTTATATGCTGTGAACTTCTGGCGGTTATCAATTCTCACAACAACGCCTTCACGAACATGAGTTTTACCGATTGGATCAGCACCGTCATAGTATTTTTCAACACGTTCCATGAGATCATCCCAAGTTGTAAAGATGAATTTCTCAAATGTAGGAACACACTTAGCACCCATCTTTTCAGCTTCGATCTGTACTTGCTCCCACGGAAGTTCAACCATGAAGCCATCTTCGTTCATCATTGTCATGCGATAAACATAAGCAGCGCTCTCACCTTCATTGCAGCCGTAAGAGAACACTGTTGTATCGCCGTACATCTTCTTGAAGTTCTTATCTTGAACTTTGTCATTGGAACAGCTACCCATAATCGGACGCTTGCCATCTTGATAACCTACAATCTCGTAATAGACTTCAACGCCTTTAGGAAGTCTGCTTGCGAAAAATTCATGATATGGCTGTCTGAATTCATTACTACCGTAAAAACCACCATCATAATTTCTAAGCGTGGTTCTGCGTGTACCGCTGACAAGTGTATAATCCTTTTTCTGTTTTGGTTTTATATGTAAAATGCGCTGAATGAAATTAGGACGCTTATTGATAACTCTAACAGTATTCGCCGTTCTTGCGCTTGTGCCATGCATCTTTAAGGTAATGTAGCAAGTATCACCAGGCTTAAAAGCACCTTGATTAAAAGCCAACTGTTGTGTATCAATATGTTCAATAAAGAACGGATAAGAAATAGTTTCTTTCTCTTCCTTGTGGTTTTTCTTGTACTTACCGCCATTCTCGCCGTTTCTTCTATGATTTGTTCTCGGAATATATTTCTTGCAAATTTCATGACCATCAAGGACAGTAATTTGATCTCCGTCTTTCAACTTGCTCACATCTGTATACTTGCTGAGAACTTCAATCGGTAAAACAAGTCCTTCGGATTTTTCACCACGCAGCTTTAACGCTGTAATATTTCTTTTCCCTTCTTCCATATAACCGCCGACATTAACTACTTCAACTCCGTCTTTGGTTATAATGTTTTTGTTGACAATCTGTTCTGCGCTAAGTTCGGAAACAGGGACATACTTCTTAATAAGATTATTGTCGTTTGCAAACTCTTCACTTAACTGACCGTCAACCGGAAAATAAATTACTCGCTGACCTTCATAATAAGACAGATCGACAATTACGTTGTTGCCAAAAACTGTGGCACATTGTAATCTGTCTGCATTACTGTGCTTGTGCAATCCAGTCAATGATGTAATATATGCACAATACAACTATTGCTATCTCCTTTCTGTACTTTTTCTGCATTGGTATTAATATATACATAAAGAGGATCGGTATGTGTTTCCGCATGACAAACCGGACAGCGATAAAGATGTGTGCTGCCGTAATATGAATATCTTGTTGAATGAATCATATAAGAATTACAATATTTACAAATCATATCAACCCCTCCTTAACTATGTATAGTATTATACCACATATAGAACAAAATGTCAATAATAATCTTTTCTGTATTAGTTTAACGCTTCTTTTAATTCTTTCGGAATTTCAATAAGAATCTTCGCTTCGACATAAACCGGCTTGCGATATTTTTCGTTCCATTTATTTACAAAATCAATAAACTCTTTTCTTCCGGTTTCATCAAATTCAAAATCTTCATATTGATCTTCTTCAATATTTTCAAGAACACTTTCTGCATCAATCTCCGCATAATACATATCGTATCCGATAACATATTGCAGCTTGTACCATTCCTCGTCTGAAAGATCGTCACGAATATATTCTAAAAGGTCTTCCATTCCGAACTCAATATAATCACTATCTTCATAACCAACAGGATAACCGGGAAATTCTTTGATATATTCCTCGTAAGTCATTCTCCTGTAATTATCATATTTATGTTTTTCTCTGCAATTCGGACATGCTAAAAAATAATACTTATGTGGTAATTCTTTACCGCAATATTTACAATGCTTTTTCTCGCAACATTTTTCTGCCATTAACTTAGTTATATAAGTCGTTCCGCAAATGTCGCATTTGTAAGCATCTACTCTTTCTGCGTTCATACAAGTTCCTTTCCACACTTCGGACAATAAACAGCATTCATCAAATTGAACTGTCCCTCTGGCTCTGGCATTGCAGAATGATAAAGCTGTGTTCCACAATTACCGCACTTAATAATCGTGTTACCTTTAAACTTTATGAATTTGCGTGGTGCTTGCGTCTCGCTGTACTTCGCTCTTCTTCTGAGTTTATTAATATCTTTTGTTTGTACCCATGCAAGCCATCTGTAACAATCTTTACAATAAACACCAGTCCTCTTATTGACTTGTTTAATTATAACTTCTTCGCAACCACAATCCGGACAAGTATATAACGCCATTATTACACCGCCAATTTCTCAATGAGTTTATTAAACTTCGTCTTGCCTTCATCGCTAATACCATTGCAATATGTGTGAAACCACATATTGAATTTATCATACATTGTTTCTCCGTCTTCAATGCGCTCTTCCGCAAGTTTATCAATTCGCTCATTGATAATAGTATCTACGTAATCCGCAAGTCTTTCAGCAATAATAACCGGTCTGCCACCAAGAGACTTAACAAGTTCAAATTCTCTCTGCGATCTGACAGGAATACTATTAGGATACTCTTTGTCAAATGCAGCAACAATTTTATCTTTTAATGTTGATACATTGCTGGTAGTAACATACTGCGCAAATTCAATATCATTGTTTTCTTTCATGATCTGAATGAATTCATCAGCGCTTATCTTGTCATTGAATGCAGCTTCGGTAATCATTCTTGCGCTTGTCATGCGCAAATCATACCACATCACTGTACCTCTATCTCTGTCAAGTTCTATGTATTGTGGCTTAATATTGTAACCATATTTATACGTTGATTCTTTCTGCACAAAAAGGCCATTTACATAAATGCAACCAGCCAAATCTTCATCCAGCAGAATATCTCCATATCTGGTTTCAATTATATCTCTATCACGATATTCGTCAAACGCATTCAGCCATACTTCTTCAATGCTGTCCGTTTCATCATACGTCACATTTGAAATGTGGATATTCAAATCTCTCGAAACGTCTTTTGATTCAGTGATTGTAAATACAAGCACATCGCTGTCAAATCTTTCAGAATGTTCGATTGAACTCTGCCATAACTGCCCTGTTTCGCCATTATGGATTGTTACCTTTTTGCCAAGACGGTTCATAACCAAAGTTGCAATCTTATAACCTTCTCCAAACTGACCGATCAAATTCTTATTATTTGCCTTTGTGGTTTTGCCAAGCAGCATAGATTTAATTTCAATGCTTGTGTTTTTATTCTTTAATGTTAATTCTTCTGTTTCCGAATCCCAATCCATTTCAAATGTATGTTGTGGATTCTCGGTTTCAGCATCAATGCCATTCTGGATAAACTCTCTGATGGCTTCTTTAAAACCCCAACTGGCAACGTACTCCGGCGCAATCGTCAACTCAAATCTAACTCCGTCATACTTCATCTTCTTTTACACACCTCATTTCTTCTAGCAGATCATCACGATTGTTTTTAAGCCATTCTGTAATAACCATATCAAGCAAGTAATTAAGAATTGCTCCACAATTTTTACCAGTAAAACCGCAAGCAATCGCATCATTCCCATCAACTTTTAAATGGTTAATCTTATAACATTCATCTTTATTTGAGTAAACTTCTTCAAGTGCTGTGCGTAAATAATCACATACATTAACGTGCTTGCCGTGAACTTTCGCATATGATATAGCGTCTACTATATCGCAATAATCGTAGTCTCTTAAAAGTTTACGTGCTTTGTGCTTTCTTTTTCTGCCATCATAGAACTCTAGTATATCTAAACCGCAAGCAATAATTTGATTAACATGGTGGATTGTATTATTATCAAAGCGCAATTCACGCATGATTTTTTCGCAATCAAGTGTATCAAAGAATAGCGCATATCTTAGATATGATCCTTCTGGCAAATCATCACTAAGTTGTATAAACCGTTTATAGTTCTGCAACCATTCATAGCCTATATTATTTCTAATGTCTGGAATAATCTTGCCTAAAGTTTTAGCAAACAGATGTAGCGTTATTAAGTATTGGTTGCCGTAATTTTCAACTTCGATTGTTTTTCGTAATTCTGCGCAAATTCGCTCTTTTGAAATTCCATTTAATAACTCGATCAATTCATAATCGTTCTCAATTTCGTATAATATTGCGTCAGAAATTTCGTAGTCAAATCTTGCAGAGAAGCGCAATGCACGAAAAACCCGCAATGCATCTTCATGAAATCTAAATGATGGCAAACCAACTGTCATAATGTTTTTGTTTTTAATATCATCCAAACCGCCGAATAAGTCTATTAGACCACGCTTCGGACTATAAGCCATAGCGTTAATTGTAAAGTCTCGCCTGGATAAATCCTCTTTTAAACTCGTGACAAATGTTACTTCGTCTGGATGGCGTGAATCAGAATAACCGCTCTCAACTCTGAAAGTCGTTATCTCATAATGACCGCTCTCCATGATGATAGTGACAGTTCCGTGTTTTAAACCAGTCGGCAAAACTCTAAATTCTTTGAATAACTCTATTACTTCATCTGGTTTTGCTGCCGTGGTTATATCCCAATCGTTAGGCTCGATACCTAGAATACTATCTCTTACACAACCGCCCACAATGTAGGCTTCAAATCCAGCAGATTCTAAAGTGTCGATTAGAAATAATACATCTTTGGGGATGGCAATATTCATATCTTTAGAATCCAATCTTCATATCCTCCCACGGATTTTCAACTCCGCTTAAAAACTGTGCAAGTTGGCCATTATGATAGAACACAAGATCGGCTGTTGTATTGTCTACATGCAAATATTGATTAACAAGCTGATGAATGATTTCAGAACTAAAGCATTTTAACTCTGGCTTATCTACTCCATTGATGCACTTTACATATCCATAGTTGCCAACCTTTAGCAGTTTGAATTCTTCAATGCGATATTTGTCTGATTCATCCAAAGACTCCACATATGATTTGATTTTTTCATAATCATCATCATTTACTTTTTCGAAAATGATTTCATCAGCCTTGACGCTAAATATTTTTAAACTGCCAAACTGTAGACAAAGTGTTGTAGCTAACCGGTTCATTTTTATGGTTTCAAATTTAATCTGTCTGTTTGGATTACAAGCGCCAAAAATAACCTGCCGGATATACTTGCTGTCTTTAATGAAATCAAAATTTGTATAACCACCAATGAAATCTTCCCATGTTCCGCTGAAAAGATTAGGGCAATGTTCTTTCATAATCGTGAAGTTGGCTTTCTTCAAATCTATTGAAATAAAAACTTTACCATCATTTTCCGGTTTATATAATTCTGTCTTCGAAAATAATCTAATCTGCGGAACAGGAATGACTTTATTCTCAAACTTTATAAATTCTTCGTGCGCCTTTATATGATTGATCGCTCTATCCTTTACAGAGTTGTAATACTCAAAATAATCTTGCTCTGTATTGAATGGCTCAAATACCAGCATGTCGCAGAAATCATCGAACTTGCTTAAACCACCATAGAAATAATCAAGCGCTTTTAATCTCTGCGTGAAATACGGTTCAGCAAAAACCGTGATCGGCATATTTGTGTCAGTACAAAATCGCTTCTTTAACGCTCTTGAATTTAAGACATTTATTCTGTTCATATATAAACCTCATTAAGTGCAAATATTAGGAAGAGAACGAACACCGCCATCTTCAAGAAAAGCGTTGTTAATTTTTTCGGCAAGATCATCAAGCCATACATTTGTAACAACTTCTGAATTGATTGCATACAATAAGTCGTTTACTTCTTTCATATTTGGCGCAATCGGCAAATCATTATGTGCTTTCAAGTATTCAAACTTCTGTTCAAAATCTGTAACCATGTCAAAGAATTCTGGAATTGGCTTTTTGTTTTCGTCAAGATAATCGCCGTTTCTAATCGACATTAACAGATCGTGTTCCTTTTCTCGGTATGTGATAATCTCACCTTTTTCAAGAATGTCAAAACACATAAGATACAGTCTGACAAGATGTGTCATGTGTTTACCCAATTTGTCATGTTCGATTGCTGCGGAATTACGTTTGCCAACCTTATCATAATCTTTGACGATTGATTTCATGTCATTCCACATTGATTGATAATCTCTCAGCGGGTAATGATTTAAAACCACATCCATGAATATCTCTGTGTCATATCCTTCTTTCTCGGATTCATCGACATACAGCTTAATTGCTTCTTCTGGAAAATGCGCATATCGTTCTTTAAAAGTATGTTCCGCATTTTGAATAGAATTGAGGATATATCTTTCACGTTCATCTTGCCCTACCGATCTTGCGCACTTACTTTGTAAACGTCTAAGCTGCGAATTAGCATAACCGCCAAATTTATAAATTACTCTTTTAGATAAGAATATATTTTTGTTTTGGAGGATCATAGTTCCAGCTTTATCAAGATGAATATAATCTTCGTCTCGCAATCCTAACATTTCAATCGTGTTTGGATTACCCTCGCAAAAATATTTAAAACTTCTTTCAAGTGAATAAACCGTTGTGTCTGTATCTCTATCAACCACACATTCGAAATCGTGTCTTGTCAAAATGTCTCTTGCTGAGTTAGTTGCAATCCCCCGAATATCAATATCAGAGTTTTCGTTGTTAGTTCCATATGCGTGACTACCGCCAAAACCGAGAAGAATTATATTTTTGCCTAATGGCGCTTGCCGTAAGAAGTCATACTCTCTTCCTTCTATTAACTTTAAGGCTTCTTTCTTGGTCATTTTTCATACCTTTCTGCTTCATTCTTGTTCATTTTTCATATCTTTTCTGTTTTAGTTTTAATATATTTAATATTAGCATATTGAAAACTGTCTGTCAATATTAAATTTAGGCAATTAAAAATTTTACATTGTTCTGTATAGCGCTATATTTAGCACTTGATTTTACATTCTATTTTGAATTATAAATGATATGCTCAATAGTTTAGTCATATTCAAAATTTACAACTCTTAATTTAATCAAAAAACCGCTCCTAACTATAGCGCCATACAGCATCATCAAGATTCAAAATTCCATGCTTTTACAGCATCTTGTTCTGTCGGAAAAGGAACGGAAGTCATTTCACCAAACAAAGCACACATATGAAATATACAGAAAAACTCTTGACCGCTGTATTTTGATATTTGAATATATGACTTGCCACCGCAAAAAGGACAGCAAGCCAATTCTTTATTTGTTCGCCTAATTATTTCAACCATTACTTCCGATGATCTCTGCGATATTCGGCTGAATGTCTTGCCAAGCTGCATTGAACGCATCAATCGCATTCTGCTTACCGACAAATTCAATCATTGCCTGTGTAATCATATCTTCTCTTTCGTTATATGTATTTCCCAAATATCTAAACTGTTCTTCCAATTCACGTTTCAAGTGGATAGAATTTTTCTTCCCATTTGGTTTGTAAATTACATCCTTTATTCTCCATTCGATCAAGTTAGCTGCTTCGTAAAATGTTACCTGGATTTCAAGTTTTACTCCGGCATCATTTGTGCAATGATGTGAATATACATAATACATATTTCAATTCCTTATCTTTTAATATTTTTTAATTGATGAATGCTTTTCTGCAATTCGTCAAGAAACTCATTAACATCTGTTTTGGTCATACCGTCAAACAACGTTATGCGAATTGTTCTAAGCGCTTCATCTTCTGAAAGTCCGATTGCTCTAAGTACCGCTGACGCTTGACCAGAACCAGCATTGCAAGCTGAACCGGCAGAGATATAATATCCTTTTCTGCTCAACCAATATACAAGCGCTTCGCCATGCACATTTTCATTCAGCGTTAAACTGACAATATCAAAAAGACGGTCTTCTAAATCACCGTTGATTTTGCCAAGCTGTCTGATCTGAATTTGCTCAACCATGTAATTAAATAGGCCACGCATTTTCTCATTGTGGTTTACATCGCATAACTCTACTGCCTTTGCTAATCCCATAATATATGGAACGTTTTCAGTACCGCCACGCAAACCGCCGTTCTGACTTCCGGCAATTAGCGGATTTAATTTAACTCCACGCTTTACATATAATATGCCAATACCTTTAGGGCAACCAATTTTGTGACCGCTTGCAGCAAGTGTATCAACGCCCAAAGCCTTAACATCAATCGGGATTTTGCCGAAAGATTGTGTTGCATCAACGTGTAATAAAATGTGGTTTTTATTGTCGAAAAATGAGCGTTTTTGCACACTATTGACCGTTCCGACCTCATTATTTGCGTGAATTTGAGCGAATATGCACACTTCGCTGTCAAAACAATCACTTGCGGTTTTAATATGGTAACATAAATTTTCTTCGCTAACTTTCCCTTTGTTATCAACCAAAATATATGTTACTTTAGTTCGATCGCTTAAATTCAGCGCTTGTATAGACTTGTGTTCAATCGGAGTTGTAAACAACCACGTTGATCCGCTACCTTTGATTGCAAGCGCATTTGATTCTGAACCACAAGAAGTAAAGATGATTTCATCTGGATAAGCGTTGATGAATTTTGCAATCTTCGCCCTGGCTTCTTCAACGTCAAGTCTGACCATTGTTGCCGGAGAATACAGAGACGATGGATTGTACCACCGCTCTGTAAAGTACGGCATCATTGCATCTATGACTTCTTGTTTTGGCTTTGTCGTTGCTGCGTTATCAAGATACATTGTTCTCATAATTTACCCTTATTCATATTTAATATTCATTCCATGCTCATTCATGTAATCGAATATTTCTTTATAGCCTAACCCATGTTCTGTTGTTGGCTTCATACAATAGTCATAGAGTTTCGGATGTGTTTGTTTTAACCGCTGAAATCTTGTCGGCTCTTTTTCAAGATGGCAACCAAAGCAGCACCAGACGCAACCTGTTCTGTCGCATCCTGTCGTGTAATACTTGCCGTTTTCATCTTGAACAATTTTGCCGTATACCGCTGGAATGGTTATGCCATACCGCACAATGTATTCATAAATATCTTGCTCTGTCCAAAATGAAATTGGATTTGACATTTGTCGTTTTCCGTCAAAAGCATTACAGCCGTGACGAATCCATGATGTTTGACGTAAGTTGCTTTCGCTTGCCATTGATCCTACTATTGGCTTTAGACCACTTTCTTTTTCAAATTTACTCGCTGGCTTTTTCTTCATAATCTTACAACAGTAATGACTAATCGGAATATCGCTATCTCTTAGCCATTTCCACTTAGCCATTGAATAGCGTTTGCCATATTTTAGTACATGTGGATTATTTTCTTCAAATCTACCACTGGCGTATCCTGTAGGATTTTTTCTTGATTCATAAATCTTTTCAGCCACTTCCTTACTGATAAGCGGATAACCATATTTCTCAATTACTTGCTTGTAATTTATTTCCGGTCTTATGATTTGAACGTTGTCAACGGATTTCACAAAACTCTTTACTTCGGGATATTCTAAACCGGTGTCAATGTAGACAGCTAAAACATCTGTGTATATATGTCTTACAATATCGAGCAAAACTGTACTGTCTTTACCACCGGAAAAACTAACATATACTTTGCCTTGAAAGTATTCGTACCACTCAATGATACGTGTCTGTGTGACTTGAATCTTTTTGTCCAAGTCCCACGATTGCATTTCTTTTAAATCGTCCTTCGTGCGACTACTCAATCAATTTCATCCTTTAACTGGTATTTCACCAATCGTTAAAGGAATCTATCTCGATTCTTAGTCACAATTATTTTAGTGCATGGTGTCAGATTTTACGCTTTAACCATTGTCACACTTCCAAACAGGTGATATGTTTTTGGTGCTATGCAACCCTGTTTACAGGGAATTTGAAATGATTGAGATTGTAAAAGGACTTAATCAAGATCAAAATTAAGATATCCAATGAAAGACAAATCAAGAATTTCGCCGTTTGTTATTGGTCTTTCTGGATGCTCTTTGTTGAACTCTTCTATATAATTTTTAACATCATTATCTACACCATCCCATTCAGCTTCGGTGTAGTTAAAGATATATTTTGTCGCTATTTTTTCATTTCCACGTTGCGTTAGGTATTTGTAAGTCACTTTCCAAACCGGAATCCGCAAATAATCGCTAATGATTTGTTTTGGATGGCACTCTAAGACTTCTTTCAAGTCTGAATTTTCTAACTTACAAGCGGAAATAAACTCACTTATTTTCATTTGCACCACCGTTTTCTGATATTGTGTCAGAACAGAAAAGGAAGTTACTTGCGCAACTCCCTTGTTATAGGAGATTTCTTATTGCCCGCTCTTTTCGCCTTGCGCATTGCACGAATCTTCGCTTGCTGCTCAACGTAATTATCCGTTTTCGCCATCCACGAATCAAACTTCGCCCAATGTGTATTTTTACCAGAATGTCTTTTGCTCATTTAAAAACCTCCTTTATTTATGTAATTATGATCTATAAACTATGTGTTTCTCTTTTTGAATTGTCTCTTCGGATTTCCAATCGTTCATCATGTTCTTAATGCAGTATTCCGCTGGTGAACCTTCTTGAACATTTTCCATAAGCCATTTTTCGATATACCAAATGGGAATTACTTCTGTTGGAACTTGTACAACCATAGCGCAATACCTCAATCCCAATGACAAGTATTCGTCAGTTTGCCGTAAACGTCTTCGTACAATTCGCCTTTATCGCCGTTGAATGTGTACTCTGCGTAAATACCATCGTCAACATTGGTTGACACAAGGCATTTATAGTTCTGTAATGTTTTTGCTGACCATACAACGAATGTGTCTTCAAACGAAATTGTCACGGCTTTGTCGTAAATCTTAGGCATATTTTTGTTGTACCAATCGACAAGTTTCTGTCTGCAAGTCTTTTGGTATTCATCCATTCCATTGATTGTCATATCTTCACTTCCTTACAATAAGATTAAATATAGACGGTCTACACAATATTTATTTTGCAAACCGCCTTAAATTAAGTTGTTAATACTGATGATCCAAAATATTTTCTCTTTTCAATTAAGTGATATTTAATCTATTTTTCGCTATATCAATATATTCCTTATTCAATTCAATACCTATGTATTCTCTATTGAACTTTTTTGCTACAACGCCTGTTGTTCCACTTCCGAAAAATGGATCAAGAACAATCCCGTTTAATTTACTTCCGGCTAAAATGCATGGCTCAATAAGCAATTCTGGAAATACTGCAAAATGCGCTTCTTTATACGGTTTTGTTGCGATCTTCCAAACGTCACGTTTATTTCGCTTTCCTCCTTTGCCGTAAATATGTTCGCCTTTCGAAAATCTATCTCCCTTTGGATAATCAGCTTGATAACCTTCTGAATGCTTGTCTCTTTTTGTTTCTCCGGTTACAGCATCTTCTTGTATCGCTTTATAATCAAAATAATACTTTGGTTTTTTAGACAGAAGAAATATGTATTCGTGTGATTTAGTACATCTATCACGGACGCTTTCTGGCATTGGATTAGGTTTATGCCAAATAATATCTTGTCTGAGATACCAACCATCATCACGTAATGCAAACGCTAACATCCACGGAATACCAATTAAGTCTTTTGATTTTATACCGTAAATCTTTCTGTTTTTCGCAATGGATTGTCCGTTTCTTCCGTTTGGGTATTTAGGGTCTCTGTAATTCCCTTTATTTCCTGTCCCGCAATAACTATCGCCTATGTTCAACCATAAAGTTCCATCATCTTTTAAGACTCTTCGTACTTCACGAAATACATTAACAAGTCTTTCAACATATTGATATGGATTTTCTTCTAGTCCAATTTGACCATCAACGCCATAATCTCTAAGTCCGTAATATGGTGGAGATGTAACGCAACAATCAACAAGGTTATCTTGTAATGTTCTTAACATTTCTATGCTATCACCGCACAAAATCCGGCTTCCGTTCCGTTCCGTTCCGTTCCGTTCCGTTCCGTTCCGAAAATTGTAGTTTGATTCATAGACTTGTCAATATCTTCTTCGAATTTTGTATAATTATTTTTCATCATTTATAATTGTTATTGAATTGTTAATCGGGCAAGGATTTACACCTTGCATGACCCGCATTGCAACCCAAGTTCTGCGGTCGATTTCTGCTGTTGCATTTCACTCTACAGGTATCGGGTCTTACATGTAAGCGTCTACCTATTCCGCCACCGATTAAGTTTATAATTTACTTCTTCCCAAATGTCTTCTTATACTCTGACAACTGACGATCCAAATCTTCTTCCTTTAACTTCTTGTCAAGGCGCTTTGCCTGTACGTCTGCCGAGGAATCATAAGCAATTCTTGAACCTTCCGCACTCTTAACCTTTCGGCTAATACCGTCACGAACTGTTTCAAGCATCTTGTCTGTTTCATCGTCAGAAGCGTCCGGAATTGATTTCAAACTCTGAGTAACGTCAGCAGCTTTCAGCTTAAAGATTGCAGAATCCTTTTCGCTCTTTAACTTCTCTAACTCGTCATGTGCGTTATCAAGCTGTTCTTTCTGAACTCTCTCTGTCTCTCTAAGCTGTTCAAGTGTTTCCTCAATTACGGCTACTTTTTCGTCAATGTCATTTTGCTGCCGGAGATAAACTTTTGCGTTTTCATCATCACCCTTTGCAACGCAAGCATTGAGATTTGTAATAACGCCAAACCGCTGTTTCTTAAACGTCCTCAACTGATCCTCATAACTCTTGATTTCACCGAGGACTTCTGTATGTAACGTGTAAGCCTGTCTGTATGTGGCTTCTTTCTTGCTGATTGCAGCATTGTAATATGACTTTGCTCCGTCAACTGTTGCTGCGTCTTCCGCAATTTTCTCTTCGGCTGCGCCCTTTGCCCTAAGACTAATGCGCTTGCCAATAACCGTATAACCGAAAAAGCCAACCAGACAAATCGCCACAATAATAGCAATAATAAGTGTATTCATTTAATCTTTTCCCTCATCAATATCAAGACCAAAGTTTTTAAACAGTTCGGTCATACCGCCGAGATAACCCATGCCGAGCGCCTGGAAAATAAACCCGCCGTTCCTCTTCGCAAATCTGCCAACCTCAACTGCGTTGAAATCGCAGAAATTCTTATTCTTTGACAAGTCATAATGCCAAGACTTACCTTTTGGATTATCGAAATCGTAAACATCAACAAACGCATCATCAATCAGATCAAAATTCTGTGTGCGCTGAATTGCTCTGAAAATAGAAAGTCCGATTGTGAACTCTTCTCTGTCTGCGGGGAACTTATCTGTATAGATAATGAACGCTTCATCATAGTGCTTGCCGTTGAAATCATAACCGCCTTCATCATCATTACCAGTCTTGTTATCACCGCTGTACCAAATCCACGGATAGTCAGTCTTGTTGTATGTCTTATAGTTGACAATATCCTTCGGATAAACAACTCTTCTATCGGAGTTGGTTACAAAACCGTTCAAGTCAAGATCGGCATCAGCTTCGCCGGAATACCTTGTTTCTTTCCAACTCATACCGATAAAGATTGTCTTAATCGCTGAACCATCTTCTTTAGCCATGTTAATCTTCTGGCCTTTGCTCATATCAATAACCATATTTTTCTCTCCTTGTTTAATTATTTCTTTTTCAACCAATCTACATACTGTCTGAGCAATTCATTATAAAGTTCTGTATCGCTCATTCTGTTCATATCCTTTACAGCCGTAAAGCCTGTATTGTCGCTCTGTCTTCCACTGAGATTATCCAACTTGCGGAGATAACTGAATGATTCATTACCAATGCCGACAAACTGAACAAACATGTTGTACTTCGAAAGTTCACGGATGATCTTGTCTGTTTCTCTTTCATCCCAATTCTCACCATCGGTAATAAAGATGATGTATGCCGGAATTTCACTAGGCTCAATGTCCTTATAATACTGAACGATATTTCTGAGAACAGGCGCATAGTTCGTACCACCCATTGACATTCTTGATTCAAACATGACGTTACGAACATACTTCTTGTAATTGTTGATAGTTACAGCGTCAAGACGATCATAGCTATCACTGAAAAGCCATGATTCAAGTTCGCCGTTATCATCGAATTTCAGCGCAATCGGAAGAAGTCTCGTAATGGTTTCCTGTACCGAACCATTATTGAAGAGCGTACTCATACTGCCGGAATAATCCATAGCAAGCGCCACTCTTGCGATATGCTTACTCATATCAATCTTGCTGTCCTTGCTCATATCAATGAGTACCTTATTCAGATTTTCAGCGTGCTTACTCATGTCAATGACCATCGGATTAACTGTCTTTGCTGGTTCTTCTTTGACTTCCGGCGCTGCGCTGTACTGCGGTTCATCGTCTGTCGTTTTTGAAAAACCAAATAATTTGTCAAAAAATCCCATCTATCTTTCTCCTTTGTTTTTGACGGATGGCAATAATTACTTACTGCCACCCGATTGATATTTATTTCTTAAACTTCAAAACTGCTTTTCTCGCAAAGTCTACCGGAATTACAAGCATCGAAAGCAGAACAATGATTAACCACTGACCAGCGGAAAGCGCCGAGCAATGAAGCATTTCACCGCCAAACTGTGCCAACAGGAATGTACCAACAAAAATGCTGATTGCGATCTTGATAAACATTGTGTTCTTGCTGATACCCTCAAACAGATTGAATCCGTCTGTACGAATATTGAATCCGTTAATTGTAGCTGCGATAATCAGCAATGCGAATCTTGCTGTTGCATACTGCGCTTCTGTGCCGAATAATTCTCTTACTGCCGGAATCCAAGTTATCGCAAAAAGTGAGACAAGTGTTGCTGTTGAAACGCCAATCTGAATTAACGTGTCTTTATCGAGAAGCGGTGAACCCTTCGGAATCGGCTTTTCAAACATGTACTCTTCCTTTGCCGGTTCTCCACCAAATGACAAACTGTTCAAGCTGTCCATAACGATATTGATAACAAGAATCTGTACGGCTGCGATTGCGGTAACACCGAAAATAACCGGATACAAAACGCTGAGAATTACAAGACCAACGTTGATAGGCAACTGGAACTTCAAGAACATGTGTACGTTATGCATGAACGTTCTGCCGAGCAATACTGCATCTGTGATCGAAACGAAATTATCATCAGTGATAATAATGTCACCCGCTTCTTTGCAAACATCTGTTCCCGAACCCATTGAGAATCCAACGTCTGCACCTTTCAGCGCCGGACTGTCATTCGTACCATCGCCTGTCATGCCAACACAAATCTTCATTTCCTGTGCCAACTGAACGATATTCAGCTTCGTTTCTGGTGTGGCTCTCGCAATAACAACGATTTCCGGAAGAATCTTCTTTGCACCTTCTCTGTCATTCTTGACAAGCGCATCGAATTCTGATGCATCCATAGCAACTTCAACGCCTGTGCGGAACAAGCCAGCTTCTTTTGCAATCGCTGTAGCTGTCTTAATGTTGTCACCAGTCACCATCATTACATGAACGCCAGCGTTATGCATTTTACGTACAGCAGCCGGAACTTCTTTTCTTACATCGTCACGAATTGCGACCAACGATGTAATAACAAGATCATCCGGAAGCGTGTCTGAAATATCGCTGAGTGAAGTACCAAATGCGATAACACGCATTGCCTTGTTCATGAATCCTTCGATCAACTTCTGTGCGCTTGCCTTGTCAATGTCGTGAACATTACCGTCAACGTCTGCATACTTTGTGGCAACTGCAAGAAGTCTTTCCGGCGCACCCTTATACAGCGCATACTTTGTTCCATCTGTATCTTTAAATTGGATAGCAGAGAACTTATAAGCTGAGTTAAACGGTTTCTTATTAACAACTTTGACAGTCTGTGTAATGTGCTTATATCTGTCCGGACTAATCATCGGAATAAGCGCACGTTCTGTCATATTACCGCCCTCTACTTTGCCGTTAGCGTCAACAACTGCGGAAGTGTTAAGGCAGACATTGTAGCTGAATGCGTCATAAATAGCGTCTGTTTCTTCAATTTCTTTATTGTCAAGTGTTACATTATGTATTGGGACAAGTTTGCCACCGGTTAATGTTCCTGTCTTATCTGTGCAAAGCAACTGAATATTACCAGCTTCGGGAATCTTATTTGTATTCTTTGCCAGTACATTGTGCTTAATCATTACTTTTGCGTTCTGCGCTGTAATCAGTGTAATGATAAGCGGAAGACCTTCGGGAACGGCAGCAACAACAATCGTAAGCGCCGTTGTTGCGATTGTAAGTACATCTTTCACAAGTTCCATCGTCTTCATGTCAAACCATGCACCGCCGATAATACGACTGAGAACGTTTACTGCAATGATAATCAAAGCTGCGATTGTGCCGAACTTGCTAATTCCAGCGCAAAGATCGTCAAGCTGCATTTGCAGAGATGTTTTCTGCTCTTCAATATCTTGCATTGTCGCAATCGTTTTACCGTTGACCGTATCAACGCCGACTTTTGTTACAAGCATTTTACCTTCACCGTCAAGAATAATCGCTCCGGCAAAAAGGCTGTTCTTGTCAATGTAGTCATTTCCTGTGATGGTTTCTTTATCCTTATAAACAAAACCATCAATTACAGATTTCTTACACGGCTCTGATTCTCCGTTAAGCACTGAGTTATCTACCGCAAGATGCCCTTCAACAAGATAACCGTCAGCATAGATACCTTCGCCAGCCTGGATAATCACAAGATCGCCAACGACCAATTCATCAGTATTGATATGCTGTGGCTGACCGTCACGAATTACATTGCAATAATGAACCGATGTTTTGTCTCTTAATTCCTTTGTGGCTTTCTGCGACTTCAATCCTGTGTTTGTACTGATAATCGCAATAGCAATAAGCACAACTCCTACTCCCGCTGGTTCAGAAAATGATCCGTTACCAGTAACCGCAAGGATGCAAAATGCTACCATCATTCCCAAAAGAATGAGATTGAGTCCGTCTTTGAACGTCTCAAAGAAAAACTCATTCCACTTTTTCAGCGGTTTTTCCGGAATCTTATTAGCGCCGTATTTCTTGCGTGACTCCAATACTTCCGAACTTGTTAAACCATTCATAAGCTACCACTCCTTTTCTAATTCTTTTCTGTTTTGTTTTTTTTGCTTTATAAAAAGTAATTTGATAATTACGTTTTATCTGTTTCTTCTACCAGTCTGAATGTTCTGATTACATGTCCTTCGCCAAGTTTATTTAGTTTCTTTCGAGCAGCTTCAAAATCTTGATAACCACCGCCCCTTGCGCTAAATGTCATATGGCCTGTTTCAACATTCTGAATCGCATACAACTCTGTTATGTATTTCACACCATCATTTACATTTACTGTTTGGGGATTTTTACTTGTACTTAAATCAGAAATACAATCTTCGTAACCTCTTCTATAACCTTTTTTATAGGCTAAGATTTGTAATTCATCAACGTTAATATAGCCAAGCGGTAAATCACGTTTTGCAAATTCTCTAATTTTCATTGCTTACCTTTAACCCGATTTCGTTATACAGTTCGTCAACTGCACTTTCTTTTCTCTGCAAACACGAATAGATTTTTTCATCTATTGTGTCTTTTGCTTGCATGATTATATATGTGCATTTGTTGGTTTGACCGATTCTATGTATTCTGTCTTGACTCTGTTTGAATTCTTCATAACTAAACGATAATGAATAATATACGTTATATGTACAATTAACAAATGTTAATCCTTTACCCATCAGAGAAGGATGTGTGAACAGGTATTGTATTTTACCGTCACGGAAATCTCGTATAATTTCATATCGCTCTTTTGTTTTGCTGGAAGAAGATGTGAGCGCCACACCGCCAAACTGTTCAGCAAGTGATTTAATTTCATGCTGGAATTGACACCATATAATCACTTGCTTATTGCCGATCTCTTCAAGAATTTCAGCTAATGCCTTTGGTTTATTTGAATCCATCGTGATAACATTTGAATCTTTTGTATAAACAAATCCGGACGTTATCTCTCTTAGCTTCATCAGCTTTGCGGTAAATTCAAATTTTGACCATTCATTGATGTGTGATTTAATGTCATTCAGCAGTTCATTGTAATGCTGCCTTTGCTCACTTGCCATTTCAAAGCGCCGTACTTGAAATACTTTTTCCGGAAGATCAACACAATCTTCTTTCTTTAAGAAAACGGATTGTTCTGTCAGCCGTAAGTTATATCGCTCTTTGTCTTCGGCGGTCTGAAACCACACATGCACGTTGCTCAAATCTTGATGAAAATATCTTGCAAGAAAACCCTGATAGTTATTGCCGAAAATCTCATTGTTTACAAACTTCATTTGCGGGAAGATTTCGCTGTTATGGTTTGGACATGGACAACCGCTCAATACAAATCTGTGCGGAATAACATTTATCATTTCAAGAATCATACTTGTGATTTGGCTTTTCATATTTTTCATGCAAGAACTTTCATCAACAATCATGCAATCAAAATTTGATTTCATAATTTTGTTTCGCACGATTTTGTAGCTTTCATAGTTCATTACATAAACATCGGCTTCTTCGTCAAGTAGATCAAAACGGCCATCGCTTGTATTCGACCAGCAATTTATAATTTTCATTTGTGGATAGAACTTTTTGCAATCATCTATCCACGCTGTTTCAATTACGCTTAACGGACACAAGATTAAAGTCTTCTTAAAATGTCTTGCAATCTCTAGTCCTATGACCGTCTTTCCGGTTCCGGTATCCGCAAAAATACCATAACAACCAGCGTTAAGTGCATCATTGACAATATCTTTTTGATAACCACGCAAGAACGGAGAAAGTTTATACTCTATCTTTGGTGGTTTTTCTATTTTTAAATCTTGTGCCACAAGTCCGTATTTCTGCAATGTCGGCAGCGCATGATCTGGAAAAATCCATTTGCCATCTTTGAACTTGCGACCTTCGATTGTTCTTATGTATGGTATCTGTTCAACAGGTACTACTAACTCAATCAATATTTGTTACCCATCTTTTGTGTAGGAATAATCTTTCAACCGCTTTGAATTGATTATCCTTATTTCTGTCAAGTGTTCTGGTTACTGACTTACTCCATATTGGAATATAATCATCCGGCGCATTAAGTTCTGAAATAAACATCATGTGAGTTTTACTAACTTCATCTGCGTAGTTCCAAAATTCTGCGCTATTAAAAACTTTGTTGCCGTATTGCTTAGTGCCGTTATACGGCGGGTCTGCATAAACAATACAGCCATCCGGAAGTTTTACATCTCTATAATCTAAACAAGAAAACTGTAACTTTTTCAGATATTCAATATCTCTTACAATGCTTTTCTTCCCATCAAGAGCGTAATTTCTTTTTTCTTTGTGTGATCTTGCGTAACCCTCAAAGAATCTCCCACCGAAAGAACATGCAAAACCTATGAAACCGGTTAATACCTTGTCTTCATCCTTGTGGTTTTTACGGTATCGCCATTCTTCTTCTGATACTGTATCTTGTAGTTCATAACCACGCTGAACACCTTGCCACAAAGCAATTAAATATTCGTGACTATCGTTACAAATAACATTTTTAAATCTCTCTGTGAATTTTGTCTCAACTGAGCAAGCACCACAGAATAAGCTAACTAATGTGTCTTGCCCCCGCTCGAATATTCAATAATTATTCTTGAAATATCTTTTGCAATTCTTGTTTTACCGCCTTGATAATGCATTACTCTTCCTTTGCAGATTCTTTGATTTCTTTAATTTCTTTGGCTTTTAATCCGAGTGCTTTAAGCTGTGTTTCAAGTTCTTTGATCTCGGCACGAATGTCTTTCTTCTGCTGTTGAAGCGCTTTCTGCTCTTCCTTTGCAGCTTTGGCATTTGCACTCTGCTCTTTGCCTTTTTCAAGCTGTTCATTAAAACGTTCTTTCATTTTTTCTATGCTGTCTTCACTTTCAAAAACAGAATCATCCCAAAGTGAAAAACGTTTATTAATGGCAAGATCGTAAAAATCTTTCATTAATTCAATGCCGATTGCGCTACGATGGTTTTCAATCGCAACTTTATTAACAGTGCCAGCACCAGCGAACGGATCAAGTATTACATCGCCAGGACAACTCCACAGTTTAATACACCGCTTAACAAGGTCTTCCGCAAAAGGTGTTGTATGGCCTATACCAGAGTTACCAATATTCCATACTGCATCTGCATAATCCGCCCATTCTGCAAGGGTAATATCAGAAGCCTTAATAAGTTCACAATCTCCGGCTTTCTTATACACATAAACAAATCCGACATTTGCAGCAAGGATTGTGTCTCTAGCTTTCATGTTCCTATAATAGAGATTGCCCTGTGCAAGCATGGCTCTTTGCGCCGAATATTTTCTCCAAAAGGCTTTAGTCCAAAGTGAGAAATTATTTTCAAGCATGATCCGGTTAATATCTCCGGTAATAGACTCCTGTCCCATCTTGTTATCTCTGCCAATCGTGTAATTGTAATCCTCAAACTGAATTACAAATTTACAACCAGGTTTAAGAACACGTTGACATTCAGTGACAACCAAGCCAAGCATGTAATAATACTCTTCATAACTCTCACAATTTGATAGATCGTGAGGATCATTTGAATAAACTCTAAGATTGTGATAGGGGGGGGCTGGTCATTACCATGTCAACTGATTCTGATTCAAGTTTCTTTAATTCAGTTAAACAATCGCCGTTAATCCATACATTAGATAACTTCATTCTCTCTCCTTTATCTTTTCTGTATTGGTTTTAGATTTATGCGAAAGGCGCATCATTGAAATGCGCCCTTTCAAATCTTCATAGATTATACCATATTTAAACTATCATGTCAACACTTTTCTGTTTTACTTTTTGTCTGGTTTACTGACATAAAGCGTCAAATCAGTATTGAATCTAGGGCAAATGCTACTTCCTTTTTTATCGTGAAAGACCAAGTAATTGACTCCGGTTTCTGGATCAATATAAACATATATATCGCTGCCACTATAAGAACATGGATTCTTATAGTAATAATTATTATAATATTTACCGTAATTGCCAAATCCGCAAAGCGTACCGATCAGCAAAGCAGACACTACAAAAGCGATAATAATATTTCTTATTTTCTTCTTATCCATTCTTCATTTCCTTAAACTCTTCTTCGCTGATAATCTTTGTTCCGAACTTCTTTGCGTTCTTGATCTTAGAAGTCTGCTCTTCTTTATCATTGCAAATAAGATAATTTGTTTTCGATGTAACACTTGAAACAATCTTACCGCCGTGTTGCTCAATGTCTTCTACAAGTTCATTCCTGTTCTTATAGCTTACCAGCTTGCCGGTAATGCAGAATGTAGCACCGCCAAAAATATCTTGTGTTTCATCTTCGCTTTCGCCAAAAACCAAATTGTCAAATACAGCTTTTATTTCATCGTAATTGTCCTGTACATAGCTATTGATTTTCTTAGACGTTGATTCTCCAAAGTCTTGCAGCTTAGACCAATCAAAATTACCCATAACCATTGTAAGGAATTTTGTCGGTGAATTACTGCACTTTCTAGCGATTAACTTTGCGCTGGATTTACCCACTGACGGAATACCAATAGCAACCAACACATTCACAAATTTGCTCGACTTGCTTTCTTCAATCGCTTTCAGCAGCTTGTCAACACTGGATTTACCAAAGCCTTCCATGTTTTCAATCTTTGACTTATACAATCCAAGATCATAAATGCTTGCAAAGTCTGAAATATAACCACACTTATAAAGCGTCTTAATTCTTTCTTCTGACAGACCACGAATATTCATTCCTTCTCTTCCGCAGAAATTCACAAGTCTGTCAAGCATTGCTCCGCTACACTTGCGATTTGTGCAGTAAAGGAATTCAGAGATACCGTCCATCCGGATTTCTGTTCTTGCGCCACAATTCGGGCAGCAAGCAGGGATTTCAACCGTTCCGCTTCGTGTAAGATTCTCTGTGATTTGCGGGATAATCTGATTTGCTTTAATAACCAGGATGGAATCATCATAGCCAAGTGCAAGTTTTTTAATCTGACTTACGTTACTGAGTGTTGCACGACTAACCGTTGTTCCGTCAATTTCTATAGGATCAAAAACCGCAACAGGATTGATTGTGTTTGTCCGGCTGGTTGTCCATTCAATTCTTCTAAACGTGGTTTCATTCCGCTCTTGATAGAATTTAAAAGCAATAGAGTGTTTTGGATGATGGCCTGTCATGCCAAGCGATTCACCGTACTGAATATCGTCAAACCGTCCGACCAAACCATCAATCGGAATTCCAGCCTTTTCATCAATCTCTCTGATTCTCTGTGCGAAAAGTTCAGCACTATTAAACGCATAACACAAACCGCAATTACATGTTGTAAATCCTAACTCACTAAGAAATCTCAAATTATCATTATGCGATATGCCGTATACTGTTCTTTCGCCGTTTGTCTCTTCTGCTGTTGGTGCAGCTTTGTATAAATTCCAAGCGTAAAATTTAACATTACGTGAAGCACAAATTTTGCTGTCAAGTTGTCGAACAGTACCGCTCACAAGATTACGCTGATTCTTGTATGGATTATCTTTCGTATGAGAATTGATTTCGTCAAAAGTATCCTTATCTATGATGGCTTCTCCATCAACGATTAGTTCACCTTTAAATGGAATTCTCAGCGGAACATTTGAGAATGTTCTTACATTATGGGTAATGTCTTCACCAACTTCACCATTACCACGTGTCTCACCACGCAATAACTGACCGTTCTGATAACATAAACTGATTGTTAATCCGTCAAGTTTGTCCATAATAACAAACGGCTGATTATTAAATCTTCTGCAAAACTCATTAAAATCTGTTGTCTTATCAAGCGACAAAAGCAAATGATTGTGTTTTACCTTTTTAAGATCGCTTATAACATCATAACCAACAGTTTGAGTTGGCGAATCTGGATAAATAATACCTAAAGTGTCTTCTAACTTTTTCAACTGATCGAATAAACTGTCATACAATTCATCTGGAATCAAACTTACATTTTGGTTGTAGTATGCATTGCGATAACAATTTAACCGGTTAATCAAACTTCTAATCTTTTTCATGGCTTACCTTTTATATTTGTCTGAATGAAAATTCATGAATCGCATTTGTAAATTGGTTATTGGTAAATTCTTCGTTTTCGCCAGTCCTCTCATTTGTGACTGTAAACTTTGTATGTCTGCCAAATGATCCGCCAAACGATGATGAATCAAAGAACTTGTTAATCTTTAAAATATCACCAACCTTTGTATCCTTCAAAAGTCTCGTTTTTGTTTTGGCAATCTTATCACATATAATTCTTACTTCAATCATCAGACTCATTTAAACTATCTCCATACTTTTCCCATCTGCTATAACGATCAGTGATTTCTTCAAGTGTTCTAGGCGTGTAGTCCATATATGGATACATACAGCCGACATTGTAAATAATTTCTGGATAACCACGTTCAAGTAAATATTCTGTTATTTTCCGCTCTGCTCTTGATTCTGCCGTTACATGAGAATGACCATGCAAATGAATATAGTTATAATAATGACCTTCGTAAAACGGCATATAGTAATGTGACAAAATCAACTGCACCGGTTTACCGTTTAATGTATCTTTCATTTTCTTATATGGTATGATCTCGACAAATAACTTTTTGAAATCGGCAGCATTGCATTTATCGTGGTTGCCTAGAATAAGATGTTTGTTGCCGTTCAATGACTGAATGTATTTCTTTACATAGTCACCCCACTTCCACGTAACATCACCAAGAATATATACGTGTGCGCTCGTAGGTACATGCTCATTCCAGCGCCGTTTCATATCAACCGCCATTTCCATACAATCTTCATACGGTCTATTGTCAAACGTCAAAATGTTATCGTGCCAGAAATGTGTATCTGAAATATAGAATTTATCTTCGCTCATAATTTTTTGATCTCTCGCTTTAAGTATTTAATGTAGTTATCCCATTCGCCTTTGAAATATATGTATTCCTTTGGCTGTCTAAACAGACATAGCTTTTTCATATCCTTTTTGTAATCAAAGTTCTTATCTCGTTTAAGCTGAGACTTTGCGAACTTCTTTGATATGAATTCGTTTGTGATTCTTGAAATGGCTAGACACTGATCCATCGGAACACCGTCTATCGCTTCTTTATACTGCTGTAATAATTCTGCCGGAATAACTACATCTTTATTCAGTGGTAAATTTTTCACGCTGAATGGACTAATATCTGCTCCACGAACCTTTGCACCTAGAATTTGTGCGATTTCGTCCATATCTTGTGCGTAAAAACTAAATGTTGCGTCTTTATCTCCTTCTCTAAAATCGAAACCACAAGATGTAGTGATTTTATTTTTTATACCACTATATATTGTGGTCTTTTTTTGAAAATATGCTGATAAAATTACAGTTTTATTTCCTGCCTGTCCACAGTAATAAATCTTTGCTCCACACCTACAAGGTATGTATAAATCGTCATATCCGTCTGCGACTTCACCTTTTCTGTTTCTAGGAACATCGTGTGTCTGCAAATCAAGTTCTGGTAGAACTCTGTACGTGCCAACGTATTTCATCAAATAGTGATAAGCCAATTACTCAACTCCTTAACCAATCAAAACAAGCTGTACCATCGTGCTTCTGCTCAAATATTTCAGTTCTTTCATAACCGCCCCATGCGTGTTCTGCTCCACAATTCTTAATACAATATTTGTCACTGTCGCAAATGTGATCGCATCTCCCGCAATCCGGCTCTTCGCTGTCTGCTGTATAGGTAAAACTTAGCATCACAAAATCCTTTCTATGTTTAAATACCGCATATGGAATTTGCCGTATATATCTCTATCATCGTGGTAATGTCCGAAATACCAATGACTGAATGTTGTTTCTGACAACATTTTGTTAAACCACATTGTTAATTTATCCGGCTTATATGCGCCAAACGATATGACAGAAGCGATTTCTTGCGGACAGCAATGTGTTATCACATAGTCAACTTCATTGTTATTGGCTTTCAATGTCTGCTCTGCGAACTCTAATTCGCTGTCTGTCGGTAATTCGTCTTCCCACCAAGAGACATGATTCACTCTAAATTCTTTTCTTTGCTTGCGCCAGGATTTATATATCTTTTTGAAATCCTCTTGATTCAAGTAAGAGTCCGGATCAAGTATTCCGTCCTTTATGTCGTGGCTGCTTGCACCGCCAAACGCAAAAAACTTTTTCCCTTCGATTTCAAAAACATAACCACGCATTAAGTGATAAATATTATCTCTGATTTTGTGCGCTTTCCCGCCGTATAAATCCACAACAGGAAACTCTCTTAATCTGTCAAAATTTTCGTGGTTGCCATCGACAAACAGAATGGTGAACGATTTCTGACCTAACCATTTAAGCCAGTAATTTTCTTCATTACCGCTCTTCTCGTAGTCCCATATACCGCCAAAATCGCCAAGTATAATAAGAACATCATCCCTTGTCATTTCTTCTTGTTCGGCAAAATAGCGCATACCAAGTCTTCTGAAATCGCCGTGACAATCACCGGTTATATAAACCATTTATTTCTCCTTAATCTCTTGTCATTACGCCAATCAGAAAAATCACAAAACCGGCAATGGCCATAATTATTTCTTTCATAAAATCACCTATAAAATCTATAAATATTATCGTCATTGACAATTAAGAATTGATTTCCGCTCTTCACTAATTGGCTTTCTGACGATACAACGCTGCATTTAAAATCTTTATAATTCATTGTCTTATAATTGAAACCACGAATAGCATCATCAATCGGAATATAAATTGCGCCATTGTCGAAACATACATTTTGCGGAGGACACTTGTAATTCAGTTTGTCATTCTGCCAAATGATAATATTCTTTTCGACTACATAGCTGTAATAGCATTGCGCCGTGTCTTCAATGATGATTAACCAGCGGTTTGTACGCTTGTCATATCGTGCATCACAATTTGAAATCTTCTTGTCAAAATCAAACGTGTTATAATAACCATCAATGTTGGTTATGATCTTGCCGTTATAAACATTGATTAAGCAGTAGTGTCCATCGCAAGCGTTATAATAATTGTCGTAACTGCACTGACAAATTGTAGTACGTCCAATGCTGTTTCCAACAAGTTTGAATTTGCAAAAATCTTTATTGTTATCCACATAATAAATATATTCTCCGTCAACTACTGGATATGTGTTATACAATACAGGTATTGACAACCTCGTTGCTGTCTCATGAAAATCAACCGAAAGTTTATCTTTATACCGATAAATCGCATTGCCGTGTGAATCGAATAGCACCCTCGTTCCGCTATACGGAATTCTTGCACCACTTCGAATATCTACAATCTCATTGTTGGCTGTCAAATATACATACTGAGAAAATACCATCTTGACATTTTCACTTAACATCTTCGCAATCTTAAATCCATTTTCAACGCCAATCGCAACGGCCTTTTTGATTATCCGCACATTAGCATTACAAATCGGGCAAGACTGAAATGCTGAATAGTAATAATCGTTGTCTTTGGTGCATAACGTCATGTGTTGTAAATTGTCTTCGATTAGATTTCCAAACTGCCGTGATCCGTTATTGAATACATTTTTAAAATCAGCAATTAAGTCCGGAGATAAATTGCGCCAAGACTTGCACATTTTCGGCAGCTTCACATTTGGATTGTCAATAACAGAAATCCCTTTTTGCATTCTCTCGACAATGTTTATGTCCGGATTCATCGTGCCACCAAAAGGATGTAACCTTGTCAAAGATTTAAAAGCCAACACACAAAATGCATACGTGTCTGTTCCCTCGTCAAAGTTTGAACCTTTTAACTGTGGGTCTTTGAATGTATCCATTGCGACTGTACAAGGAATTCCGGCAATGCTCCAAGAATCCACATCAATGAAGAACACATTCTTTGTCGATATATCAAACAAAATATTCTGATCGTTCAAATCGCCAATCACAATGTTCAGCTTATGAACTTCTTGCATTACTCGCCAAACTGCGCTCAACATTTGCAAAATGTCTTTCGTGGTTATTCCTTTGTTCAGAACAAACTTTTTGTTTGACAGACGTTTGAAATCATCTCCGGTCACTCTCGACATTGCATAACCTATAAATTTGCCTTGATTGTTCGTCAGAATATCAGTAGGTTTTACCACTTCTTTTGGGAGTTTTGCTTTAATCAGCGCTTCAACTTTTTTCTTTTTGGCTGCAAGGTCAACATTATCTTTGTAAATTTTTGCAAGCGATTTTTGATCTAGTTCGTAAATGAACCCTTCTCCGCCTTCCGCAAAAAGTGTTTTCCCTCTAGTGTTATATTTCATGTCTGAACCTCTTAGATAACGATTGAAACATCGTCCTTGAAAATTTCTGGATGTTTGTTGATAAAGCGCTTCATTCTTATATCTCTGTCTGATAAGATAATGTCCACAAATTCTTGTCTAAGCGGATTGCCTTCCGGTAAATCAGCAACGAACCTTATACCGTCAGAAGCAACGCCAATTTTGTAATTAGCATGTCTAGGAATACATCTAGGATCAAATATTCTATAATGAATCTCTGCACCTTTTTTGTAATCCTTTAACAGTTCTGGATTTAAATAGTTGTATGAAAGATATTCCGGATATTCACCGCAATCTAACTTTATAAATGATACTTCGGCTGTAGAATTATCTACTTTGATTAAGTAACCATCGCCAATGAAGAATGCTTCTGAAAAAGATATACTGCTATCTTTAAGCATACATTCATGGGAAATGACAGTAGTAAAACTTAAATAATTCAACACGCTATTTGAATCATCACCGACAACCTTTACGATATCATCCATCGTGGATTGAATTAATCTTTCTACACCCTCTCGCTCATTAATAATTGTCTTGCCTTTTTCCGCAAAGTATTTATATTTTTCCGTAAAGAGTTTAGTAAAAAGTTTTGCTCCAACCTCTGAATGTTTTCCCTCGGAACAACCGTCACAAACAACTTTTAATTCTTCACCGTATCTGCCTATTGCGTCTTGACAGTTCATTCCTGTTTCTATGTGGTTTTTCCCAATTTTTAGTATGTTCATAATCCCTCTTATATTAAAAAATGAGGATAAGATTAAATCCTATCCTCATGCTGCAATTTATGTCTGCTTCTTATGAAACAAAGAAATCATCATCGTCAGCCACAACAGACTTGCTGCTCTCGATCACCGATTTGGATAGACAATCAAATGCTTTTCTCAATTCTGATGCGGAATTCTGCGTTGTCAGAATATTCTTAAATCCGCATTCCTTTGCTTCTCTCTGTGCATCACCGCCAAAACTGATAAATGCTGTCGTGATTTCTTCTTTATTCAATCTCTCGATACACTGTCTTGCGTTGGCTTTGGAATTTCTGGATGTATTGTCGTAACCATCAGAGAAGATTGCGAATACTGCCTTAACTCTCACACCCTCTTTTCTGAGATAGTCACGATATGCCATCATTTCACTTGAACCGTTTACAATGCAATCATACATTGCAGTTGAACCGCAAGCGCTAAAACTTGTATCAAGTTCTTCGATGTGTTTGTAACCGGAAATATCAGTTGCAGGATCACACTTATCACTGAAATTCGCTCTGGAAATCAGAATTTCACTTGCTTCTTTGGAATCAACAAGTGCATCTCTGAAATCAGATAAGCACTGTCTCATTGTGCCTTCGTATGAATACATTGAACCACTGCAATCAATACCGATCATCATAAGAGTTACATTCTCTTCTTCGATATCATCTACTGAAACGTTCTTGCCGGAATAACTGTCAAGACCGTCAATCTCCATACCATTTTCAAAATCAAATTCGTTCATCGTACACCTCCCATTACAGCTTTAAATCCGTGGACTTGACGATATGAACGCCATAAATCTTGCGGAAATCGTCAAATGTAGCATTTGTGATATCTTCGAAACCAGGAATGGAACTCATACAATCTTCAAGAATGTAAATCTTGTTTGTGATTTCCGGCTGGTTTGCGAAATGTTCAAGAATCTGCTTGATAGTTTCAAGTACGCAATGACTCTTAGCTTCACCGCCAATAATAATCATATCGTAGTTGGCAAGCAGATTAAGGAATGCAATATTCACATAACCCTTTGTATCGTACTCCGGACGGATAATGCCGTACATTTCACTGAGCGGGTCTTGCCCCTTAACAATCGTAATCGGAATAGACTTCTTCGCTACTGAATGGAAATAAACCATGTTGCTAAACTGGTTATCAAGTGAGCAGCCTGTCGTTCCCTGAATGCAGTGATACGGCCATACAACAAGCGTCTTCTTTCCATCCTGTTCAAGATGCATTACATAGTCACGGCTTTCAATCGGTTTGATAACCGCTCTGTAATTTCCTTTGTCAAGATCAGCAAGTTTGATTTCTGTATACGGTGCTGGATGATTGCCGTTCTTATCAATCCACCAGCAAGGATGGAAAATCTGATGCGGAATGTGAGTATCAATAGATACTGCAATCTTCGAAATTTCATCCATGTTGTCATAAATGAACTTTGTAAATCGCTCAACATCCTTATCTGCATTCGGAACGCCAAGCGCTCCATCCGGCATAAAGTCAAGCTGTTCATCAATACCAATGACAATTACTTTCTTTGCCATCTGAGAAACCGGTGTAAGATTTTCTGCGTCTGCCTTAGACAGAACATCATTCAGCTTAATCGGGTTTTCCTTCTTTCCAATGGAATTGGGATCAACAATTTCAAGATACGGAGTTGTTACTTTTGCCATAATTATCACCCTTCTTTCTTTGTTTCATTAAATGCAGCCACAAAAGCGTCTTTGAGAAGATTGACTTTGCGCTGTCTGCGCTTTTCCGCTCTCTTCTTGCGCTTTGCTTCTTTGCGCTGTTCAGCAAGTTTCTCTTCTGCTTCTCTCTTCTTTCTGGCTTCTTCTTCCTTAATGCCATTGTTGTAAATCTTCACAGCTTTATGAACGATCTTTGAGAAACCGCTAGACTTGCCATAAGTTCCGGCAAGTGTCGCATACATCTTCTTTGCAATGCAGAGCGAAATACCAGTTTCAAGATCAAATTTATCTCCATGTCTTGTGCTGGCTCTTTCCGTAGTGCCATCAGCAAACTCGATAACAACACTCTTGTCATTTCCGTTTGTATCTTTATAAACGGAAACATTCTCAATAACTGGTATGATTGTTTTGTATGTTACAATGCCGTTTAAATTGTCATACATAATACGGCGTTCATTTGCGTAATACGAAATTCCGGTCAAATTTACACCTTTTAATCCTACTCTTTGTACTTCAACCATGCTTTCTTTTGTTTCGCACATATGTTTCTCTCTCCTTGCTTTATGTTTTTTAACTCTTTTGAGTAGGAGGAATAGCTGGAATCGAACCAACAAATGAAAAGGTAGTAACATTCATTTATTCCCATTACTGAATTATCCCCATTCGGCGTAGTTACCAGCTACGCCTTAAACCTTACCATCAACCTACCAAAAAAGGAGTACCACATCACTGTAAAAACAGTGAATGAGGGTAGTGGGACTTGAACCCACACGGATTACTCCAACAGATTTTGAGTCTGCTTCGTCTGCCAATTCCGACATACCCTCTCACGGATTATACCTTTTCTGTATTGGTATAATCCTTATATTTAAACGGCTTCAATTCTGATTGCTTCATAACGTTCGCTGTTGATCGTCTTCTCCATCATTTCAACCGGATTGAAACCAATGGATTCGAGCAACTGTTTGAAGACTGTAATAGACTGACCACTGCAAAGCTGTAATCCTCTGCGTGTGCTGTCTGCGTGGAAAATATCATGTCTGCTGTTCACATTCCAAAATACAACATTTGGAATCTGATAACCGGCATCAGCGAATCGCTTCTCCATTGTATCGTAGAAAGTCCAACCCCAATGAGCAGATGTAGAATATGTGTCAATTTCCATGTCGGAAATAACAATGATTGACTTCGGCATATCCTCCTGTGCAATGTGATTCTCGATACCGATTTTAAGAATCTTCTGGAACGCAGATTCAAGATTTGTGCTGCCATCCCAATGTGAATAATCAAGATTTCTCAATTTCTGAGCAAGCGTTTCACCTTTCAGATATTGAATTCTTGAATCTGTACTGAACGACATCCACATATTATGGAATGCGCCTGTATTTCTCTCGGCAAAGTAAATCGCAAGACCTGTAGAAGTTGCCATCGGTCTGCCGGACATTGAACCGGATGTGTCAGCCACAACAAGAACGTTTGTGCCTTCCTTGACGTAATTCGGCAATGCTTTCCACTGCGCTTCTACAACATTATCCTGTCTCGGATTTCTGTAATTAAAGCGGTCTGTGATTTTCTCGATAAGATCATACGGAAAAAGCGTGCTGGAATTAATCTTGACTTCGCCCTTAACCGCCTTGTTGATAAACTCATTGAATCTATCAGCATCATGGCGCTCAAAAGCCTTGCCGTAAATATGCATTGCTCTTGACGGTACAGCGGAATAATCAATCTGATCCCACTCGTTAGCTGTCATGTGGCGCTCTACAATGTCAGCAGCCTTGCGCAATCTGCGAAGATGGCGCTTGAAATCGTAAACCGTAAAACCAAGTTTTTGCGCTGTGAGAATACCAAGTTTTCTTGTTTCCTTGCTGCTCGCGTCCGGTGTCTTAATCCACTTGCCTAAAAGTGAAACAGACTTGCCATCGTCAAGCGCATCAAGGTCACGGATAAACTGCGCTCTCATGGCTTTCCACATATCGTTTTCAAGCGGAGTGCCAATCAGCGAATACAAATCATCAAATCTGCCATAGAAACCAATCAATTCAAGATTGGGTCTAAGTGCTTCGGGATGATTGTTAGCAAGATACTTAATAAGTGTTCTGAACACTTTTCTCTCGCCAAGTCCTTCACGAATATCTCTTGCGTAAAACAGAATTCGTGTGGCTGTCAGCGGGTCTTGTTTGTATGCTTCTGCGAACAGGCTTTTCACTCTGAGATCATCTGCGCTTCTGAGTGCGCCGATTGTAGAAAACAAATCCAAACAGGAATTGCCTGTCGTGTTCAGCGCAAATGCGCCATTCTCTGTTTTTGTGTAAGTTGCTTCTCTTCTTGCTGCTTCTGCGAAATTCATTTTAAATACCTCCATGACTCATTGACGGATTCGAACCGTTTGAAAATTTTTTGTAGAAATTTTGTTTACCTATTGATTTGCTGTGCGAGTCACATAAATCCGGAAACAGGACACCATGTTTTACTTTTTCTATCGTGGCGAAAAAATTAAAATAAGTTTTGCTGTATGCGTCCCATAGAGCCGACACAAGGACTCGAACCTTGAACTACGTCCTGGATAGCGGAAAAGTAATTTGCTGTAAGAACCACAAAATAATGATTCCTTTAATTACGTGTTCTGCCAATTGAACTATGTCGGCATTTCTTATTCATGACACATTGTTTTGGTTACATAGATTAAAAGTCTATTCCATAATAATGATTGCTGTATGTGCCACACTTTTTACTCATGATACTCTATGTTTTTTAAATCCCAAATTTAAAACCAACATAATGATTGCTGTAAGTATCACGTTTTTTGTTTTTACGAATGACCGCTTTACAGAAAACCGAAACGAAATCCAATCAATTATTAACAAGCGTTATTATTTATTTCTCCGGCTTGCGCTTCACAAAACAAATAATAAGTTTGTCTTTGGTGCTGCATCTAGGCAGCCAGATAAAGAATATCATCAATCACAAACTTTTCGGGTTTGTATTAAGTAGCGATTAACGCTCAAAACAGATCGAATCGGAAAACGTTGTATTCGAATTTTCGCTTTATCGATTTTATCAGATGATTGCTGTACGTCTGCCTAACAGAATCGTCTCACGGACTTTATACGCTGTTTGCAGTTCGCTACTGTTCGTCTAGGATACTCGTAGGAAAATATACCTAAATTTTCTAATCATCTTGAATTTATATGTAAACAGTTCGAAAACTGAGTATGAAATGCATCATGGCTTGTGTAATACTATACTTCGATTACACTAGAAGCGATTGCAATTCCAATTCCGGTTTTCAGCAAAACGGCCATTCGCTGTTTACTTTATTTACTCTGCGTATCTCTTTTCAAATGCATTAAGCGCATCTTCAAGAGTATCGCCAAGTGAATAGATCGGTTCATAATCAACCTTGATTGTCAGCAAGAGACTGTCAAGATCGTCTGACCGCTGTTCACAAGTCTTGCGGAGTTTCTTTTCAATCGCCTTGATAGTTGTTCTATCATAATTGATTGTAGTGACAACCGCTTTGTCGTAGTAATACTGCATTTGGTTGCCATCATTGTTGAATGCGAAACCTCTTGCGGTAGTTATAGTTTCTTTAGAATTACGTTTTGCCATACCAGAAACAACATCAAGCAACTGTCGCTGAGTATTGTTTGCAGAGACAAGACCATCGTAATTCTCTTTTGCTTTGGCTGCATTGATCGCATTTGTAAGAGTTTCCATCTCGGTAGCAATGTACAGACAGAAGTCAACAACATGTTCAACGCTACATTCAATGTCTGAATTTCTCGGAACAATGATTGTTTCATCCTGTGCATTCGCATTTGCCTTTGATTTTAAATGCGTCTCCACTGTTTGAGTTACGTTAGCTTCGCTTTTAAGATAGTTTTCTGCGCTGGTCAGCAACGTCTTCAAAACGTTCTGAGTTTCGAAAGCCTTTTTTAATGTAATCATTGGCTTATTCTCCTTTGTAATTTTTTAAATGCCATAACAGAGAATCGGACTCTGCATCGTTCGAACTTCGAACCGCTCTACCATTAAGCTATATGGCTACCGTGTTTATATTTAAAAAGAAGGGAGGACACACACGCTTTTGTATCAGCGTGATGGGTAATGAGGGAGTCGAACCCACTCGATCCTTACGGAATGAGATTTACAGTCTCACCTATCTCCGTAGTAGTTTAATTACCCATGATAGCTGGTAGGGGAATCGAACCCCTGTCTCTGCCGTGAAAGGGCAGCGTCTTAACCACTTGACTAACCAACCTGGTTGCTGTCGTTGTATACTTGTTTCGTACCTATGTAATTTTCCATAAATACAAAACCTCAAATGTTTTGTAACTATTGAATATATAATTTTAACATAGGTTTTGGTGAGTGGCTTAACCCTCACCTTCCGGCTGCGAAATCAACCGCAAGTTTTTCACTTGATTATTTATAAAGTGAATAGCGTTTGCGGGAGGATTCGAACCTCCGGTACATTGATGTACACTTTCTTAGCAGGAAAGCACCATAGACCACTCGGACACACAAACATATTTTTTTATTGCGAGTCAACTCCTACACATTCTTTTCGAATCCCTCTCAACTCCACATAAACCCTCGGCTCTCGCTGTATTTCTTAACTTCTAGTGTATTATATCACTTTTCTGTTTTGGTGTCAATACTTATTTTAAAATTTTTTGATTTTATTTTTAGATTGACCGGACAAGGATTTGCACCTTGTATGTGGATGATTCGCAGTGATCCACAAATCTGTTTCTATTGCTGCGACAATGAAACATTGTTCCTTTATGTCTACCTATTCCATCACCAGATCAATCTTTTTTCCGGTATTTCGGTTCCTTGCAATACCAGCACCATTTTGCTTTACCTAAAGCCTTTCACGGACTCGAACCGCATTTTCTTACCAAACCTCGGTGAGCGAGATGGAATCGAACCATCATAGCATTGTGGTAACAAGAATCGAACTTGTGACACATGGCTTATAAGGCCACCGCTCTAACCAACTGAGCTATACCACACCATCCAGACGCAGTAGGAATCGAACCTACGCTGACGAAGTTTTGGAGACTTGCCGACTTCCAATTATCTTATACGCCTAAACTTCAATAATTTTTTGTGCCTTTCGCATTAAGAATTTCAATTCGCAAATTTACTTTTCACACTTCCGTAAAAGCTGTCTTTCACCGTCAATCCGTAAATCTCGGAGGGCATTATGCGGGCAAAGGGACTTGAACCCTCACTAGAATGATCTAAAGAGATTTTAAGTCTCTTGCGTCTGCCGATTCCGCCATACCCGCAAAACCTGGGGTAGTTGGATTCGAACCAACAAATGCAGCAGTCAAAGTGCTGTGCCTTAACCCTTTGGCGATACCCCAAAGGCGGGAACGGTAATTGCTCCCGCTCTTCAAGACATTAACGATTATACCACATTAAGGTTGAGTTGTCAACACTTTTCTGTTTTATTTTTAAAACGATCCATTAACCGATTCCATGCGTCTTCCGCATCGTACTTATCTTCATATAAGCTGGTTCTAATTCCGCACTTCTCACATGCTGTATAATGATACAGCTTTGTTCCATTGCGTTTATATAAGTTCGTAGGAAGACCACCGCAAAACTTACATAATCTGATCGACATTAATCCGATTCTCCTTCGTAAATATCAGACAAATATTGCTCCGGAAAATGTTCATAAAGCCATGCATCTTCTCCGTTTGTATCGCCCTCTGTTGACCATGTATAAAATCTTGCCTTAATATAATGACCGTCTTCTTTTACATCGTGGTCTTCAACATACTGATCGACTTCATAACTTTCTTCTGCTTCTTCGATAAGGTCTTTGCCGGTAATAATGTTTTCTTCCATCATTCTTATACCGTACTTACCGAATTCTTCCTTCATTTCAACAAGAAGCGCCGGACACACATCAACTTTGGCAATAACAATATAGCTGCTTGACGAACTATTTGTAACAAAATCTTCTCTAAACTTCACTTTCACTCTCCAACATCTTTAATAATTAAATGATCTGTTTGAATATCAATACCATAAGCAAATAAACCGAGCCAACTATCGGCTGACTCATTGCTGCATCTACCACCGGTTACTTTCCATCCGTCAAGCGATACTGGATTATCGAGCCATGTAATAGCGTCATAAATGTCTTCTATGATCTCTTCTCTTGACGAAACATGTTTTGGATAGCCAAAACAACCAAGCAGATAATCATCTATGGTGCTTGCGTTCTCTTCTATAATGCTATCAAAATCCGCTCTGCAAAAATCTCTATGTACTGCCACGATAAACGAACTTGACGAACTGTTAGTTACAAAATCCTCTCTGTATTTCATCCGTTTCTTCCCGCTCCATAATCGCACTGAACATCAGCAAAACCGTTATCCTTTGTGATTTGATCTATAATATCTGATTCTTCGAACTCTTCATATTCAACGTCATAGTCTGGCTCTCCGTCCCACGGTTCATAAATCTCAAAACCGCCCTCGATAATTATGTACTTCGAATTAGGATATTTATTTAGAACTTTGTCTATGCCCCATAATTCAACGCCCGACCAATCATTGCCTAGCGCACCATCATAAATCATTTCATGCTCAATGTCCATTTTAGTGCATATTTTTAGTCCATTCTTCTCAATGATCTTGTTGGCTTTTTCCAGGTCTGCTATTCGTGCAAAACAAATAATATAACTACTGCTACTGCTATTAGTGACGAAATCATTTCTATACTTCATGTGTCTCTCCTTGCTGGTCAATGACAATTAATTGCCAAAACTGTACAATTTAAATGGTACAAAGCGCTTTCCAGTTTATAATTGCAATGATCGTCATACTCAACAATCGAGAATACTTCTTTGCCCTCTACGCTCTTCTTAAACTCTTCATATTTCTTTGCGTAAAAATCTTTTTCAAACTGTGCGAACTCCGGCGAATCGCACCGTTCAGCATATTTATCATATTGTTCACACCAAACATAATAGGCATCATGATAAGCATCGGATTCAATTAACTCTCTGGCTTCTTCTTCTATCTCAGTAAACGGCACAAAACCGGAACGCTTACAATCAAACAAGACAGTCTTTTTCTCTTCGTCTGTAATAGCGGTTTCCAACGCTAACTCTTTTTCGGCTGCTTCTTCTGATGTAAAACCCAAAATGAAACTTGAACTACTGCTGTTTGTAACAAAGTCTGAACGAATTTTCATCAGTATTCCTCTTCTTTCACAATAATAAAGTTGTCATTTCCATCTGCAAATTTGCGCATAATATCAACTAAGGAACTATCATAATAGCTAATTCTTTTTATTGCGCAAGAATATCCTTTATTTAAATATTCAATACACGCATTGTACTGATCCGGCATAGATGAACCTTCTTCGGCTTCAAGTATCTTTTCAATCGTGTTATAGTTACCAAATCCGTATTCATTGATAATGTATTTATCAACTTCTTCTTTACTATTGAATATTGCAGCTTCTTTCGTTTCATAATCACCTGTCGCATTAAAGATTAATTGTGGCATTTCAGAAACGAATTTTAGAAACGGATATTTCGCAAGCGTGTCTTCATCAATCGTGGCTTCTTTGAACGCAATGACAAATGAACTGCTTGAACTGTTGGTTACAAAATCAGATCGTACTTTCATTCAGTATCCTCCTATCTTATCTATTGCGGTTTTTAAATCGCACACTCTTATGACTGAGTGATCTTTTACTTTGGCTGCGAATCTCTTTACAAAGTCTTCCGGCACATCAGAACCAATAACTATTTTATCGAACATGTTTAAGTCAAAAGACTTTAATTCGTCTTCAAAATATGCGTTAATATACCAGCATTCATTATTTTGAAACTTAATTTTTCTCTGGAAAAATCCCAAAGAAAACACGGCACGCTTTTTATATGCAACTGAAAGCCACTCAAACAAATCATCTGCTGTATGTGTAAATTTGGTAATAATTAAAACTTTTAACGGTTTTTCTGATTTGAATATGAAATTAAACATGGCTTTCGACCTCTTTATTTGTCACTACGTTTATCACATCGGTCATGTCGCAAACTCTTAACACTGAATGTTTTGATACTTTGTTTGCGATTTTCTGATATGCGTTAATCGGCAAATCAGAACTGACAACAATCTTGTCAAACATATTTAAATCAAGTGATTCAAACTCGTCCTCAAGATATGAAGTAATATACCAATACTCATTATTCGCAAACCGGATTTTCCTTTTAAGTATTCCGAGAGCAACCACAGCAGACTTTTGATATGTAAGTCTCAACAGACTAAATAAAGTGTCAGCCGTACAACTTGATTTGGTAATTATTAAAACTCTTAACGGCTTTTCTGTTTTGATTTTGTTGTTAAAAATTTTTTCGTACAAAGCGCACCTTAATGGCCACGTTTCGACTTCACTACGAATAATTATAGCGATTGCAAGAATAATTAACATAACTCTTAGAATTTCACAAATCGTTGTCAAATGATTTCTCCCTACTTTTGGTGGTTTTCAAGTTCCATTTTTGCTGATAAAACAGTTATTTTATCTGTTAAAAATTTTATTCATACGTAACCATTACTGATGGCTGGAAAACACAGAATGGATGCACTTCAAATTCAAAAGCGCAATTTGCCCAATCAATATTTCCTTCTTTATCCACAACACATACAAGAGATTTGATCCCATGCAGCTTGCAAGAATACGGAGTTGACAACCACCAAGTAGCTGAAAAATATGGAATGTATTTTCTGTATTTGCGGTATCTGTCAAGTGTCAAGATACTTACTTTGTCATGCAGAAAACCATAATCTTTAAGTCCGTCAAGAGAAGTAAGGTCTACTATATGTGTTATAAGTCCGTCTTCTCCAACTTTGTTTTCAAGTTCCGGAAGAAACAATTCAAAGAACATTCCTCTAATTACGCTCATTGAATAATCGTTATTATCAGTATTAAAGCTATGATCCCAAAGAGAACTTTTCAGCAAGGCAGAAATACCGCCGAACTCTTCACCAAGTCTGATGAATTCGAAATCTCCGATCTTAAATGTTGCGCCAATCGGTACTTCTTGAATTTTTACTTTTGTATTTATGATCTTAACGCATACTTCACTTTCGCTCTGGCTTGTAATATCATAGCGACAACCATTCAATGTATTTAGCGCACTTTTAATTTTTTCAATATTCATTCATTGCACCTCGCAATATTGATGAAAGATTAATAAATTCTTTTTCTAACAATGGCTCACACTGGTTTGCATAAATCCAAACCCATTCATCACACAAATACAAAAGAAATTCTATAGTATTACTTCTATTGTATTCTCCATGATGCATCGTATTCTTAATCGCATAAACTTTACATTTCATGCCATTAAAAGTTACATTAAAATCCGCACTACACATTAAAGCATCCATCATATCACCTCAGATCCTTTTCCGATCTTGCGCACAAAACGATTTCACGGCGAATCGGACAACCGCCCATGCAATTTCTTCTATCCTTGCAGCTTGAACATGAAGTTCTAAAATGATTGCGGAAATTCTCAAACTGCTCACTGTTCCATGCGTTCTGAATCGTGTCATTGGAAATGTCATAAGACCATCGCATTTCCTGGTTATCAAAGCTACACGGCAGCGCTTTCATATCAGAAGTAATATACATGCTCCATCTGCCACCTTCGCAAGTGTCGATTGATTTTTCATCAATGCTATGTGTGAAGTTGTGAATCGCCGGAATCGTGCAAGAATCAAAACCAATCTTAAACGGATGTTTCATGTTATCAACCAAGTTAAAGAAGACTCTAAGACGTTCATCATCGTATCTCAGAACGTTGGCTTTCGTGCCAAGTCCAACAGGTTTATGCAACAGGAAAACAACTGCGTTTATTCCTTCCGGAAAATCATTGTTCTTCAAGTGGTTGATTGCTTCATCAATACTGTTATTGCCAAGCACATAATGAATGTTTGTCTTTACTCCGGCATTAAGCAACATCTGAATTGCGTCAAGTGTGTGCTGCTGTCTGTACCACGAAATAGCAACTGCACCGCAATACTGCTTACAGAGACTTACAATCTTTTCATTGAATCCCAAACCGCTTGAAGTGAAGTTTGGAACAATGAAATTCTCTTTGCAGTAAGAAAGAATCTCTTCGAAATTCTCATGCTGGTCTGGATCGCCACGACCGCCAAGCGCAAACTGAAATGTTCTGCCTTTGCACTCATTTACAATCCGCTTGAAATCATCAAGCGCCATGTTCGGATACTTTGTTTCAAGTCCGTTCTGGTAACACTGAACGCCGGACTTGATGCATAATCCGCTACGGCCATGAATACAGTGACCCATTATTCCGATATCAATTAACTCCGGAAAGTTTGTCATGAACGGATCAATACCTGTGTCTTTGCCGTTATCATCAATAATTCCTGTCCTTACGTAATGTCCGGTTTCTGTGTCAAAATAAGCCATAAATTTGTTTTCTGTATCACGTTTTAATAACTTCATTTGGTAACTCCTAACTTTTCTGTATTGGTTTCGGTAAGTGTATAGTATCACATCTAGCCTTTCGTGTCAACACTTTTCTGTTTTATTTTTAGAAAAGTGCAGTGTATATAAAGTTGCCAATAATCCCGCCGATCACGGCACATGCAGCCATAACAAGCATACAAACGCCAAGAGAAAGATATAATTTATTCATCTTCACCCTCCTGCATTTCGTCAAAATTTTCAAGCAAAAAGTTAAGCAGATTTATTGTAGTTTTGATAGAACTCTTATCCTTAAAAATAATATACGCCAATTCTTTTTCAACATCTGAAATTTCAAATTGTTCTCCGGTCTTCAAGCCTTTATCTTTAAGTCTTACAAACGTAAGTACAGCGCCATGAATGCGTTTAAGTTTAGTTGCAATTTCGCCGGTACGATCTTCGTGACTTATTTCGATAATTGGTGTCATATCAAATCATCCTCCTTTAACATCAGATAAACACTCAAATAATCGTGTTGGATTTACTGCTTCTTTTAGCGGTATAATTTTCGCTTCTTTAATATCTAACCAAGTATATGTATTCTTAAACCACTTTCTTACTTTAGAAACTGATACATTATCATTTACAAGATAATCATAATGAGTTACTTTGTTCGGTCTATAATCTGCGCCGATCCTAATTGCTTTCATTCCAGGATTTCCTTTCCAGCGCTTCAAGTATTGCGCCCTTGACATATTCCTTAATATCAATCTTCGCTTCTCCAACAACAGGAAATCGCTCCACATCTGACAGAGAAATTTTGTAATACTCGGCTTTAGTACATTTCCATCTGCCATTATCAGTTAAGGCAATTTCATATCCACCTATTTTGCTTGCTTCGATCCCTCTTGTTTTTACCGGATAAAGCGGAACGAAATATAATTTGCGACTAACACTTTTATTCTGATAGATTTTCGCCATTGGCTCTCCTTTTCGCATAACTGCAATAGTCATCGCCACGTACATGATACGGTTTTAACCCAATTCCATCTCGGTTACACACAAGACAACAGGTTGCATCAGTAGATGCATATTCGCACTCACCGCACCGCACAATCTCCGGCGCTTTCCGGCGCTCCTGCAATTCTCGGAGTAACTCTGCAAGTTGTTCACAATCATCTGCAACGTTTTGTGCATTTATTCTGTTGGCTTCGTCTGATTCTGATTCCGCTACTTCCGTTATACTCCTTGAAGCATCCATTAGATCATCAATCGCTTGTTCAAGTGTTAGCATTTGTTTTCCCCCATCTCTTCTCGCAATGTTATCTCGCTAATTATTTTGTTCCATTCCTCTTCGGCTTTATATGCACGATCAAACCATGACCAATAATAACTATAATGAGTTGGACACTTTGGACAATTAGGATTTTCACAGAACACGCCAAATCGAAGTTCTAACATGCCATCTTGTATAAGCACCGGTTTATTCCCGCACAAACACGGTTTAAGTTCATCTTCATACAGATCAAGACTTACTCCGTGTAATGTATTATAGAGAAAAGGTTTGATCCTTGTTCCTATTTTTGTGCCGTTGTAATATACATCATCACACACCGTCAGTTCTCACCGTTCTTTCTTTTAACGTAATCAACCGCCGTTTCAAGTGCAAGTATCTTCTCAATATGTCCTACCCAATGCGGACACTCTGAACAATATGTGTCGCTGCAAATAGACATTTCGCAATCATATATCTTTTTAAGAATTGCAATTATGTTGTCACATATCGATTTCGGAATGGTACTAACTCCGTCTTCTGTGTTGATTTTTACCCAATATTCAAAGGCATCTACGTGCTTTTTCTGCTCAATCGTCATGGTTCTCGCTCCCTTCTGTATTGGCATTAAACACTCTTATGCCGTCCGCTGTTCCTCGTAAGTACAGTGTGACGTATCGGTTCTTCATAAAACATCTTGGACACAGCTTGCCGTGATAGCGCATCGGATCGTTATTCACGCTATACATCCTGTTATTACAGCAGTCCGTATAGAAAAACGTTCCGTGTCCATGTGCTTCTTCGATATATCTGTAAGTAGATTCTCCGTGTGTAATGCTCATTCGTTCTCATTCCCTTCACGCTCTTTAGCAAGTGCGCACTTACACCATTCAATAAATGTTTGCAAAGATTCTATTAACGTTTCACCACTTACATAAAACGGACACCCGCCTTTACCCTCTCTACATTCGTACTTCATGCACATTGTTTCATCTTCTTTTCGGCAGTTCAGTTCCGCTTCTATGTTCTTTACAGCTTCTTTAATCTCCATCTTCGTCACTCTCTTCGATCACAATTACTTCATCTGTGTAACATTCTGAATGAAGCGTATCTTCTGCATAAGGAACACGACCATAATTAATTTCATATTCATTACATTCTTCGAAATACGGACATTTATTTCTTCCACATAACCCACCCATATTATTACAGAAATCAATTAACTCTTTGTTTGTTACTGTATTTGATTTATGCAATGCTGCTTTTCCGGCATCCATAAATTTGTTCCAGTCTTCTTCTTCGATTCCCCAAGTTTCAAGCCACTCGGCAAAACTGTATTCCGACACAGCTTTAAATATAGTAGATATAGCGTATTCAATCTGTTGGCCTTTTGTCCTTTTCTCCATTGATTTTCCCTTCGATGTATTCAATTACTTTTTCTATTAAATCAATCGCAACTATCTTGTGTCTCAAATTGCAGAAAATATTTGTAACCCATTGCTTCAAGTTCCCAACGACTTAATACCTTTACGCCGTATAAACCGTATGCATTAGGCATATAACCTTTCTGGCTGGCGATCTTCTCCACTTCTTCGCATAATTCCTTATACTTTAAAGACTTATAATAATAATATTCTTCTTTTGTAATTTCTATTTCGTGTGTTATGTATCCCATTAAAACCTCTTCCGAATTATGTATTCATTTCCAAGCCAAACAATATAAATCACTTGCGGAAGATTATGTATTTTCGGGATCAATCTTCTAAGGTAATATTTGAAATTCATAACTTTCCTTTTCTGTTTTGGTTTTAAATCTAATAACAAGTTGCGCCATTCCAGCGCAACCTTTTTAACAATTATTTCCGTCTGTTGTTGAAATATACCCTCAATTCTTCCGTGACTACAGACAGTTCTTCGCTAGCAATCTTATACCATTCGTGGATAAGCACTCGATCCGTGGTGCAATCGTATGTAATATCAATATCTCCGGTCTTGTAATGCAGCTTTGCAATAATAATATCACTATTATTACCAACGATTCTGCTTTCGTTAGTAATTACACCACAAGTCAACTCATGTCTCAATTATATCACCTTCTCTCTGCCATTCGCCTTGAACATACGTTCCGAACCCCTGTTCGTATACATTATAGTTCCTTGTCTATGGTTTGTCAATTAAACATTTGACAAAATATCATTGTTTTTCTGTATTGGTTTTAGTATATTATGTATGGCTACTTGTTGTCAAGCAGCCAAAACAATCAAATATAAATTCTCAAACTTTTTCTAAGTGTAGAAATATTGGATGTGTTTACTCCGTACAATCTGGCCATTGCGAAAACATCATTTGTATCTGCGGAATTGCGGACAGACATAATCATTTCCTTTGTACGATCTTCGCCGTAAGTCTCAACCAATTTCTGATAGAAACCAAGCAAGAACAGAGAACGATAATTCAGATTTGTTCCGTATGGTCTTCGCACATACACGTTAAATGTACGGCTGATAAGTGCAGCAATTTCTTCCGGCTCTTTATTGCCGAATGTCGCAACGTTTCTAGGGAATACGAAATACTTGAAATAATAATCCCTGTACTGTGTGGCTTTGTAAACGCCGTGATTTGCGTCAATTTCTTCCAGCGAATGAACGTAGGTTAATAAGCTGATTGTTCTATCCTTTAAAACGATTGTGCGGTTTGGCATCATTACCCGCTTATTGCGGAAATCAATCATGTCTTCTTTCAGCAAAACAATCTCTTCATTGGTGGCAAAACCATCGCAGAAAAGGCGGATAATACACTCGACATAATTCGCACGCTCTTCCGGCAAATCATTATGAAGTTTTTTAACTATGTCTTCTACATCTTCTTGCGTAACTCGATCCGTTATTTGCAGAATACGTTCAAGCGCTTGATTGCCTTTCATGCTCTTCTCGTTAAACGGATTTTTGATTACTTGATAATTCTCAATGTAATAATTGAAAATCTGTCTGTACATAGAGCAGACCTGGAAGAATGAATTATACGGCATAGAACTGCGTCCAGCAACAGTTTTTCGCTGTGATCCAAACGTGTTAATCATTGCGAAAAGTTCATCGCTATTCATTTCGAATAACTGTTTTCCAATCTTCTTTTCGTATGCGTATAATTCTTTCCGGTCAACTTGATAACGGATGCGCACTTCAACACCTTTTTTCATTGTGCTGAAATAATCTTCTAGTATGTCTTTTGTAGGAATCGGCTGTTTGGGTATCTCACTCATGGTAAAATCCTCCTTCGGATTATATGTATCATAGCACGATTCCTAATCAATTTCAATATATTTTGTTTTTCTGTTTTAGCATTGTAGAATAGGAAATTGCGATTGCATAGCAAAGTAAATCCTTAATAATGTATCACGATCTTCTATTCTTCCGACAAACTTTAGTAAAGAATTTTGCGATATGGTCAACGGCTGCTCAACAAGAATTATACTCGGCGCTGTAAGACCATAATCATAGAAGTTATCAAGTCTTACATGGCAAGGCAATTCCCTCCGCTTCATCTTACTTGTGAGCGGAAACACATTTACAGTTGGAGCAAACTCATTATTCTTGTCATTGGAAATGATAAACACAGGACGATAACCGCACTGAACGCTTTCGCCGGAATTTGACAAATCAGCCATCCAAATATCAGCACACTTCGGCTTTGGCTTTACGACTTCAAAATTTCCATCGCCGTTCTGCTGAATGTAATAGCTGAATATTGTGTTATTCTGTGGCTTTACATTTCTTGACATTTTAAATTCACTCCTTTCTCTTGTGCTATAATTATATTACCACAAGAGAAATAGTCTGTCAATATATAATTTTACTGTTTTAGTTTTTATTTTTCTCTGGATTAACATGGACAAAGAAATTGTGACCAGGTTTAATGTAGATCAGCTTTCCGACTCCATCAACTTCATAACCAACATAAGGGCGATCATCTTTTCTTTTTTCGCAATCATTTTTTAATTTGCTCATTACCGCACGAACAATCTCTTCTGTCCTGTCTTCTGATTTTCCTGTCCATTTAAATGCTTCATTTCCCTTCTTCTTATTTCCACATCCAATGAACAACGTCCCAAACTTTGAAGAAAAACCAACATGAAATCTTTTCCAATCTACCATTTCACTTCTCCGATTTCGTTTAGAAAAAGCTGCATTTTGCGCACTCTTTCTTTTCGTCTGGACAATTATCACACAAACCGCCAAACAAAGAATCAATGGCTGTAGTGCCGATTTCAATTCTCTCCATATCCAAGTTCCTATGCACTTGTAAATAATCGCATATTGGACATATGATCGTATAATAAATTACAGCACCACAACCATAATGATTCACAATATCTTTCTTGTTATTAAGATTTATTAGTAACTCAGCGTCACAATGTCTGCATTTGCATTTATAAAGTTCTGGCGGTTTTTTGTATAACTCCGGCTCTATCTTCCCTACTTTAATGACTTCCATTATCTTTTCCTCTAACACACCACTCAAAAGCTGAACACTTATTACATTCTTCTCTAGCAGCATCGCACACAAAACCGGCATCTCGTACTAACCGCACTCGATCATGAGCGCTCTTCCAATTCATTACAGGATAATGACGATAAGCATTGTCAAGTTGCGGAATTCTTTTCGCTTCAATATAAATAAACGGTGTATTATACAAACATTCCGTAGTTTTTGCGACTGATTTGGCTTTACCTCTTGTCTCAGCGAAAACAACCGTATAATACATGCAACTTCTTTTGTCTGTGCAGATATACGCCTTAACTTTCTTCGCTTTCTCCATTGCGATTTTCTTCCAATCAATCCACTCTATTTGCATAACACACCGCCTTATTATTCTGTTATTTACCAGTTTGAATTATGATTAATCTTTCCGCTTATGGCTTTAGATAAAGTCCAATAGTTTTTGAAAATATGTGATCTTAAATATTTTCTATAGACATTCATCCTTTTCATGTTCACACTTTTCTGTTTTGGTTTTATTATATATTTTTAGTAGCTTCGATAATATAATCCGCAACATCTTTTACTGTTTCTTTTGCGTTCTCAATATTTTCCGTGGTAACTTGTGACGCAATCAACATCTTATAACAAGTATCTTTGCTCGGAAGAAACAAACAAATCACTAATGAAATACAGCCAACAATAAAGCATATTTTAGTGTATTTTTCATCTTGATCGCAAAACATAAATACTCCAATAATTGCAATAATTGTCAAAATTCCTGTAGTCCATTTAAGTGTATCTGATAATGAAATGAAATAGAACATCCACGGATTGATTATATATGTCATTACAATCTCCTTTAAATTGTTAAAGTATTACAGAATCATAACATAGAAATCTGCATACCCTCCGGCAGCCATAGCGACTTTAGATTTAGCGTTAATAAATCTAAACACGGCTCTTCCGGTCTTAGCATCTGTTCTGACTTTCTTAATCGTGTATCTCTGCGCCGGACTATTCCAATGCTCATACATTGTGCCGAACTCTCCATAAATCTCTTCTTGACGATAGAAGCCTTTCGATGTGTATGTTATGGCTCTTCCCATAAATGAGTTGCTCCAATGCGGTAGCGGGTCTGAGTTAGTGATCGTATATGTCGGTAGTGTAAGTTCTCCCATGTCATAATCGTATACCCAATTGCTTATGTGCCAAATCTGATGTTTGCTCTCGGCTGTTTTAGGATCGTATTTAATCAAATCCATCCAACCGCTTGCGTTCGGCGTTGCCACACGACCGCCGATCTTTGTTGTGCTTGACTTCGGAAAATCAGCAGCTTCTAAAACGTATGTATGGCTAGAGTTGAAATCGCTGACATTCTTTGCGTATCTCGGCGCTGCTTCTGTATTCTGCGCAAATGCCAAGCCGAAAATAATAATAGCCACCATTGCAATAATTGTCTTAACAAATGTCTTCATGCTTAATCCTCCTTTAATTTACGTCCACACTCCGGACAATAATTCAAATCATAATCTTTACAGTTTGTAGTTCTATCCGCTCTTTGTCTGCATTGATCGCTTGTCCATGAATATGTAACAAACGCAACCTTATACTCACAGCTTACAAGGTAACGATCATGTATCTCTTTTGAAATATTATAAGAATTGCAAAATTTACACACCGGTTAAATCTCCTTGACATGGTGTTGGATAAGGCTGCCATGCAATAACTTTGTGTTCTGGAAACGCAAATCTATTTGACCACATCCAAACACCATCATATGTACATGCTTGATCCACTATCCGTTTTCCGTATATTTCAATAGTGATTAACACCTTATCCGACATTTTACTAACACCAAGTTTTCCTAAAATACCGGCATCTCTTTCTTCTGGCATAAACAAAGAACATGGAACCCACTTGCCTTGACAATCCTCTACATATTCATCGGCAGCGTTAATGATATTATTCGCTCTGATATTGTCTGGATCATCTTTTAATTCTTCATAGACAATATCTATAAAGCTATCTCTGTCCATTGGCTTCACTCCCTCTAAACAAAAACCAATTGCCTTGTGAATCTCTCATAATTTCTTTGCCACAATGTTTGCAGATCGAATGAACCTGGAAACCGTCAAACCATATTGTTGTAGGCTCATGCCAATGCAACCCATCATGGAAAAATCTTTTGAAAAATCCACAACGCATATAAAACAATGAGCAAATCACGAAAATAATAAAGGCTATTTCAATGGTAACAAGCACATAAAAATAAACTGTTGAAAACAAAACAATCAATTTAACCACCGCCTTTCCTGTCTGCCTTACTGCAAAAATCGTTTTCTCCTACCAATCTAGCAACCGAATACTTCTTGCATAAAGTATCTTCATACCAATAGCAATTTTTACAACGGATAATTTCTTGCTGTTTTAACGCTTTAATCGCCATCCTTAATGCTTCGCAAGTCAATGGATGTAAATCTGAAATACCCGAATGTAATTCATAACAATAATAAGGATTGATTAAATTTTTAATTCTTGTTATCGCTTCTTTGGTTTCCATTAGCGCTTATCCTTTTCTTCTTTTACATAAGTCTTTCCTTTGCGATCTTGAAATATCTTTCGTCTATATCAAACCCGATATAATGTCTATTAATTTTTGAGCAAACAATACAAGTTGTTCCCACTCCCATAAAAGGATCAAGAATTACATCTCCTACATTTGAACTATTCTCAATTAATAACCTTATAAGTTCTTCCGGCTTTTGTGCTGGATGTAACTTTTTTCCAGAAATATTATTAATATGAAAAACATTTGCTGTCCCAGGATGATTAATTGTTCTAGCTTTTCCTTTGCGCAACAATAGAATAAACTCGCATTTGTACATATAATAACGATTTGCGATTGCATTATTCTTTTCCCATACAAGCAAATTAACAAACTTAAAACCGCACTTTTCAGCTTCGGCTTGTAACTCTGCCATATTTCTTCCGTTCACCATAATGTATGCGTGAGTACCATTTTTTAAAACCCTGTAGACTTCTGACAACCACTCGGAAAACTTTATATCATTATGTAGAAATACCCCCCCCGATTTAATTTCGGGGTTTTCCTTTCCACTAAGCATCCCATGCATACCTGTGCAACCACCACTAATTAACTTATACGGACAATCTGTAATGAGCAAATCTATACTTTCTGTAGGTATTTCCTGTAATAAATCTCTACAATCACCATGCTTAATATAATCAACCGACTTAATCATTAGGTTATTTCCTCCGCTAAACTACAAAAATCATTTTCATGACAGTAATGCAAACCATCTGGATGTATACAATGCTCTCTGTATTTATTCCAATTGACACAATCTTTACAGTGTATAATTGCTGGCAATCCATTTGTTTTGTTTGAGTATACAATTTCATATGAACGTTTTTGTTCTCGCCTTGTGGCTTCATAATTGGTTATACAATCACAATCATATGCTCCCATCTGGTTTCCTCTCTCCATAACTGCAAAAATCTGTAGGATCACAACTACCATTCCAATGTTTGCACTCAAATTCAAAAGCACCTTTTGGAATATAGCCATCCGGACTCATATTTGCACGAAAGAATTTACACTCACAGCAATGAATAATTTCCGGCTGCGCTTTATATTCTTGCAATTCTCTTAACCACTTAGCACGTTGAATATGTTCGGCTTTTAATTCCTCGCATCTCTCTTCTCCGAAAAGCGCTCTTGTCATTTTCTCAGAACATACTTTTACTTGCTCTTCATGAAACTGAATTGCATCTTCGATGAGAATCTCTTTATTTTTCATTATGAAGCGCCTTTCTCAAAATAACCTGTTGCTTTACAGCAGTCATCATATCAAGCAGATGATCCAGGGCGGATTCTTCCTCTTTAGTAAGGTTACTCCCTCTAAATGCTGTAGCAACCATCGGAGTATCATCTTCAAGTGTTATTCCCATCTGTTTTCCTTTCTCCGTCTGCGCAAAAATAATCGTCTTCTGGCTGCCAAAATTCCGCTGTTAATCCGTGGACATTCTTTTGATGAACAGTGCAGTACCCGGCAAAATTCCGCTTCTTACAGTCTTTACAATGAACAATTTCTGATTGGCTTTTATATTTCAATAATTCTTTTAGCCATGCAGCAAGCTGTCTGTGTTCTTTGGCACAATCGCAATTAGGAAATGTGGCGCTGTATTTGTCTGCTACTTCCTCGGCATGTTTAATCGCTTCTTCTATCGTCATAATTTCCTTTAATTCCATTCATCTTTATTTCTTTTCATATCAAGCCAATGAAGAAAACCATTGTGCAGTTCATAACAATAATCTTTTACAACACACGTTTCGCAATTAACCGTATGTTTCGGACTTGCAATAGTGCATAACAGTTTTGCAAGTTCTCCTTTGTCGCATTTGCGAATATATTCAAGATTTGTCATAGCAAATTTTCCTCAAATAATCTCACTTCTGATCTCACACAAGAGCCATGTTTTACATTCTTTGCACAAACATATTACTTAGGCTCACCCTACATAATCGCTGTTAGGGCATTCATATTTCCAATCACAATGGCCACAATCATCTATACATTCTCCTGCATAGAAATCTAAGTCTGCAAGATAACCGCCAATGTCTTCACAATCTTCTGCGTAACTCATATATTATCCTTTCTGTCATATATAACTCTCGTACCAATCGCAAATATCATAAGGACAAATATCATTGACACCCTTTCGGCAAGAACTAGTTACCAAACCTCCGTCAGCTTTTCTGTAAAAATATTTACAATTACCACAACAATATGACATATGCTTTTCCGGAATTTTCTTTTCTGTTTTGGTATTTGGATTGCCAACCAAAACATTTAATATAGACTTTATTGTGTCATAATTTAATGCTATTCCAGCGTCAATATCATTAAGACTATCAAGCAACTCACAAAATTCTTTTCTTATGCAATTTATTTGATGAATAATATAAACAATCAAAAGAAAACTTATGCCACATTTTATACAATCAAATACCATTTTTATCATTGCTTAATTCCTCATTAAAAGTACATAATTCCATTTAAAGCGCCTAATTCTTCAAAGAATGCGATCAAAGTGTCACAAGTTTTTCCTGTGTTATGGAATATCTTCTTGAAATCGGCAAGCGACATTTGCTCTGAACATCCTTTTTGTGTTGCTCTTGAAGAGTAAAAGTTGACTTCGCCAATTCCAACGCTTACTACAACTACTTTTTCTCTGCTTACCGTTTCCCATATCTCGCCTGTTTGTGGAATGTAGTTGTATTCATTTATCTTACTGATGAATTCTTCCGGCTGCATCTTAGCAATATCCACAAGTTTGTATGATCCGAAAACCTTTTCACGTAAATCAACATCCATCTCGGCAAATTTCTGTAATGCACTTCGATACTTTTCTGTGCGATCTTCCTTTATTTTTAATATATCGGTTTCACTCTTTAAAGAATCATCATTTACCCACAAGCCAAAACCATCATTATTTCCACGCTCACGAATATAAGTCTGACCATTATCATCACACGAAATTATATCAACTCTCAGATATAATTCTTTGTTCACATTTTCTGCGCTGTCTGTTGTACTCATTTAGCATCCTCCAAATATGCATAATCTTCCTTTGAATAGATTAGTGGTTCGCCTTTTGTATTAACCATAACAGTAAATTCTCCATTACCGGAAACCGTATACATGACATTTGTCAATTTGTGATAAACCACATAATATAAATCTCCATCTTCAACAACTTCAAACATGCTGTTTGCTTCGGCTTCTTCGGTGCTTCTAAACTTTACAAAAACTTTACAAAAGAGCGAAACGATTACAAAGATTATGAATACACAAGCTAACGCAAAAACAAGAACAATGCCTGTTTCAATCATTGAATTTACCATGAGATTCATTGTCTTCCCTCCAATTTTATATTATTATTTTTAATTACTTGTTATATTTGCGCCACGAAAAATGACAACCATTGAAGGAAATGGTGCGCTATTTTTCGAATCTCCAAACTTCAAACGCCCTTTAAGAAATCGAATCTCAGACCGATTCAAAATATAATTGTGAAAATATCTTGTATCTGTTCTTGCCGGTATTAACATAACCACAATAGTATTATCCTGTTGTGCTTCGTAAAAACATTTTGCTACCCAATCTCCAATTTTTGAATATGGTGGATTGCAGAAGACTCTACACCCCCCCCCATTTTTGAGAAAGTCCGTCTTGCTGCTTATCAAAATATCTTTCACATTTATGGTTCTCAGCCGTTGCGCATGGATCAAGATTGAAATGAAACTCATTATTCAATTCGGTAAATATTCCGGAAGGTGTAGACCATTCATCAGAATTATGGCTAAACAATGTATCTGTATTCATTCAATAAACCCTCTGCTATTTTCCGCTTCTATGATTGGTTTTGCACTTTCCACGCAATTCTCAAACATCTTGTATCTTATCCAGCAACCGCCATCCCATTTCTGCATATCGGTATCGGCTTCAAATGCTTCATGATACATCGCTGCTCTTAAATTTTCCTTGTCGATTAGTGTTCCGTGTTTATCCGGAATCTCTGTAAGCGGACAATTTTCTGCTCTAAGTACGTTAGAATTTTCAACGCTAACATGCTGCCACTGCGAACAATTAAATACTGATCTAAAACCTCTCTCGATACATTCTTTACAGCTTTTCGGAATATCCATATTCTTTACGATAAACGACATGATTATTCCCTCTCTGGTATTGCAAGAATTTTTGAGATTGGTGCAGTAAGAAAGTAATCTTTTCCAGTAGGAATGTATGAACTAACACACCACGCATCTTGTCCAGGAATAACAAGAATGTCTTCGGCCTTTGACCAATTAATAGGACACATATTGCATTCAAGATAACTCGGAACGATCCCTTTGTTTCTTGTGTACTCACAAAGAAAACAACTTCCAGCTACATGCGCTGACACATAACCATTTTCTTTACACCACTTATTACACCATGAATCCTTGAAATCTACACGCTGTTTGGCAGTAGGATTATCACCAAGTTCTGACAGCATATCTGTCCACATTTGCCTATGCAGCTTTATTGTCTGCTCCCTTGTTAAATCAATCCTAATTTTTTCCATTCTTATTTCTCCGGCAATTTAAGAATCTCAGAGATCGGTGCAACTAAAAATATCGCAACTTCGGGAATATCGGCAACACCTTTGTATCTTGCATAACATCTGTCAAGTTGGTGGGCGCTTAAACTGCTCCAATTAATAGGGCAATGGTCACAATCTATCGCATATTCACAGAGAAAGCAGTTATTAAGAATAAATACATCTGGAAAATGTTTATTACACCATTCAATTTTAAAGGCTTCTCTATCATAAGGACTCGGACAATCCCCAAGTTTTTTCTGCATTGCACTCCACATTTCTCTGTGTAGTTCTAACGCTTTCTCTTTTGGTAAAAACATTGATTTTCCCTCTATGATTCTTCTAGCGCTAATATTTCGCTGATTGGTGCTTTATAATAATAGTCTCCCCTAATGCATGATCCGTTCGGCCATTTAATCGGACAGTTTTTACAAGTTCCGCCACCGACTTGATAATCGTATTCACAAAGAAAACAATCTCTCCTTACTTTATATCCGTGACTATTGCACCAATCTTCTTTAAACTCGACTCTTAATCCTCCGCTCGGACAATCGCCAAACTCTTTCTGCATATCACTCCACATTTTTCTGTGAAGTCTCAGCGCTTCTTCTTTACTCAGATTCATCAGTGATCCTCATAATATATTTATATTTTTAATGTGAAATTATCCGAATTAAGAATAACAAAGAAGTGTAAAAGCGTATTATGAATGGTATTGAATGAATAATAGACAATACAAATATTGTCATTCCGGTTTTTAATACTGTCACGTATTCTTTTATACCTTCTTTTTGCAGCATTCTTAATTTTTCCATCATACTTTTCTCTCCGGCAGTTCCAATACTTCGCTAATCGGCGCATCCAAGAAAATCTGCCCTTCTCTTCCACCGCCTATATAGCTAACATAGCATCTATATAACCCGCCTTTATAATCCGCCAACGGACTCCAATCAATCGGACAGTATATGCAATTCTGATTACTGGTATAAAGTTTTCCGGCACACTCACAAAGAAAACAGTTATGCGCTATGTCTTCATCGGGAAAATTTCTTCTGCACCAATCACGCTTATATCTTAACCGTTTTTCCGGACTAGCATCATCGCCTAAATCCAGCATCATATCTAGCCACATTTGACGATGTAGTTTGACCGCACGACTACGATCACCCCTTATGCTTCTCATTCATTCTTCTCCGCTTCGATTGGTGGAAGACTCGGCTTTGCTCCATCGCTGCTGACATTAATAACCGTATTATCATGTCTGAACGATGGTGAAAGATTGTCTGTTGTCACGTGAAAAATTCCACTATCGGACTTAATAAGCAGTTCATCTTCGGCAATTCCGCACTCATTCGCCCAATCAAATAATTCTTTTATTGTCAAGGTATTTTCTCCAATCAATCATCAGATTCATTCATAAATTTTCTTATGATCTCTTTTGCTGCCTTCCTGGAAAATCTTTTGAGATACCGCTTCATGCGCTTTGTTCCGTCATTGTTATTGCAGAACTTGAAATCATCCTCAACGAATTTCTGACCGCTTTCTCTTGCGCCGTATGCGCTCATTCTTCTATGTCCGTTCTTCATTTAATTTTCCTTTCCGGCTGGATCAACAAAATCAAATTCAATTTGACCGTCAATTTTCTCCTGTGGCTTATAACGTGGTGCATACTCGATAACAGGTCTGCCAATATAATCTCTGTTAAACATTCCGCAAGCATCGGTTTTTCCTGTCCAATCTGACGCACTCGATCTTGTATCGCCGTAAATCTCGCACTTCTGAATATTCCTGTCATGGTATTTGTACTTCAAAAAGTTACTGCAATCTCGGCATTTTTCTCCGGCTGTATGTCCAAACAGAGAATACATTCTTTCTGCTTTATTAGAACTCATAGACTTCCAAATTCTCCGTATTAATCACGTATATTTGTAGTTTATATTTCTTCGCCAACTCAATCATCAGTTTTGTTCCACGGCTTTTCATATCCCAAAATGCAACAAGCATTCCATTTTCCTTTGCTGCATACTCGGCCATTTGTTTATTGCGCAAATATCCAGCACGCTTTCCAAGCGACCAATCAGCCGGAAATTCCGTGAATTTATAACCAAATTCTTTAGCGAATTTTTCTGCCAATGTGTCAACTCCACGACAACCACCAGAGACAATCTCGATATTTTCCGGTTTGTATTTTTCCAGTAAATCAAATGTTGACATTGCGCTTCTAATTACATCGTAATTCGAATAGTCTCTTGATCCCGCAATAATTATTCTTCTCATTTGTAAACCTTGCTCATAACTACATCACTAACTTCATGCATCGGACATGGCTTTTCCGTGGTATAATCGTCTCTGTCGATATACGACTTTGTGATATGACAATACATATCGGATTCATTGAGGAAACATCCACAACAATTCTTTGATTTTTCCATTCCTTCAATCCAGACTCCCATCTTAAAACTTCCTACTCATAGTAAAGATACAGTCCATATCCATCTCTGCTCTCCTTAAACCCATGTGGTATCAATGCTCTTTTGTATATTCTGTATCTTTGTGGTGTAGTTGCAGCAATTATTAACCGGACTTTTTTATATCTGTGTCCAAAAGTTTTCCGGTATTCTTCATGGTCTTCGTTATAGTGCCGGATACTATTGGCAGCTAGTAATGTATTTTCCAGCGCCCATTTTAAACCCTCTAAACCGCATTTTCCTGTGGCTGTAATATCAAGATCGCCGTAACCTTTTCCAAGCGCCCAAGCGACTAGAGTTTTGTACTTATCCGCTATACCAAATAAGACATAGACATAAACGATTGAATTCCTTAATGCGTCTTCATCTTCTACTGTGTACAATGCGTATAAAGCAGATTGACCATTGCTTAATACCTTTTTCCTGTAGAGAAAATTTCCAAGTTCTCCCTTTTTCAGCCAATCTCCATGAATAATATATGACAATCTCATGTTAGAAATTCTTCTTTGTTATCAAATCTTCCACGGTTTTAATCATTGCCATTTCAGCAGCTTTATTCTTAGCTTTAAGATTTCTAGCCACATCTTTATAGCTGTCTGATAAATCCTGCAATGATCGAATCGTGCTTTTCAACTCGGCAATCTCAGCATCGTTAGCAGCAATGAAATCGTCATAGCCATTGATTTCTTCCTTTGTGGCTTCTACTGTTGCGTTGTACTCTGCAATAGCAGCTTTGATCTTTTCCAGCGATTTACTCATGTATTCCTTGTTGAATTCCTCACCAAGATTCAAATCCACTTTGTAAAGAGTAATGACTTTCGGCGCTGAAATATCCACCAGGATAACCCACGTATTACAGACATAAACTTTGACTTGTGAATATCCTTTTCCGAATTTTCCTTCTGCGATAAACTGCGCATACTCCATCATCTTGTTAATGTCTTCTGTGATTTTTCCATCATTACAAGCCACATACTGTTTGATATCCCAATTACCTTCTTTGTCGGCTATCCGCTCCGCATATCTTTCCTTTGCATGATCTGTGATTATGTATTCCATTGTTATCCTCTTTAAAAAACAGAGCGGGCAATCGGTAATACCCGCTCCGTCAATTTCGTTAATTATTTCGTTTAATTCAATTCTAAAATTCTAAATTCGTTATGCGCTGAATGTAATTAGTTCAATGGACTATCCTCTCTTTCCACTGTGACTATTCATCTGCATCTTTTCCGGTCTTCTCTTTCACCGGTTCATGATCTATTTTCGTTTAATTATCATTCAATTAGTCTAGTTTTGAATTAACGCTTATCTGTCCAATGGTCTACCCTCCACAAAGTTTCCGCTCGACTGTTACTTAATCGGCCTTTACAAAGCCACAAACGTATGTAGGATCGGCTGCATAAGACTCTGAACCCATGAAACTTTCTCCGGCAAGTTCCTTCGCCTTTGCCACAATATCGACAACGCTTTCATACGGATGTTCCTTGCCATATCTGTTAAGTTCATCTCTGATCTTCGCCGTGTCCATAAGATTTTCAACTTCCAGTCTGATAAATGTTTTCTTCTCTTCGATAACTTCGATAACTGTCTGCAATGGTTTTACCTCTCTATCTTTCTTCTCTCTTGCTTTGTTATTGGTTATATATTCAAATGCTTATTAGCAACTTGAAACTTATTTGCCGGACTCAGCGGATATTTTCTATCCGCCGTAGTCCTTTATATAATCAGCTTATGCAAATGCGATTTCCTCAGATTCAAAATCATCCTCTTCAAATGTTTCTTCTTCGGATGTTTCCTCTCCCGGATCATTTGCATTTTCCGCTGTGAACTTGTCCCAGGCTTCAAGCAGCGCTGTATTTCTTCTGCTGATATTTACCGCCTTTGCTGAACCACCAGCACAAGCCATGTTGTAGGAATCATTACTGCTTGTCTCTTTGCCTTCGCCGTAGAAGTCATGAATGAACCAAGCAAACTGTTCAATCTTGTCTTCCGCTTCACTCTCAGAAACGATCTTTGCGAACGGCGCAAGACTTACTGTATGTGTCTCGGACTTAACTTTTCTTTTCAGAACGCTTGCAACCTTCTTGTCGAAAAGTTCATCAAAAACGTCATAGACTTCATTCAGTACGTCAAGTACAGCTTCGACTTCCGCTTCTTCTTCCGGCGTGATCTCTGCCGAAATCATCAGCTTGTTCATTTCCTTGCTTTCGAAACTCGGCTGCGACTTGTTCAGCATCGCCCAAATCTTCATTGTCGTTGTGTACTGCTTGCGGTTCTCTTTTCCACTTGCGGAAAGCGTCTTTTCAAAGAACTCATGATCTGCAAGTCTCTTGATTGTTGCAAGGCAACCACAATAAGCAATGTTCCTGTCGCTGGATGAAAGCGCTTTTCCGTTATTCAGCTTGCGGAATGCGATTGCTGCTTCTTCCTGTGAACAATCGTCAAGGTATGTAACCGAAAGCCTTGTGTTGCTGATTACGTCCTGTAACTCTTTCGGAAGTTCCGAATACTTTTTGCCGTTAGCATCATACTGGATGATCTCGCCAACTGCGTTGCTGAAAAAACTGACTTCCGGAATTCCTGTGATTGCGAATTCATCCGCAAAGAACTTAACAAATGTTCTCATTCTCTGACCGCCATCAAGCAGCTTGTAAATCTTTGTGGACTTTGTACCCTTGCGCTTCTCGCCGGTTTCTTCTCTCCATGCTACCAGCGCCGGAATGTAATAGTCTTCGATTGCGCTGTGGATCAAATCGCTTGCCTGTCCGACTGTCCACTGATACTTTTTACGCTGCGCATCAACATCAAGGTTGATCGTTCCATTGTTATACATTGCTACTGCCTGTGCGATTGGCCATGTAATATTTGCTCTTTCCATTTTGTGATCTCCTTTTCTTTTTAATTTTTCTGTATTGGTTTTGGTTTGGTAGGTAGTAAGTTGTTTATGTGTTTCATTAAGTGTATTCTATCACACCGTTATTCCATTGTCAACACTTTTCTGTAATTTTTTTAAATTTTTTTGAACCGATTTTCCGATCTACCAGTAAAAGCCTTTCCCCTCTTCATAGAGAATGTCTTCATCTTTGTCATACGCTTCAACAACTTTGACACCGCTGACAACTCTATATTCTCCATGATCCGTTACTTCCGGTTTGGATTCTTTGACTATCTGCATTAATGCTGCCATGTTCTCCAGCGTATTCTTCATTGATTTCTTGATATCGTGATTGCAATCCAGGAACTTCCTCATAACAAATCTTGTAAGTCCTTCTCTGTCTGTCGGAATTTGTGAAATCTGTTTCGCCGTCTTATAAGATAACTCTTCAAGATCGATCATGTGCTTTAACATTTCGATATCCTCCTTATCTTTTCAGTTCTTCTATCATCGCCAGTAGATCACTCAGCGCATCCATGTGAACTTCCGCATCTGTATTGGCTGCGTTGTCTCTTCCGGCTTTGTAAGCTGCTTTGATAACGTCAATCAGATCGGCGGTATACATACATGTTGTAGGATTATTCTGTACAGCGAATTCCTTTTCACCAATCACATACTCTGTGAAGAAATCTCCCATATCATCGTAGTATGTATCAATCTTCTGTTTGGTTAAACCAATATATCGACTTGTTGTTTTTGTGTCACTATGATTATATATTGCTCTCAGCATTTCCATGCTGTCATAATCGCCAGGATGAATCTGCCTTGTGGTCATACCGAAAAACTTTCTTGCGCTGTGAGTGCCGATATTGTATTCGATGTTCAGCGCTTTCTGTGCTTTCTTAATCGCTTTCAGATGGCCACTCTCGGAAAGAACTGCACCTTTATGTGTTCCTGTAAGCTGCATGAATACCATGTTCTGATAATCATTCTCGGCGGGATCACAACCGGTTTTTTCGATGTAAAGTTTAATTGCATCCTTAACCGCTTTATTGATATGCGGATTTGCCAGCTTATCGGTTTTCTGCTCCACAATTTCAAGGATATCATTTCGCATCATGCCATTGCTGAAATAGATGTTTTCCCATTTCAGAGACAGGATATCTCCGATTCTCCTTGCCATGTTACATCCAAACGTGAGCGCCAGATAATGTGTCCAAGCGTTCCGCTCTGCAAAGTAGTTGAGGATTCTTTTCAGATCGTCAAGCTGGTACGGATAAACCTCTGACTTCTGACCCTTCTTCTTATTGGTTTCCTGTTTCGGTTTCGAAAAAGAATAAACCTTTGCGCTTGCTCCAATTTCCGGATTGGCTAATACTGCGTTGTTTCTCATTGTGTTTCCCTCCGTTCTTTGTGTTGTACTTACTATACCACACTAGGAAACGCCTGTCAACACTTTTTTCAAAACTTTTTTAAAATGTTTTTTTGACTTAGAATATGATCTCGAAAAATGTATTGAATTCTGCCGGACTGAAAAGCATCTTTGTGTTATTTTCTCCGGTTACATAATAGCCTTTATCTTCCAGCGAATAATCATATCTGTTTCCAGCCAGATATTTACCACTGCCGATCTCCATGTTGTATAACGCAACTACAATTCCAGACATTTAATTCTCCTTTATGTTTTTGCTGATAACCGCCGTAACCATCACAAGAATTACAATAATAATTACTCGGATCAATACAGCATTTATGATTCTGAATACTGCGATTAACACAATGGCAATTACGAACCATGCGACAAATGCAGCTACACTTTTACTGATCTTTTCCAGTATTTCCATCTTTGCTCCTTAAATGCAATATATTTCTTATTACTGCGGGAATCTCCGCTTATCATGAAATATATTGCCTATTAAATATTATATCTACATCCACAATAATATCACATTTAGCGTAATATGTCAACACTTTTCTGTATTGGTTTAAAGAGCAATACAGACAGTTTTAAAATGTAACTGTCCGTACTGCTCGATCAATCTCAATATTGATTTCATCGCTGTCATAGCCTACAACTTTGACAAAATAATCCATAACGTCATTGTAAAGCTGCTTGCGCTTTGCGTCTTCGTCTTCTGACTTATAGTTTTCCATTGCTGATAACGTCTGCGCAAACTCCGCAAATTTCCACCAGCGTTCACCGAAAAACTGTTTCTTCCGGATTTCCTCATACATGTCTATCTGCTCACTGGTCAAATCTTCCTCCCGCCAATCGCCACGATCATCCAGCAGACAGTTTATATCCAGCCGTAAAAATTCCGCAAGTCTCAACATGATCTCAATCGGCACAAACATTGTCGGCCTACTTTTGGAAAACCACGCATGAATTGTATTGATATCATACTTCTCAATCAGCATAAAGACTCTTGACCTTGTTTTATCTTTGTTATTCTGCAATACTCTACTATCGCCAAAGAGCCTTTCAAAATTCCTGGTTATAATTTTCTTTGTCTTGTCTTCTTTTATGATCTTGTATTTATCCAGAACATCAAGGCACTTTTTAGCTGCGTCTGTCCTCTTCATTTTCTTTCCCTCTTTTCTTTTACTGTGGTTATTATACCACAATTCTTATAGAATACAAGCAGCCTGTAATTAGGCTGCTGTATATCCAATATATCAAGCTGCTGTGTATCCAATGTAGTTGTCAATTTCCATTCCGGAAATATTCACCGGCAGTACATATCCGGTATATTCACCATCAGAGACAATGATAGGGGATTTTCTGTTTAGAAATCCCATTGTGACCATTTCAGAATCAAGTCCGATCATTGCGTCATTGATAAACTCCGGACTGACACCGATCACAAAACCATCTCCGATTTCCTCTGCATCCTCTGTCTCGATAACATCAGAAGTAGAATAACCGCTTACGAAAATCGCTGTCATGAATGCTCTGTTGTTATATCCCATATACATTGGTTTCTTCTCGGACTTCACAAGTTTTGAATATTCCTTTGAGACTTCCGCAAGTTCTTTTCTGTTGACATAGAATTTCCGGAATTCAACTCCATTGGCAAATCGTTTGTAGTCAAAGTACTCTCCGGCATAGTTGCGAATGCAGTATGTAAAGTCTTCACCGATAAATGCGGATAATTTCTTATTGGCGTACATCTCAACATATGATCCGTTTTTCATGAGCAGCTTTTTCATGTGTGCCACAATCACATTGGGGACATTTGCTGTGATATCGTTTCCGGCAAAGTACGATTCATTGATATCTTCAAAGAGTCCGATTCTGTGACTGTCAATGCCTACTACTTTTCGGTCTTCGCTGTCAAAGTGAATCGCCCTCATAAGTATGTTCGGATCATCACTATGCGCTGTGTAAGCATTAATCCTTGTGAGGACTTCCAGCAGCTTGCTATCCGGCATTTTCAAAACCATGTTGTCGTTATCCTTGCAGAAGTCCATATCGAAATAATCACCGGCATCATAGTGAGTATTCGCTTTAGTTGTTGATTTCTTCTTGCCATTGCTGACCGTGAACATTTCCTGCTCTGAGACTACCAGCAGATCATTCTTGATTGTATAAACCTTTTTCAGATCGTCCTTGTGAACTACCGCTTCGCCATCTTCCATAACCAGCGCCGGAACTGTCACACTGCAATAGCACTCTGTATCGAATCCGATGATTTCAACTTTGTTGTGTTCAGCAACAAGCCTTACACATTCCAGATCATATATGGCTGCCTTATTAGGGATCATCGCCATAACTCTGTCAACTGCTTTTTTGAATGCGTCTCCGCCGATTTCGAACTTCATTTTGTTTTCTCCTTTTCTCCTGTGGATTAAGCCTTTTGCGTGGCTCTTTTTTAACTGTACTTATGATACCACACTAAAGCCAGAAAGTCAATACTCTTTTTAAAACTTTTTGATTTTATTTTTAAGGCTTATAGAAAAACCGCTTAATGTCCGGAATGTTCTGCCAGATTTCCTCTGTAGCCACATACAATGCTTTTGCTCTTTTGGCAACGCCCAAAATAATCGGTGAATCTGCCGGATCACGTTCTGCGTTTCCCTCTTCTTTTTTCCATTCATCAATCATTCTGTCACCGTCTCGGATCATCTTCGCAACTTTGTTTTTGTAGCGCAAATAATACAGAAGAAGACTACTCCCGCTCTTGCTACTTAAATCCACAACTGAAAATTCAGTCTGCGGGATAAAGTAAGCTGTCACATAAATTCCTTTGAGATACAGTCTGAGGAATTCCCCTCTGACTTCCAGATCGTCAACAAGCGCTCTGTTTATTGTTCTCCTGGTTGATTTGTCTTTCGCTGTGATTTCGTAAATTTCCATTCATTTTCTCCTGTTGTGTGTAAAAATTGCACGCCTTAATTATACTTAATACAATAATTATTATATATATAACGTCAACAAGAAACTTATAGTTATTTATTAACTATAGTATTATATTAATAAGTTTCTTGTTGCTGATAGTTTTTTAATTTATTTATTACAATATATTTGTATTAGTAAAAAACTATCAGTTATTTGATATACAATAATATTTATTATATATATTATATATTATTATATAAACAATACTTACCAACGGCCTTTTCTGATGTTCCGCCGTATCTGTCTCTTGTTCATACCACAAGAAGTACAAAAGAATCTGTTATAGTCTTTGATCCCTCCGGTTTTCCGGTCTGTCGCTGCTACTCCGCACCATACAAAATACGCAATGATTATAATAAATATTGCTGCTACCATATCTTTTTCCTCCTGTGGTTTTCTCCGTTATGTACTCAAATCAGATCGTTATTTTCCAGCTTTTCCAGCCAGTAGGAATTGACAAAAATCATATGCTTTGTCATAACTACATATAAGCCAACTGCAAAAGAGATAACTCCAATCAGCAAAAGTTCCGGAATATCATTGTTGTGGCTAATCACGAAAAGCGCCACGGCAAATAATATAAATACCACTCCGAAAAGTTTCTGCTGCATGTAATACTGTGTTCTGCGATTGATCTCTGCTCTCTGTCTGATTCTGTTCTTGCGCTCTGCTTTAAATTTTCTTTCTTTGTTTGACATTGATTTTCTCCTTGTGGTTTCTTTTGTGCTTACAGCCTTTCGACTGTAAGCACATTCATTCTTTGGTTTATGCTGTTTTTTCAATCCATGTTCTGAGATTCGGAACTGCGATGTAATAACTCTTGCCATCGTAACCGTTCCGGACTTTGTACGCTGTGGCTCTTCCATCACCAACTTTGACAGAGACTTTATCCGCTGTGACCTTTGTCACCACAACAGGAATTTTGTTATATTCGCAAGTCTTGAAATTGAAAACTTCACCGACAAATCTATCACCAACTTTGAACGGATGTTTAATTTCATTGCTGGTTTCTGCTTTCACAACACTTGCGATATCCGCATAGCTGATTTCCGGATAAGGTCTTTTTGTTTCTGCGTCTCTGATCTGCACATTCTTTGTTCCTGTGCTGGTTACTTCGAAAAGTCTGTTTCTGTAGAATGCATGTGCGCTTTCAGAAACTTTGATAATGTATCCAGGCTTTACATTTTCCTTTGAGAACTGAATACCGCCCATCTTCTCAATCCATTCGTGATAGTAAATAGCCTTTGAAATTGCGTCTTCGATGATCTCTTCCGATCTGTCAATGTATTCATTCAGAGATTCTTCTGTGTAGTCCTTAAATGTTTTGCCGGACTTGATTTCTTCAAGGATTTCATTGTAGCGCTCAATGTTTTTCTTCTGCGCTCTGATTGTCTTTTCCGCTTCTGCGATTCTGCGCTCACAAAATGACTTGCTTTCCGGCTGCTTTGCTGTCTTTGCGGTTTCCCTTGCGGTCTTTGCTCTGTCTGCGAAATATGCGGATTTCTTGAATTCTTCAAAACCTCTTTCCCATGCATCCCACATCTTTTCCCGCTGTCTTGTGAATGCTCTGCCGGAAGAAGTGTTGATATTCGGCTGAGTGAAAAATGCGATATCGCCGTGACGATCTTCAATCGGCCTCTGTAACGCTTCACCACGCTTTTCTGCGTTGTCGCTGTATCCGTCATAGCGATCCGCTCTTGCTTCTGCTCTTTCCGCTTTGCGTTCCTGTTTCTCTGCAAATGTAAGCGTTTCGCCTTCGACACCACGATTTTCAAGTCCAAGCGCCTTTGCGACTTCCTCCGCTCTGTACAGATTCGGGAACTTGCAACGGCTGATCCATGCGCCGGTCTTTCTGCCGAACAGGAAATTACTTTTGATTTTCTGCTTGTCTGAATCCGGAAGACTCATATAAGTCTCTTTGTCGAAATGAAGTTCAATCTTGCCGGTTTCCTTGTTTCTGATGTAATAGTTACTCATTGTTGTGTCCTCCTTTTGGATTGGCTTTTCTTTAACTGTACACATGATACCACACTAAAAATCTGCTGTCAATAGTTTTTTGATAACTTTTTGATTTTATTTTTAGATTTAGTGCTGTACTGAATCTACAAAAAATACTGAACCAGCGCTAACCTCACCGGATAAATCTCTGAATTCGGCAACTCTTATGTCACTCATGAGATCAAAACCATCATCCCAAACAATCATTGTTGTAAGCTGCAAGCAATCATATTTTGCTGAATGATGTAATACTTTTCTAGTCTTTGCAATTACTTTTCTGTACTGGTATTCCTTGCCATCGGTATACGCAAAAACTGAATCATCATCGTTCACGCTATTAAAGAGCGATTCCAGCGCTTTGTCTTCTTTCTCTGATACAGAATCAAGATAATCATAATCCAGCGCCCTAAATGCCTTTACAAATTCTTCATGATTGATTTTCGGGATTTCTATTGTTCTCATGACTTCCTCCGGTATATTGACAGTATAGCAAGTTTCCCGCCATACTGTCAATATTTATCTTTTCTGTTTTAGTTTTTACGCTAATCTAAGTGATCCGCCACATTTGCCACATCTGTAAAATTCCGGATGTTTTGTGACATTACAAGCACGCTGCTTTCTATAAACGTTCCCGCAACTGGTACATACGATTCTATATTTTGCGTGCGATTCTGCATACTCTTCTCTGTCGATTCCGAAATCCTCACAACTTCCTGTTCTGCTGATTTCGTATCCGTATTTGCGGTTCATAATGTTTGCCAAGCGCTGCCATTCTTTTCCGTGATTCCAGCAATTCGGGCAAGTATGCAGAATTTCATGAATGATCGTATCCTTAACGGCCTTTACATCCGTATCATCTTCAAGAATTCGATGATTGACGTTGATTCTGTATACGCCGTATTTCTTTTCACACTGTCCCCATCTTCTAGTTGCTCTGTAATTGATCGAAATATCAACGATGTTTCCAGGTTCGATTCCGGCTGCTCTTACTTCATTCATGCACTCATTGAACAGATTGTGAAGATTCTTCATGGCTTTAATTTCCTTTCGTTTGTGGTGGTTTGTTTTCTGTGTTGTACTTACTATACATCACTAGAGAATATTTGTCAACCACTTTTTGAAAAATTTTTTAAAAAGTTTTTCTTCCACTTTTGCTCTAGTAATGTATTATAGCTACACCACTAATAATAAATTAAAAAAGCTGCGCTGTCAAGCACAACTTTTAAAAATTTCAATATTAGATGAATTGTAAATCACGGATCATATGACTTGCGGATTTAACAGAGATCAACAAATCACGATGTTCTGCTGTGTACTTTGTATCCGGACTGAGATAGATATTGATTGAGTTATCATCACTTCTGAATCCATCATCATTCGCTGGATGTCCGTTATACTCCCATCTGTCGAATTTAGTCTGATTCCAGTTTTCATCTGTCATATCATACTCACTTACCGTAAGTTCAATTTCGCACCATAAGTCTTCATGGATACTGCGCTTGTATACATTTGCAACTTCTTTCAGATCGTCCAGGAAATCGGCAAGCTGCTCTAATTTGAAATTATCCATATCCATTCCGATAATGTCAAATTTTGCGCATTTTTCTACTGTTACTTTTCCTCTTCTTGTTGTCTTCTCTGTTTTGATATTGAATGTATAATACTTTGCATTTGACATTTGTTGTGTCCTCCTTTAACAATATGGTTTATAATTCATAATTTATGAAATCTTCTGCCTGTTTCTGATTGTCCGGAATGTAATAATCCCATATTCCTTTGTGCGGAATGTAGATTTTATACGGCCATTCGCCATCCGGAAGAATCAGTTTTCCGATCACTTTGTCTTTACCAGCGATTTCACGCTTAACAAAATTCCTGTACTTATTAAGCGTGAATACTTCGCCGTTAATCCTTCCAGCGGAAAGATCAAAAATCTGTTTTGTGACTTCGTTAAATGTCATATGCTGCACTCCTTTGGTTAAATGATTTTAACAATCACAACATCTTTAACTGATCCGAAACTGCGAATCCATCTTCCACGAATTTCTTTGTAGTTTTGGCTTTGCAATTTCCAGTTTTCGCCTTCAAAAAGAACAGTACCTTTTTCGTCTTTTACAAGTAGTTGCTGTGCATACCACATGAAAACCGAAAGTTGATTTAACGTGATATTGTTCATTTGTGATCCTCCTTTTAGATTGAGACTCTATAGCCAATGCCATGATTAACAACTGTGAATCCGTTACGTTTGAACCAATCGGCAACTCCGGCAAAGATTGTATCGAAAACTGAATCATCAATCTTCGAAAGAGCCTTTAAACCATCGAATACATTGTCGAATTCTGCTAATGTCAACTTGTTCTTAGCAAGGTCTTTTGTGCCTTCGATCTGGAAATACTTGTCATACGCTGCTGCGAATGTGCGCATCCTCTTTGCCTTTGTTCCGTATTTCATGTGTTCTTCCTCCTAAATTCTACTGACACCCTGTTTGGTGTCTCTTTTTTTGTTCTGTACTAATGATACCACACAAAAACAGGGAAGTCAATAGTTTTTTGATATTTTTCTGAATTATTTTTAGCTCCAATCATTTGCCACTACTGCATATTTCTGTCCGGCAAAATCAGCGATCTTTATTTCCTGTCCCTTATGTAAATGCGGATATTCCGCTTTGCTTTTCATGTAGTCTTCCAGCTTAAAGATGATTTCTCCCATCATGCTTTCCTTTGCTGCCGACTGTCTGCCTGTTGCAATCATAATCTCATGTTCTGATACTCCGGCAAGTCTCAAAATTCGCTGTTCAAATGTCATGTTCTGATCCTCCTTTAATACTCATTATCATAATACTGTTTTGCAGCTTCATAAGATTCAAAATAATGTCCCTGTCCCCATGTGCCATCATCATACATGCTGTAAGCCACTACATACCGGCAAAAACTTGTGTTCCGCTCAATCAGAGCAACTTTCACTCCGTAATGGTATTTGTACTCCAAAATCTTGTTACCCTTGTTCATGATACGACCTCCTTAATAAAGTTGTCTGCTTCTTCTTCACTGTCAAACCAGCAGAGATAAATATATTTTCCTTTGCCTGGTTTCTCGGTGTCTTCCGGTTTTGCAACGTTATACTCTGTTGTATAGTGTCTAGCCTTTTTCCTGCCATCATCGTAAATTGTAGCGATCACGCCGTAATATGTTTTCAGTTCTTCCGGAATTAAATCGTACTGATCCGCTTCTTTTTCTGTGAGATTATCCGCAAAATCAATGTATCCCCATACTTCTTTGCCGATCTTCTCAATAAATTTACGTTTCTGAAAATTGCAAATTTCTGTTACTTCATGGCCATGCGGAAAGCAGCCAATAGAAATAGGTCTTAATGTAGAATAATATCTCATTGTTTTTACTCCTTTAATCTACAAGAATATCGCTTCTGCCTTGAATGTTATCAAATTCAATAAAGACTCCATCCGGATTAAAGACTCCTAACATGTCTTCATAATCAATGAAATCATACTCGCATTTATAACCAAGTAAATATATTACTTCGACTTTTCGCCTGTCTCGATTTACAAAAATTACACTTCCATCAATCGGGATTTTGTGCTTGCAAATATCGCTGTAAATCAGAAATACTACTGACTCTTCTTTTTTCAGACTGGTGCAACTTCTGATTGTTGACTTCGATCTTATGAAGTCCTTGATAATCGCATAATTTTTATACTTACAATATCCATCTAGCGTGACAATCACTTCGAAATATTCATAATCTTTGTTGCTATTTCTCCATACATTTTCCGCAAAAGCAAGCGCTTTCTGTATGTCAAGGAATGAATGAAATACTTCTCCTTGTCCGATCTTTGATTTATACCGGAAAATATATGTTTTGTTGTCAATCTTCATTCTTTGTATGGCTCTCCTTTCTGTTGTGGTTTTCTTTAACTGTACTTATGATACCACGCTAGAGAAAACATGTCAACAACATTTTTGATATTTTTCGACTTTATTTTTGACAAAGAAAAAAGCGCAACTCAAAAGCTGCGCTCCTACTGGTATTATTCATTTTCATTCAGCACAATAACGTCAAACAGTTCTTCGCATTTAAAATGTGCTTTGATCTCTCCGGCCATTGTAGCGCCATTTAAAGCGTTTTTAAGCCATTTTGCAGCTTCTTCGTGATTTTCTCCGATGATCCGCAAATCGCCAAAATTAGCGCCTTTTACGGCTGTGCAACCATAGTTTAAGTCCTTGTACTTCTGAATCTTCTCCTGTCGCTCTTTTCTGAATTTATCCGTCATTATCCTATCTCCCAAAACCTAAAATCCATTTTTCCACTCAGTATTTTTGTTGTTTCTTCTTCCGCCCATTTCTCCGCAAATTTTCTTGTGTGTTCTGCGATCTCCCTTGCAATTCCTTCTGTGTCTCTGCTCTTAATCTCACCAGTATAAAAACTAACTCTTCCAGTAGGATTAACAAAAATAATTTCCAGCTTATCAATTTCATTTCCGAAATAATCATGCTGTGTTCTTTCCAGTACGGCAATTTCGCTAATTTTCAAAGCGCCATGCTCTGATTCAAGCAACTTTTTAAATTCTTTCTTCATGATTTCCCTCCGCTTCTTATTTCACTCCACAAAGAGTAGCAATCGCTACATTGTATACAAATTTCATGGCTTTTTCCATGCTGCCGGTTTCCTCATAGATTTTCCTGGCTTCCGCTTTTACTTCCGGATTCTCCGCAACTATTCCCGCACGAATTCCCAAAAGATTTAACATTTCTTTGTCTTTATCGCTCAACATTTTTCGATCTCCTTTTAAGACAATGATTGTGTTGTGCAGCTTGATAATACTACTCTGTGTATTATCTGTCAACTAATAATCAGATTCTTTACTGTTTTAGTTTTAGCTGCACAACGTATTGATTTATGCGTACTTCTTGACTTTCACAAGTTTTTCAACTTCGTATGTGATGTGTTCTTCTCTGATCTCGCAAAATGCGATATGTCCACGATTATACCAGCGATTCCAGCTATTTGCATCACACCAAAATCTGTTGCTGCTGTCTGCATATCCTGTGCATTCTTTTGTCAACTTGCCATTGAGTTTGTATGCTCTAAAATATGCAAATGATCCATCCGGATTATAATCAACATCTTTGATTCTGTAAACACTGCCGGAAGTACAGCCATAATTGAATGATGATTTGAGGATAAAGCACTGTCCGACTTCGATCTTTCCGGATTTTGTCTCATACGCTTTATTTACCTTTTTGTATTCTGTCCTTGTGACTTTCTTATATTCCTGTCCCTCCTTGCCGATCATTCCTCCGCATGTAGTATCAATGCGGTTAATAAGTCTGTTAAATGCTTCAAGAAGTTTTACATTTTCCTTTGCATCGTCATATGCTCTTTTTGCGTATCTTTCCAGGTCTTCGGCGCTTGCCGGATAATAGTAATTATCCATGAATTTCTGTTTCCACGCCTTTTCGGAAAGATTGTTAAAATCCTGCCATTCTTTCTGATAGCGTTCATCGGTAATGTCCCAAACATTGTAGAATTTCAGAAGTCCAGTCCCTTTGTCAATGATGATTCCATCCTTTTCAATGTGCCAACTGCACCTTGTCGGATTTGCCATGTGTGCAAGTTCATCAATGACTGTTCTGCTGGTCTTCTTTCTGATCTCTTCGGACTCCGCAAGGATTCTCGCAATTTTCTTCTTTGCGGTTTCCTCTTCCTGTGCAGAAGCGCCACGATCAACTGTCATTGCTCTCAGCTTTTCCAGTTTTTCCGCATTGTCATTAACTGTGACAGTCTCGGAAACTGTGTAAACTCTCGGCTCTTTCCGCTCATTAGAGCAATTAAAAACCAGTGTATAACCATTCTTTTCCGCTGTGCCTGTCCAGTATGCCGGACTCCAATAGTCTGTCATGCTATCAGATTCATCCGGTTTATAACCGTAAACTTTCCAGCCATTCAGTCTCATAAGTCTGTGAGCGATCCTTGTGCCTACTCTCTGATATTCGTAATAGTTACTCATTGTTGTATCCTCCTTGTTTTGTGGCTTTTTCCTTTGCTCTGTACTCAATATACCACACTAAAAGCAGCCTGTCAACAACTTTTTTAAAATTTTACGATTTTATTTTTTGGCAATGATCCGCTGAATACAGATAGTTGAAATCACTTCCTTGCCATCAATAATAACTCTATCTCCTAACACTTCGATTGATTCACATTCAATCTGTGATCCATCGTACATAACAACTGTCATTGAAAATCATCTCCTTTTCGTTCTGCTGATATTGATAGTATGATATTTGTCGTTCTTTCCGACAAGAATATTAAAATAGAATCCATCATAGGATTTAAATTTTTCTACTGAAATAATATCATTGGCCTTTGTGCGCTTAAATCCTGTATGTCTTCTAACGATTGGCAAAACATGATCCGGTGTTAAAACTGTTGTCTGTTCTTTCGCATATCTCCGGCGATCTCTTTCCTCGCCTTTATTCTGCATGACTTCGAATTCTTCCAGGCTATTTGTATAAACCTGCTTATACTGGTAGAATCTATACAGCACTTTATCCTCTTTATCATAGCCATTATAACTATTATAACGGCGCTCACAAATAACAGATTCTCCGGTATTAGAACTACAAAATGCTGTCGGCTCTCCGGTCTTTGCAAAAATAATAATTCTTTCGCCGGACTCTGAAATCAGATCAACATGATATTTAAATTCGCTGCTGATATAATCGTTTCTGCTGAAATCAAATCTTGCGCCATTAGCAATCTTATTAGCTATTACTTTGCCGAAAAGTTTCTCGATATCCTTTTTCATAAACAACATTTTGTGTTCCTCCTTCTCTTGCGGTTAGTATCATTTAATTCCGTGTTCATCCATATAAGAAATGGCATTTGCTTTTCTCTGTTCAAGTTCCGCCAGCTTCTTTTCATCTTCTGCAATCCATTCCTCATTATCTCCAAACAGTTCAAAACACTTTTTGCTGTCCGCAAGTCTTTTCTTTGCTTTTTCGATCTGTTCATCCCAAAGCGTGATTGTAATTTCTCGCTTGCTGCCGGTTAAAACTTTCATTGTGTTTCCCTCCTGCTTCGATATTAAAATCAAAACTTACCCTTTCCATTCTGCCTTCTTTGCTTCTTCTAACGTATCATAACGACTCATCTTATAAACCATAAAGCCAGCCATTATAAATCCTATTCCTACCGGATTTGGCTGCTCTTCATAAGATTTTCCCCATTCTACCCTATAATCTCCATGTGACGATTTGTAGATACGCTTTTCCATGATAATCTCCTTATAGCGGTTTGTTTTTTGTGATGTACTTATGATACGCCACTAAAACCAGCTTGTCAATGACTTTTTGAAAAATTTTTTACCATTCTCGGATCATCTGCTCTTCCAGATTTTCCAGTGTTTCATGTGATATACTTCCTCCGGCGATTGACTCCAAGCGCATTATAACATCGTCTTCACCGAAAAAATCCTTTAATCCTACAATGTCATACAGAAGAATACAGACATTGACTCTTCCGGCGCTATGATCTTCAAAATCATTCGCTGCCATTTCGTTTAATTTCCAGATTTGCGCAATGGTAAAAAATCCGCTCAACTTTTCGAAAAAATTCTGATAATCCATTGCCGATCCTCCCTTTAGCTTTTATAAATACATCCGGTATAAACCATGTTAAAACTTCCGGAACAATCAGAATTGCAGTTAAGGCACATTGTATTGATTTTTCTTGCCTTTGGTCTTAACCGCTCAATCTGCTTTTCTGCGTCTTCTAGTGAATCAAATCTTCCACCAGGGCAAGGGCAGCTATACGGATTGAACACAACATGATATTTCGCTTTAACTCTTTCAACTCCCGCCAGGATTTCCTTGCGGTCTTCTCCGACAAATGCGGAAACGAAAATATATTTTAATTCTGCCATGATATTATCCTCCATTGAGGACTCCCATTAGCGGAAGTCCTCGGCCTTTACTCTGAATTCTAGTCCTTTTGCTGCAATGTGTTTGTTGATTGTGTTGATCCGCTTGCAAATGACTTTATCCTTTGCCACTGTGCGCCATACGTAATTTGCGCCGGATATCTGATACAGAATGTCTACATCGTATTCACCGCCGAATTTAATTCCTCTAACGATGATCTGAATGTTTCCGGATTCTGTGTTCTCTATCGTGACTTTGTGAATCATCTTTGCTTTTTCCATCGTGGTTTCCTCCGCTCTTGTGTTGTACTCAATATACCACACTGATAAACCAATGTCAACACTTTTTGAAAAATTTTTTAAATCCGGAAAATCCACTCATAAAATCTCGCTTTTATCTTGCGGAATTATCCGAAATATACAGGAATCCCAGAGTAAGAAAACTCTACTTTTTGCCATTTCTGAACTTTCATATTGCGCTGTCTGTATGGCTGGTAAATCCTGGTTAATTCGTCAATCCAGATCGAAAATCTTCCCATCTCGTCTGTAGTGTCCTTATACACTTTCAGATTGTTTTCTGCCAGAACTTTCATGACCTGTTTCCTTGTGGTGCAGCGCTCGATTTTTTCCTTTAACGCTTTTGGAAAACTGTCTGCACTTGTCGGCATCATCATTTTTTCCTTTGCCATGTCTGATCCCTCCGTAAAATTAAAAAGCGGTTTTCTGTTCTGTACTAATAGTACCACACTAAAAACCACTTGTCAAGGACTTTTTTAAATTTTTTCTGTTTTGGTTTTTCCGCTTCAAGTGTGCCGGAAATCCGTTATCACAATCGGTTCGCCCTCTTCATGCACATGATCCGGCGTTCTGTAAATGTGAATCTCTTTCGCTCCTTTGGCACAAACTCTATACAGATCACTTTCGAAAAGTTCCCGCATATGTCTTGCTGCTGTCTCCGGCCTTTTACAAGCGAAACGCTCAAAAGTGATATAATCATATTTTCCTTTGTGGTTTTCTCCGTAAACAAAAGCTATGCAATTCTGTTCTCTCTTCATTTTTGTATCCTCCTTAAATGGGTTTTTCCTTTGCTATGTACTAATGATACCACACTGAAAAAATCCTGTCAACACTTTTCTGTATAATTTTTCAAAAAGTATCAACAGGATTTTCCACAAGTTATCCAAAAACCACACGATAAGGAAGACTAATTCCGGTTATCTCGGTATAAATTTCTAAAAGCTGATCGCAATAAATATCATCCAGCTTTTTGATTGGTGTCTCTTTGCAAGGTATCTGTTTGAAAATTTCCTTTTCAAAGTTTATGATCGTTCTGCCGGAAAACCACTTGTAAAAATACATTGTGTATGTATCTTTACCGGCATTATAGATGATCTCCAGGCGGTTTGCTCCGCTCTTATTCTTCGGCAATGTCATTCTAAGCGCATTTTTCTCCGTATCCCTCAGAATGTTTTTGCAGCCAGAATACAGCGAAAATCTGTATCCGCCAAGCTGATTATAAATTTCTCTTGTTACATCCATGATAATTTCCTCTAATTACTGCCAGATTTTCCGGATCACTCTTTGAATTCATTCATAAACAAAATTTTCTGCACCTACATACTCACCATCGACATAATCATCATCGTTTACGCCGGTATAGTAAGTACATTTGCCATGTTTCGGTTCATAATGTACAATGCTGCAAATGCATTCTTCTTCTGAATTTCCGCTAATATAGCGACTTCTTCCATCTTCATATTCTGCGTAATAACAGAATGGATATTTCACTTCTGCTTCTGCTCGATAGCTTAATGGGTATTTTGTTTTTGCCATGATTTTTTCCTCCGCTTCGGATCATTCCGCCGAAATCTTTTCATTCCAATATTTCACCAAATTATCAACAATCGCTTTTAAGCAATCATCCGTTACAGCTACAATATCCGAATGATATACAATTTCTCCGCAATCATCCAGAATGATAAGATGATAATTATATTTTCTGTTCTTATAGCTGTAATAATGTGCTGTGCAGCCGGATTTTTCCGGAACACTGATTATGTCATTGAGATATAAATCTTTCGGATTCATGTTTGCCCTCCTTTTTTGTGCGCCAGATTTTCCATCCAGCGCACGATCTGAAATTTTCCTTTGCTATGTACTTATGGTACTACACAATTTTTCCGCTGTCAATACCTTTTCAGAAATTTTTCTGTAAAGTTTTTGTAAAATTATCCTCTAGCGCAATTCCAGATTACACTTGTGCGATCTTCCTTTGCTCCGCATTCAAGATAATCTCCTTCGCTGTTCTCATAATCTTCCAGAACGCTCACAAGATAATCACAATCTTCGACTTTGTATGCGGATTTTTCCGGATCATATTCAAGGCTGCCAACGTCAAAGAAATCATCTGCAATATTGATATGATTTTCCGTAAGAATGGCCACTTCCAGCAGATTTTTTCCATCATAGAATTTTCTATACAGCATGTTATTTTCCCTCACTTTCATTGATTTCTACATGCGCATATTTAGCACAAAGATTTTTAAAATGCTGCCACGCTTCGGCTGCGTTCATATTATTTCCTCTAGTAATTTTTCTGTACGTGCAAACCACATAAGCGCAATGTTCAATTTCTTTGATCTGCTCTGCTGTCAAATTTTCCGGATTTACAAACTCTTCGAATTTGTCCAGCATATCACAAGTCAAAAACGTCTTTTTCAGTCTCATGATTTTCTCCTCCTCTTCTCTTGTGTTGTATCTATGATACATCAGATTTCCCGGAAAGTCAATAACTTTTTTTAAAACTTTTCGAAAAAGTTTCCGCTGTATCCAGTTTCTTTGTGTTGCGGATTTTCCGCTGGTTAATGTTCTCAATTTCGTACATTCTGCCCTCCTAACAGAATGTACTTGTTCAAAACATTAACTTTGATTTGCGCCAGATTTTCCTTTAGCTTGCCATGAAGTCCGCCGGATCATTCCAGCTTTTTCCGCTGTCTTTTGCTTTGGCTTTTTCCACCCATGCATCAAAATCCAGATCGTGCGCTATCTGCTGCAAAACCTTAAAATTTTTCCGGTTCTGCGGTTCTCCGATATTTTCCGTAATAACTCGCACAACTGTACAGAGCGATGATCCTTCTCTTGAAATCTGCCTGTCTACTTCGATAACAGGCTGATTTTTTCCATTGCGGGAATGATAGCAAACTGTCACTTTATAGCTGATTCCGGAATTTTCCGCCGATCCTCTGACAAGCTGCTTTTCGCCCCAAATGCAGTAGAAATTCGCATCCAGGAAAAATCCGTTTCCCGCTCCATTGCTCCATTTAACAAACTGTTCTTTCGTAAGTCTTGGCATAATTTTTTCCTCCCTTTGGTGGTTTTTAGTGGATATTCCTGTATCTCATATGCTCCGAATTTTCCGGTATGAGATACAATTTATAACCATTAAAGGCCAGCATTTACAAGAATTTTTCCTTCCCAGTAGGCAGCCATCTCTGTACATTCCAGCGGTTTATTTAATTTAGCTGCGATTCTTCCGACTGGTATTTCATTGATAAAGAGAAAACCATCATCGACTTTTGCGATCATATTTTCCAGTTTCGGATATCCGTGTTTTCTTCTGAATTTTTCCACGACTCCGACCACTTCCATCAATTCGCCTTTAGTACCTGTCCAGGCTTGCATCTTGACCTGTGGGAAAATCTGCTCATTGCAATATTTAATTGTATCTTTTCTGCTCATTTCTTCCTCCGATCTGCTTTTCTCTTGTGCTGTATTAAGAGTACCACACCGAAAAATTCCTGTCAAGAGTTTTATCAAAATTTTCCGGATTTATTTTTGTACTGCGAAATCTTCCAGGACTTCCAGTTTTTCCAGCAATTCGATAGCTTTTGCGATTTCTTCGGATTCTCCAAAATCTCTTACTTCTTCCAGGGTGTCACGGATTGCGCCGAAATCACAATTTTTAATAGTATCCATCACGGATTTTTCCGCTTCTTCCAGACTGTCAAATCCATCATTGAAAGTGTACGGATCAAAATCTCTGACAAGCTGCACAATATCTTTTACATAATTTTCCATCTTTTCTTCCTCCTTTGGATTTTCCGGAAAGAAAGCGCCGAAAAACTTTCCGTGTTAGATCGTGTAACAGTTAATCACTAGGGCAATTTCGCCGGATTCTTCATCCAGCAGATAAACCACTATGATGATAATGTTTCCATCTTTATTTTCCATCTGCACTCCTCCAATTTTCCTTTATGTAGGCTTTTGAGTGCTAAGAGTGCAACGGCGCTTTTTTGATTGGCTGTAAGCGGATTCGAACCGCTGTTTTTTGAGTTAGAGCGAATCTTAACTCCTGCCCATGCAGCGAATACAGCCGATTAAGTTTTCCAATTTTTCCAGTCTGTCAATCTTCCTCCTTCCTACTTGTGCAGACAGCTTTTTAAACCATCTGCACAAGTTTTCTGTTTTAGTTTTTACGCTTCTTTTTCCGGTATCGGTGTAACCTGGGACGCTTTGAAAAAACACGCTTTTCCGAAATAGAATCCGTTATTCCTGCGATGTTTTTTCCGGCCATTGCTCTTCGATCTGACTTCGGATTCTTCGGACTCTTCGGAATCCTCCGGATTTTCCGCATTGGCTTTTTTGCCCTTGCTTTCATGTTTCCATATGCAGAACTCAGCAATATGTGTTTCGCCGGTCTTAATGAGGAATCCCCGCTTATTCCATTCCTTGACGGTGAAAATCTCCTCCGGCTCTTCGAATGTCTTCACGCCTTCATCGGTTTCGATCTCTACAAATCTACCAGTTCCGCCGATGATTCCATCTTCCATCAGCTTGCAGCGTTCCATGAGAACGATCATCTTATTTGTCATAGCTTTTATCCTCCCTTGCTTTGTTGTGTTTCCTTGTGATGTACTTATAATACATCACCGGAAAATGTTTGTCAAGTACCTTTTCGAATTTTTTTGAAAAACTTTTTTCGGCTGCCACCGGATCAAATGTTTATTATTCCAGTTCCTCCGGAATGTTGCCATCTTCCAGCTTTTCAACCATGAAATTATAGACTTCCTCAAACGATCCAAAACCTAAATAAGATTTGCGATCGTTGTAATTGCCGTTATCCGCTAAAATGCACCATGTACCAGCAGCGGATTCATAGATTTCATATTCTGCGAAATAACCATTGTAAAACATTACATTTCCCTCCTTGTTTTGTGCTGATTATATCTCATTGTTGTGGCTATCCTTTTTTCGGTATGGCTGCCAGGATAGCCACTAGATCAAACATAATCAGATATAATATGCAACTCTTCTGCCTAACTGATTGTTGCAATTAAAATACTGGAATCGCTGGACTATCTGATCGAAATCCGGTGTGCGCAACTTGCTAACAGTAATCATCGAATCTCTAAACCACATCGACGCCGGATTTGCTTTACTTGGTACAAGGTGCACATACTCACCATTGTTGAATGCTTTTCTAGCTGCTGCTTTACTAACTTTAGTCATGATAGATACCTCCCTTAATTGGTGCGCTGATTTCTTTTGATGTACTAATAGTACAACACTATTTTCAGTTTGTCAATACCCTTTTTGATATTTTTTGATTTTGGTTTTGTGGCTACCAATTAAGGCAGCCACTAACCAATTTATGCGGATCACTTAATAAACCACATTTTACCGTCAACCTCAATAGCCATTGCATCCTGGTTCAACTCTGTTTTGAGCTGCACAAGATAATCAATGACCGGATCAAGATTATCGAGTGATTCAGCAAAAGAGAAAATAATTGTCGTATTCTCTTTTACCAGTCCGCATGTATCGGACATCCAATAACCGCTTGCTTTAGTGGCTGTAGCACCACCAAATGCATTGCTCATGATCTCTGCCATGTGATTGACATACGGCGTATTGTCAATTTCCTGGTTGATATTGATAGTTGCGGGGATGTAGCAGGATACCTTGTGAGACAGTGAAAACATACCGACTAATTTTGCATTTAACATGATTTGTACCTCCCTTGATTTTGTGGTGTGCGGTTCTCTGTGATGTACTTATAATACTTCACAGAAAACCGCTTGTCAATAGTTTTTTTAAAACTTTTCGAAAAAATTTTTCGGCCTCAATCCGGTATTATCTCATAGTGATAATCCAGGATAACATCATCTGTTATTGATTCAGTGTTCATGTCGTACATGATACAGGATACATAATCCCCGATCATCCAATCATCACACTCTGTAAATTGCCATGTGTAACCGATCCCATCGATAATAGTTACAATGTCGTTTTCTCTGTCAAGTTCTATGACTTTCCCGACATTGCTATAGATATGATCCGGATTGAGTAATGCGCCGGAACTTTGTTTTGCTGTATTGCTAGTGATTGACAATACAGATAATGCTAATATTAAAGCGTATTTCATAATTGCGTACCTCCCTTTTTGGTAATGGTTTAATAGTTCAATTCTGCACACTATATATTGACTTGATATAGTGTGCAGCGGTTCAACTATTAAAGTCTTACTCAATTACACCTCTTTTTTTCAGATCGTAAAAGCACCAGCGGGAAACTTGTGCCTCCGTCATGGACTTAAAGAGATCAAATGCTGATTCAGTCTCTTTTTTGTAGTCCTCAATCTCTTTTCGCTGGTTTACAATGCATCTACCAAAATAGTTGTAACCAGCATCGAGATCGGCGGCCATGTTTCGAACCATTGTATTTAACATGCACTCACGATCATCTTGCCATAAATCAAACCAATCAATTCTATCTGAAATTTTAGTCCTTGCCATTGTATTTCCCTCCTTGCTTTTTTGGTGCTGTTCGTTTCGATGTATTAACAATACAGCGGTTTTGCGGACTTGTCAAGAACTTTTTCAAATTTTTTTGATTTTGTTTTTGCTCTTCTTATTTGTGCGGACTTGACCAGGACTAAACCACAAGGGAAATATATATTTGTTCTTTTGCTTTTTTGTGCGCTTGCTCTTCTGATTTTTCGCAGTCAATCCGGATCATTTACCGGATTCTTTTGCGGTTCTTCTGATTTGTCGTTTTTGCGGAATGTCGCAGCTTATACCGGATCATGTGCGGACTCAATCCGGATTATGTGCGCTTGCTCTTTTGCTGCTTTGTGCGGTCATGCGGTTACTGGTATAGGCAGCCAATACAGACAGATAGACAAATAGATTGATAATTGAATTGAATAAGAATAGATATATAGTATAATATAGTGCGGTTAGGCGGTCAATCGCCGGATTGTCAAAACGCTATTTTGCGGTTTTACGCTAACAATCTGATCCCGCCGTAATGGATAAAATATGGAATTATTATGGATATTTAATGGATAAATTATGGATAGTTGTTGAAACGATAATTATGAACAAATTATGAACAGATTGTAAACAGAATATGGATAGATTGGGAACGAATTAAGAACAAAGTGTGAATAATTGGGTTAGTACCGCCTAACTCCTGACCAGCCTCAAAAGGGTGAACGACCGTTCACCACTTTTATACTTTACATTCACTTTACATATAGTATTTAATACTATATGTAACGGTATCAAAAACTAAGTCCGAAAAAAAGACAATTACGGACTTTAGCGGATACCGGCCGCCAGATCATGCCAAATCTAGGGAGTTAGTACAGGCTAACCTGGCGGGATAGGTTTACGTTTCAGATCGTAAGTTAGCGCCGACTAACCCGCACCCGTGATGATTTTCACTCTCTTAGATTTTAAATCCCTTTATTCCTTTTTACATCCATAAAAAATCAGACTCGCATTGCTCTACAACTTATTACCGCCAAAACAAGGGAATTACCGAACACCAAATTTTCAAATAGCATAACCGCCAAAAATAGCGGGAAAAACTGCGCAAAAACCGAAGTGGCAGAAAACGGCGAAAAACGCCAAAATTGCGGTTTCGGTAAAACCACCAAGCGAAGAAACTTAACTAGCGAAAAATGGCTTCGGTAGCCGAAGGTTTAAATCCCGAAAGTTTCACCCTAAATCCGGAAAAATCAAAATTGCCGGAATAACGCCAAAAGCGATTAACTGCAAAAAGAGGGAATTTTGCATGACACTAAAAACCAACGGCGGAATCAATACACAAAAGCTGCAAGGTGAATATACCACTTTATATATTGGCGTACAGCCATTTAGCGCCAAAAAGATTTGTGATCGTACCGCCCGAAAATGGCTGTTACGCCAACGAAAACCAACACACGGCGCAAACGGCAAAAAGAAAAATATTTCCTTATGTTGGTTTTCGATGTAGATATAAGAAACATACTTTAAGTATTTTTGTAATACACAGAATATTATTAGTATTATAGTAATACATAGAATATTATCAGTATTATTGTAATACACTACTTACTTTCAATAATATTGTAATACACAGAATATTATAAGTATTATTGTAATAAGATACATACTGAAAGTAATATTGTAATACAAAGAATATTATTAGTATTATTGTAATAAGAAACATACTAACAGTAATATTGTAATACACAGAATATTATTATAATAAATATATACAATAATATTGTATATGCTATTAACCAATAATATAGTAGTTACACTACTATATTATTGGCACATAGTTATTCTTTATAGTATTACTATATTATTGTATATATAAGAATAACTATGTGACAATATATATATATATATATTATAATATATATATTATAATTATGGTGTGCAATCTTTCCACACTTTTTCTCCGGCAAAACACCAAGAACAGAGAATAACGGCAAAAATTTGTCTGAATCCCTTTTCTCCCTGTGGTTTCCTATCCGCCTGGACACACCCACTATCAATTTAAAACCGCCAAATCCGGCAATAAATTACAGCATAATCTTTAAACCAATATCGTAAAGAATTGACAATTTTGTTAAAATATGGTATAATACACATGAAGTATTGATAGGAGCAAGGAGTAGTTCAATGGATTTTGTCAGAGTGCCAGCCAGCCTAATACACGCTAACCGGCTGAATGAAAAGCGAATATTGATCTACTGCTCTTTGCTATTGACTACTTACGGCGAAAAGGTATGCAGCGTCCGTGAACTTACTTCATCGTGTGGTTTCTCTTTAGACCGGCACGAATGCGGAGCAATGCGCCAGGTTATACAAATCATCAGCGATCTTTCAGACGAATGGATTACAACAGAATGGATAGACCGCCAGACATTCAGTTACCGAATAAAGCCGTTCCGCTACTACGGCATCATTCACCGCACTGAATACGAAGCGATACTTGACCGTCAAAGAAATCTTAAACACGCACGCAGACGATTCAACCACTCTTCTATCCTGTTGGTTCTTGCTTATGTAAGGTCGCACATGGACAGCCGAACGGAACAACCACATACATATTATACGGCACTGAAAACTATTTCAGCGGAAACCGGATTATCCGTTCGTTGTGTATCGAGCGCAATTACCGAACTGGAAAATATGAAGATTTTACATGTCGAAGAGTTACCGCACTTCAAAGACAAGGATAATCAGTGGCATACCGCCGTAAGGATTTTTGCGAACTACTATACTTTTAGTCATGGCTTTAAACGGCCAAACAAATGGAAACTTGAAATTGAACAAACGATTAACAATATAAAGTCTACAGCCAATAAATCGACAGGAGGATAGCATGATAGATTAATGTTAAGACTTGAAGACTTATTTGTGCTAAAGACAGGTCAGCCAAAGCAGATGGATGATTGCCAGTGGCAAATCTGTTTTCGCACAATGAAACAATTTAATTACAAAACGCCATTGCAGAAATATATGCCACGCTATCTTCCCGATGTTGGTTCAGATGGCTATGCGGAATTTCTGAATAGTGTTTTGTTTAATCTTAGAGAAGGAGAGATAGACTACTGTACAAAACTTTACCATATAGCGGATTTGCTTAAACTTGAAGGAAACGATCTTCAATCAGAATATCTACCAGAAGAGAAGTGCTTTAAAGTATGGTTGGAGGTTAGTTAATGCAGCAAAAAAGCAGTTTAAAGATGATCTTCAAAATCCATAGTAAGGATTTGCGAAAAGCGAATTGGAATTTCAATCGTTCGCTGGAAGACGCTTTAAAGGATTATCCGGAATCAATCGTTTCTATTGGTGACAGCCAAATACTGCGATTCATAGATGAACTTAACGGCATAGTGGGTGCAGATGAAAAGATCAATCAGATTAAGCGCAAGATTAAGATTCAGAAAACTAAGCCGAAGACCCGCCAGACAAAAGAATTAATTAGCCAGCTATACAGAGAATTATATGCGCTGCAATTCAAAGAAGATTATCTCTGCGTGGTTATGGATCGAAATTCTGATTATGACAGACTGAACAAGGGATTCACATTTAATGGAATTTCTTTTCGGCGTTTCTTAGGTACGAACGGCGGGATTAAGAATTCTACAATCGTATATGTCAATGAGAAACTATATCCGGAATTGAAACGCAGACTTGATAATGGGCGCAACATGGAGCGGGAACTTGTACCCGCCAAATTAGAAGCGTATCAAGCATTGATTTGTAGTGGTTCAACTCCAATCCCGCAGCCAGACGGAATCATTGTTGTTGATGATTGCATAACGCATTTCAAAGATGAAATCATTATGATAAATGATGAAGCCGAAGGCGAACCAGTAATGACCACAATCAATGATTACGAAGTTGAACATAATGATTCAGATGGTTATGGTTTAATGCTGCCGGAATATTCACGGCTGGTAAACCGATATCTAACCGGTGACGGAGAACATACAATCGCCGGAATGAATACACGCTATGCATGGACTAAGGGCATGGTCTATACATTCGACTTTATAGAGTTTGGGCGCAAGGTCGCAAAGACGTATGAGATTGTCGATGCGTGGGGAATGAAGCGTGATGTTCGAAAAGCGCAAGTAATCCTAACAGTTTCCATGTTGAAGTTGTGGGACAGCTACAAATCGTGGGAAGACTATTATCAGAACTGCATTGAAAATCATTACGAATTCAGCACGACAAAAACAACGCCAGATAAACTGGAAAATATTCGCAATACCAACTATCAATTTTTGCAAAGCTATGATTTTTCTGACGAAGAACTAAATCAACTTTGCCAGCCGACAATAGACGAAATCAACGGAGTGTTAGGGAACGACTACAGAAAAAGCCTCGTCTTCCTCGGTGGTTTCGGTTTGAATGAGCGCACAATCGCCAGTCTTGAAAACGATTATGTCAAAGCGCTGATGATTGATAAACGGCTGATTGATGATCCGTTTGTCCGACACAATATTCATTCGATGATTAAGAAGCGGATTGAACTTGCGAAAAAGGGATCAATAAAGGTCGATGCGAATTACTGTATGATTAGCGGTGATCCATATGCACTTGCAGAATCTATGTTTGGTTTAGAAATTACCGGCATACTAAAAGCCGGAGAAGTATATCACAAGTATTGGATTGACAAAGGCGCTAGTGAGATAGCTTGCTTTAGAGCGCCTATGACTTAAATGACAGGTCACTTATGCAGTAATGTATAAGTTAAACTCATTGAATTGCTGGAAAGTCCTAAAACTTATTGAACTACAGCGGAAGAATGAAACAAGTCTAAATGCGAATGTTTGAAAATCAATAAGATACATGGATAATCAGCAGCGAAGTTTCGAATAGAAAAACGTTCAACGACTAAGTGCTTGCAAGCGCAAGACAGCGGTGAGCATCCTATTAAGGATGAAGATATAGTCTAAAGGCATGTGAAAGCATGTCAAGGAATTTCCATTGATGGCTTCTAGCGAAAGCCATTCTTATAAAGTGTCATAACAATATACGTAAACTTAAACTAAACAAAAGTGAAGAAGCTGCATATTGGTATCAATACATGGATACCGTTGAAATACTAAATGCGTGGGATACATCCTGCGATGCGATGAACGGAGCGGATAAGGATAAATAATTGTCCTTGTAAAACAAGGTGAACTTGTAAATACAAGGTGTCAACCAAACGAATAGGAATCACAGGAAATGGTGATTAGTTGGTTGGCTAACTGGGAAAGTCTAAGTGCAATGCATATGATAATCCAGTGCCAAACCGCAGTAGTGATATGGCGGAAGGTCAAACGACTAAGACATACGTTCTCACTGAGAATATGAAGTCTATACTGTAACGGTGTAACTCCGTTATGGGAAGTGCCTTGCATCTTGAAAACACAAGATGATGATATAGTCTATTCCCCTATTGGTAAATATCGGGAAACCGAGGGTAGTAAATGGGTGACACAAATATGTGTACCGATAATCCGATTATCGTAAACAATACGCTAAATTCAAAAACGATTATTTGTGTTCAGCGTAAAGCAGAAAAGAAAGTACCCACAGAAGCAGATATTATCAAATCAAATAAGTTGGCTTTTAATGATGATATCGGCATTGTTACAAACCACGTAACATCAATGTTTGAAGTTCAAGCCGGACTTGATAAAGATTCGCCGGAATACAAAACATTGTCTTACCGTATAATGTGCGGTCAGCTATACCAGCAGAATACTATTGATCGAGCCAAAGGCATTATAGCAAAGCCAATGCCTAACTACTGGTACGATAACCCACGATTTATTATGTCGGGCGAAGACGATGGAGAAGCGGAAATGGAACGTGCTGCATTTAACGCCAGGATTTCTGCTTACCGAAAACCATACTTCATGATTTATGTATATCCCAAACTCAAAAAAGATTATCTTGATTATGTTGGCAAGTCTGAAAGCAAATCGGAAATCCTTTTTGGTTTAACGATGGATGAACTGCAAGAAAGCGAAGACGAAGACGCTACTGCTTTTCTTAATTCATATTTCACATATTTGCCGGTTGGCAAAAACAAATGTGTTGTAAACCGGATTTGTGAAATTTTTGAAAACGAGTTTGATTCATGGAGTGCGAAACGTCCGGATGGTTCAGCGTTTGATTATTCAATCTTAAAAAGCGGTGTTGAGTATTCTCATAAAGATTATGTTTCGATCAGCGAAATCTATAATGACTATCTGATACAGATAAACAATTTCCATAATCGCACACGGACAGAGCGAATGGATAAGTTCGAAGCGTTTATAGAGAAGCAAACTTTTGTCGATACGTTTAGATATCGCTGCTCTCTTGTCTGTCCTAACAGATATGAACTGTGTGATATCATGCTGGATATTTGTTACGACAGAGAAAACGGAAAGCGTTTTGTATGGGATGTTTGCGGAGATGTAATTATTGATAATCTGTTAGCCAAAAACAATCATGAGATTCACTTCCCTGTTGTGGTTGATGAAGATGGTGATTTTGAATACGGCGGTCAGAATTTTGAAATGCATTCAATGATATTATGTGAGGATACGGAAGATGAATAAGATCGTGCTGAATGAAAAGAGTTTTGCAGAAGAATGTCTGCAAAGCGGAACGACAAATATTGACACGTATTCCACATTGGTAATTTTGGGAAAGTATTATTGTCATTGTTGCGGATACGTTAAGAATGATATCTATACTCTGTTAATTAAATTCTTGATTGATTCAAACTCGCTGGATTACGCAAGGAGCAAACAATATTGGGAAGATACTTGTGAGCGAATTGCAAACAAGTGTGACAAATATCCGCTGTATGAAGTTGGTGGAGTATGGATAACCACAAAAGAATTTAAAGCGATTAAGAAACTTGAAAACAAAGTGCTTGAGCGTCTAGCGTTCACTCTTCTATGCTTGGCTAAGTACAATGCGACAAGACACGCAGGATCATATTGGGTGAACTTGGACTTCAAAGATATTTTCTCTTTGGCAAGAGTTACTTGCAAGAAAGACGAACGAGCGAAGAAGATTAGAGAACTATTGACGTTGGGTTATATCGGTATGGCAAAACAAGTTGACAATCTCAGCATAAATGTTTTGTTTGTCGATACAAAGACAACGGATTATTCAGAAGATCAAGGCGATTTGTTTGTTTTTGATTTTAGAGAACTTGGTTATGAGTATCGTAAGTATAGCGGAGAAAACTTTATACGCTGTGCAGAGTGCGGTATCTTAACCAGAAGCGGTGAGCGTGGTACACGAAGGTATTGTAAGAACTGCGTGAATACTACTAAGCCGGAAAACAAAAAGATTATTTGTAAGGATTGCGGGAAAATCGTAATCGTTAGCAAGTATAACACAAAGACTTGCCGTTGTATTTCATGTCAAGAAACGGCAGATAAAGAGTCTAAAAAGATGTGGAAAAGACAGAATGTGTGAGTTGGTAGAACCAGCCTTAAAATTAGAGGTAAAAATCATGGAAAAATTGCGTTTCCAAAAACCGCCAATAATAGGCGGTTAAATGACCAAAATTTTAAGACCAAAACAGAAAAGAAATAATTTCTTGTTTTTTATATATGGTAGAAAAAGAATAGCATCCTAGTGAGGATACTAATTACTAAATACCTTCTCTCACCTTCTATCTTTCTCTCTTCTTGCGAAGCGCATTCATTTTAGATTCCGCTCTAAAGTGGGTGCGCTGTTTTAATGCGAGAAAGAAGTTCGATTTACTTTTTGTCTGCTATGCGGATTTATATAAATGCTGAATGGCCTATTAGTATAAAGGCTAGTACGCCAGACTGTCTATCTGGAAGTTAGGGTTCGATTCCCTAATAGGTCGTAATAGAGTTTGAGACTCTATGGAATACGACTCAGAAAGGTTGTCTGTAATGGCAAGGAAAAAATTTAAGACGGATGGAATTTATTTCACAGGTCAATCATCGAATGATGTTACAGGTTCACAGTATCTAGTTAAGTTTGGTGATAAGCAGTGTTTACTTGAATGTGGTTTGTATCAATCGAGCAAGAACGATTATTTAGATTCATACAAAGTAAATTCTGCGAAGTTCGATTTTAAACCATCAGAGATTGATTATCTGTTTGTAAATCATCCACATGTGGATCATTGCGGTTTAATCCCTCGATTAGTTAAAGAGGGTTTTAACGGAAAGATTATTACGACAAGTGAAACCGCAGCGATTATGAATCCCCTATTATACAACTCATGTTTCATTCTCGAAGATGAAGCAAGAGTTTTGTCAAAGCGATACAAAAGGAATTATGAACCAATATACGAAAAGGACGATGTTGAAAAGGCATTGTCGTTGATTAAAGTTTATAACGAATATAATACAATCTTTCATCTTGACGATGTTGTAAGTTTTCAGTGGTTTAATAATTCGCATTGTCTTGGTGCTGCGCAATTACAGCTAATTCTTTCTGACGAAAGAAAAACAAGACGGATATTATATACTTCCGATTTGGGAGCATTGAACACGAAGAATCATTATCTTGTTAATACCGAGATACCCGCAGTATTTAACGATGTGTCGATTATGGAATCCACATACGGAAATTCAAAACGGACAAGCCATAAGACAAGGGTATTTGACATTGACCATCTGCGAACTGCGATTGATACGGTTATGGAGCGAAACGGAACTGTTATATTCCCATGTTTCAGCTTTAGCCGTACACAGGAGATTCTTACTGCTCTTTATGAGTTGTATGGCAATGAACCAAATTTTAATATACCTATCTTTGTTGATTCAAAATTGAGTTGCGACATAAGCGATCTGTATTGTGATCTGCTTCACGGAGAAAACGCTGAACTTTGGGATAAGGTTTATAACTGGAACAAAGTGCAGTTCATTGTGTCGAAACCCGATTCAAGAAACTGCGTTGCAGATTCAAAAAGGAAAATTGTTATTTCATCTTCTGGTTTCTGTACTAACGGCAGAGTGATTAGTTATTTACAGAAGTACATTGAAGATGAAAACAGTATGGTGATTTTCTCTGGTTACACCGGTGATAATCCATCGTACTTGTCTTATAGGATTAAGAACTACAGAGACGATAGAACAATCAGCATTAACAAAAAGAGTGTTATGAATCGTGCTGATTGCATTACATTATCAACCTTTAGCAGCCATCCGGATCATAACGATTTAGTAACTTTCGGAAGTAGCCTTAATACTAACAGGTTGATATTGGTTCATGGTTCAGAAGAGAGTAAAGCATGTTTAAGAAGCGCTCTTGAAGATGCGATTTCTAAAAATAATAAGAGTTATAAAGTACAAGCAGCGACAAAAGATATGGTCGTTCGTTTGTAATTGGAGGTTAATTAGTTACATGAAGAAAGATGCTAAGAACGAAAGCAGCATGGATTTTGTATTAGAGTATCATAATAAGTTTGATTTGGAAGACCTCGATAATAGAAAGTTGTATCTTGGTTCGGTTATTGATGGTAGTTCCATTGATTCAGTTGTATATCACATTTTACGATACAACAGATTGGACAAGGGAATACCGAAGGAAGAGCGCAAGCCTATTATCTTGTATATCAATTCGCCTGGTGGAAATGTTTCAGATGGCTTTGGTGTCATTGACGCAATTCTTACAAGTGAGACACCGGTTTATACAGTTAATCAAGCGCTGTGTGCTTCAATGGGATTTTTGATTTTCATTGCTGGTCACAAGCGATATTCAATGCCACGTGCGGAATTTCTTCTTCATGATGGTTCAACATTCATTTTCGATTCATCCGGAAAAGCAAAAGACAGAATCGAATTCGAAAGTGTTCAGCTTGAAGGCATAACAAAATCTTTGGTTATCGAACAGACGAAAATCGAAAGTGATTTGTATGATAACAAGCACAGAGCGGAATGGTGGATGTTGCCGAAAGAAGCAAAAGAGTTAGGCGTGACTGATTATATTGTTGGCGTTGACGTTTCAATCAACGAAATAGTTTAAACAAAAAGGAGAAAGATGAATGGCAAATTTTAAACATACGAGAGTTTTAATGGACAAGATCACAATCAAGGGTGAACTTTCGCAGGATGGAAAGTCTATTGTATACAATGACAAAGACGAAGGCGATGTAACAGTTGAAATTGCGAAGTGCCTTGCGCCGTTTGCCGGAGAAGAGATTTCATTTTCCATTTCCACGAAAGATGAAACCGATTTAGAAGATTGATTGAGTGTTAATATAAATGATTTTAACTAAGCAAGAAAATGAGAACGAAGAGCAATACTTGTGGCGGTTAGGAAACGCAAAAGACTCCGGACTAATTGATTTGTCGTGGGATGATATTGCAGACTTAATGAACAAGTATTGCCGTTCGGAAGAAGACGAATACAGAACTGCGTCTGCCTACAGAAAACCGTACCAGCAAGCAAAACGGTTTTTTGATTCTAAAGTCTTCACGATTTCAGAAGATGAATACATTGTGCAGCTTACGAGCGCTAGACAGGAACTTGCAAAAGAGCGAGTGAAAATCAGAGACGAGCGCACAGCGCTAAATCGTGAATTGCGAGAACAAGGCAGACGAGAATCAATGTATGAAGTTGTCAGAAATGCATTTGAGAACTACGAAGGAATAAAGTATGACTATGCTCCATCGGTGGTTTCTCATGGCGATTGCGATATCATAATTCATTTAACGGATATCCATTGCGGTATTGAGATTGATACAGCTTTCAACAAGTTCAATAGATCAATACTTGAAGAACGATTGGAAAAGTTCTTAGACGAGATATACGGAATTAAATCATTATACAAACCGGAAAATGCATATCTGATTTTGGGCGGTGATTTCATACATGGAATTATACATACAAACTGCCGACTTGAATCCAAAGAAAACTTAGTAGAACAGATTATGCAATGTTCGGATATGGTTACACACTTTGTATACGAACTTAGCAAAATGTTTAATAAGGTCGAAGTACATACTGTTGTTGGAAACCATTCACGAAGTTTTCAGAACAAAGACGAAAGCGCACATGGAGAAAATTTTGATTTGCTTGTTCCCTTTGTTGGTAAGCGTGCGCTTAGTAATATTAAGAATGTCGAATTCAAAGATAACTACCTTGATTGTGGCATAGCGAATTTTGTTGTTCGTGGTCATTCTGTTTTTGCTGTACATGGTGATAAGGATACGGCAAAAACCGTTGTATACAATATGACCAAGATTGCGAGAAAAGCAAATGTCGCTTTGCCGGATATGTGTTACTTAGGACATAGACACACAAACGGATTAACCACTGTTGACGGAGTAAAGGTTATCGAAAGTGGTTGTGTCGATGGTATGGATTCATATTGTATTGATGAAAGACTAACAGGCACAGCGGAACAAACTGTCACTGTTGTTACGGAAAGTAAAATGATTAAGGCACTTTGCGACATTCAAATAGATTAAATAATTTTTGAGAAGAGAAGAAGAAATGAATAAAGCTGGAATTGTCGATAAGGTACATGAACTTACTGGAATTAAAAAGGGCGAATGCGAAACAGTTATTGATGCGTTCATCTTAGCGATTAAAGAAGCGCTTATTATGGGCGAACGGATTTCAATTAGGGATTTCCTTATTTTTGAAATTGTTGATCGCAAGCCACAAAAGAGACGTAATCCGACTACAGGGATTATTGAGTTGTACCCTCAAACCAAAGCATTGAAATGCAGACTTTCAGAGGGATTAAAGAATTTAGTAAAAGAGTGAGAAGAGAAAATGGAAATAGTATTATTTGATAATTATGATGTATTTGCCGAAGCGCTGATTAAACTTGCGAAGAACGCAGAACAGACCAGCGTTATCATCTGCAATCACAAAGATGCAGTTGGTATGATTCAAGCATTGGTTGAGCAGCAAAAGTTGACGATTGAATCTGTTGATATAACCGATCCGCAAGTTAATGGTTACGACAAAGAGTATCATGTAGCCGTAACAAAGGATATGGAACTTTGGGTTGAACCGGCGTTCCGTGACGGACAGTATCTTAAATCGTCTGCCGACATTGTGTTTGTCACTGGTAATTCAAATTCAAAAGCTATTAAGGGCATTGATTCAGAATCATGTTATGAAACATACATCGGTGAATTGCCGGAAGAATTGTTAGAAGAAGTAGAAGAAGAAAATACTGAAAAAGACGAAACCACAAAGGCAGAAAGAACAATAGATGATGTAATGAACGATCTGTCACTTATGGTTAAGTGTATAAAATTTCTTTTTGATTGACTTTAGTTTTAACTAGGAGGGTGCAATCGCACTCTCCTATCGGCTGATTTTCTCAGTCATAATGTAAGGGTTACAACCACTTATACAGCCTATATATTATATCTGGTATTACGGAGAAATCTGTAACAATATTTTAAATACTGCGGGTTAGAGAAGTGGACTAACTCATTGGCCTCATAAGCCAAGATTCGTGGGTTCGAATCCCACACCCGCTATTATGGCAGGATGGCAGAGTTCGGCTTAATGCACCAGTCTTGAAAACTGGAAACCGTTTTGCGGTTCGGGGGTTCAAATCCCTCTCCTGTCGTTCAAAGCCTTAATACTTAGTTGATAATTAAAACATTAGTTGATATTAAAGGAGTATGCTTAATGGCAGATTATAATGATTTTGTAAAGACAAAATTTGTTTGCTCCTGTTGCAATGAGCCATTACCATTAAAAGAATTTTTTAAAGCTAATAGCAGATTCTATTCGAATGCCGGACATTTTGGAATTTGTAAGAAGTGCATGGCTGCTTTGTTCCAAGAATATACAGTTGAGTACGGCAGTAGAATGAAAGCTATGCAGCGCTTGTGTATGGCTTTTGATATATATTATAATGCCGAATTATTTATGTCTTGTGATGATGGTACTCCAACCGTTTTGGGTAACTATGTCAAAAAGATGAATTTGGTAAATTACAGAAATCGTACATTTGATACAACTTTAGAAGATGGATTCTATTTCTCTATTAACGGCGAGGAAGAAAAAGAAGAAGAAAAGGACAAGAAGGGAAAGTCACTTGTCCCGCCGGAAATAGTTAAGAAGTGGGGAAAGAATCTGTCTATTGATGATTACGATGTTCTGGAAGATCATTATAAATTGCTGAAAGGCGCAAATCCAAATTTAAATGATAACCAAGAGATTTACATAAACGAATTGTGTTACACCAAAATGTTTCAGATGCGTGCATTGCGGAATGGTGACACAGATCAGTTTGGTAAAATGTCGGATAACTATAGAAAGACATTTACACAAGCTGGTTTAAAAGCTGTCAGAGAAATTGAAAGTGACAGTAACGATTGTTGGGGAGAATGGGTAAGACGAATAGAGGAATATACACCAGCGGAGTATTACAAGAACAAAT